AATCTGATGGCACCCATAGATTTGTTCGGTAGTTGTACAATTTATTTTTTATCTTTTCCATCTTACCACCCTTATTCATTTCTTGCCACTTCTTGTAAAGTGTTTGTGTCTCCACAGACATTTTTTTAAGCATATCTAGATTATCTATAAGGTTTTGTTTTTTCTCTTCAAAGTTAAAATACTCCTCAGCCTTTATAACATCAAATATTGTTGTTTGTTTATTCATTTTATTTTTTATCTATTACATTACCTTCGTCGTCAACTTGAGGTGAGTTAATAGCTTCCCAAACTAACCATATTACTAAACAAACATAAATTATTATACCAACTATTAACACACTATTCATATTTTAAATTTAATTAAATAAATTTTTAATGTCAAATATTAAACTTATCACCCCATATACCGCTAATGAGGTAAAAACGGTTATAACCCAAACATAACTATTCCCAAGTTTTTTTGGTGGTTCATCTTTATTAAACTCCATCGCGTTTTTGCTTTTACAACCTTTACACCCCATATTAGTTAAAATTTTCAGAATTAGCAAGTTGTTCTAACAACTTTTTTTCTTCTTGGTTTACGACTAGTGGATTTTTTGGTTCGAAGTGAACATATAGGTCACCTATTTCACCACCTGGACCTTTAAACCCTTTTTGGTTTACCATTAAAGCATTTTTATAATTATGGTTAGCTGGTGTAGTTATTTCTATGTCCCCATCAAAGTGTGGTACGTTTATTTTTTTACCTAAGATAAGTTCTATAAAATTAATATCTACATCATAAACTAAGTCCATATTCATTTTTTTAAACTTGTCATGTGGACTAACTTCTGCAACCACAATTAAATCTCCGGGTATACCACCAAAAATTTCATTACCTTTTCCTTTCATTTTCATAAACTGACTTGTTTCTATTCCTTTTGGGACAACGAACTTTATAGTTTCTTCTTTAACATTACCCCCATTCATAAAACCACTTGCCCCACAAGAATTACAAGCTTGTCTAGAAACGTGTTTAAATGGGCCCATACCCATAACTTGTTCTACTACACCGTTACCAGCACATGTTGGACAATTTATGTTGTTACTAGTTCGTCTTCTTATTTGTATGTTTTTTTCTAAACCAAAATAAGATTCTTCTAGGGATAAATTAACGGTAACTTTTAAATCACCACCTCGTCTACTCATTCTTTGTTGTTGAAATGGATTTTGTTCCCCTCTTTGACGACTGAAGAATTGTTGGAATATGTCAAATGGGTCTCCTCCTTGTCCACCCCTAAATAGGTCTTCTACACTGTTACCCCCACTATCATATTGTGCTTTTTTATCTGGATTACTTAAAATGGAGTAAGCCTCAGAAATTTCTTTGAATCTCTCTTCCCCGTTTGGGTTTTTATCTGGGTGGTATTGTAAGGACAATTTACGATAAGCTTTTTTAACATCTGCTGATGTACTGTCTTTACTTACCCCCAATATTTCGTAATAATTTTTCATGCGTTCAAATACTTATCATATTATAATTTTTAATAACCATAAAAAGAGAAAGGTTATGTCTACTTCCACTAACTATAGGAATATTAATAGAAAATATAAACAAATTTTAAAAAAATCAAATGTTATATTCCCAATTAAATTAAATAGGAAAAAAGAATGCATTACTGAATTAGCTTTAGTATGTCAAGGTAGTTGTGAAGATAAGACAATACAGAGAAGAGATGACTTGGGTAGGTTGGAGACCGTGTCTTCAGACAACCCCGAGTTTTCAATACTTGACATATGTGAGTTTGACGTGGAGGAAAAGGTCTACGACCACAAAAGAAAAAAGAGACGATACATACAAGATATTGTAGAGGAATATGTGCCTTCCCAAAATATAGTACAGATATTTAAGTTAAATAATAAAATAGTAATACAAAATAATGACCAATATTTTTTATTCAGTTTAAAAAATATAAATGAAGCTTCTCGTCTTTTAGAAAGTTTAAAGGTTTATTTTAAATCCATAAACAAATTTAATTGTTTATTTAGTAAAGATTTATCTACCATACACAGAAAAGACATATACAACATATTAGAAAAATATGGTTTTGATAGGAAGTTATTATATAAACATTACACTTATTAGACTTTTATAAATTTGAATTTAACATCTGAAATTTCGATGTTATAAGTTTCTGGTGTTTTACCTAACGTACCAGACACACCTGTGAGTAATTCAATCTCTCTATGTATTTTGTGGTGTAAATAAGTTTCTACCTTAACTTCTATAGATACTTTTTTTAAGTCGAATGGGAAATTTGAAAATTCATCAGAAATATTAGCAAAATGAGAAAGGTACTCTTCTAATTTATTCCCATCATCTTCTTGATTCTCTTCCATAGTGTAATTGGTGGTTGAGTGGTATTTTTAACACCACCCAACTCCCCTGACTTTATTTTATTTATGAAGTGGGTTTTATTCTTCTGAAGGGCCTTCTGGTCCTTCAAGATGTTCTTCTTCAACCACCTTACTTCTTTCGGTTCTATTTCCATCTATTTTATTTTCAATATTTTTTAAACCACCTAACCCTAACTCTGTTTCTACATTAAATGAGATTTTTTTAAGTTCATCTAAACTAAAACTATTAAACATGTTTTCTAACTCCACCTTTTTTTGTGTTAGTAGACTTTTCTTTTCCTCTATCTCTTTATTAACCTTAATCACTTCTTCTATCACCCCAACCATAAAGTCTACTGACCCTTCTGACATTGTAGAGAAAAAAGATATTAACCTATATCCTTTTGTGGTATTATCACCATTAACTTTAAATGCTACTTTTTCCTGGTGAAGATTTAAAATATTTTCTACTTGCCAATTTATAGGCAATTTTAAGTCCACCACAAAGTACTGTTGATGTTGTCTGATACTGTGAAACAGTTCACCAAATCTTTTTATTTCATTAAATAACCCCATTAAGTTAGTATGTATGTGAAAAAGTAAGAACAGGAAGCTATAAGTTCTACCATTTTTATATCAGATAATACTAGTTTTTTTGGTGGGTTGGAGAATAGGTGTTGTAAAAATAAAATACCGTACCTTAAAATAGTAAAAATAGATAAGAAAAATAAAAATAATAATAACATATCTATCATCTTATTTTTTACCTTCTTCTAAAATTTCTTTTCTTATTGTTTGACATAACGTCTTTATGTCTTGAGCTGCTTTCCTTGCTCTAATCCCAGCACTTTTGTTACCAGTATCGAAAAATTTTGTAGTGTCTACGGACATTGCCTCTACTACTTCTTTAATTTGTTGTAATGTTTCCATCTTTTTATTTTTGTTTTGTTTTGTTTATTTGTTGAAATGACTCCCATAAGTTTATGGTGTTTATCACTTCATTTAATTCTTTCAATGTGGAAATACACATATCCAGCTTTTCTTTATGTGGTATAGTTAGATTGTGTAATGTATCCTCTAACTCTGCCTCTAAATTTAATTTATCTACCAGTAAGGTATTACTTATTATCCCAATAATTTTCATTTAATAAACTTTTTATGGATAATATAAGCAGGAAAGGTAAAAAAGTCAACTTATAATGTTAGAATATAATAATTTATAAATTTCTGTATATATGTCTAATTCTGATTTTGTTTTTCTTCTACCAAATTTAAATAGACTAGAGAAAAATATATCTACTTTTTTAATGTCGAAAGGAGAATCCTCCCTATAAAATGATTCTTCAAAAAAATGCCAAAAGTAATCATGGTGGTCTCCTAAGGCGTTAAACCTTATATTTTCTTTATTAAAATCTTCTATTACTTTATTCCAACACCAATTAAAATGATTTATCTTGTCTTCTTCTTCCTTAATTACATCGGCACCCAAATATGTATTATCTACTAAATAATACAAATAAGATATAAAATCAAAAAATAGTTCAGAATTTTCTGTTTGGATATTGTTTGCTTTAAACCATAACCTAATATCCCTATCAGCTATTGGCTCTCCAATATATCGTAGGAACTCATAAGGGGTGTACTTTCTCTTTGCCATATGGAAAGATTACTATAAGATTAACAATAATCAATAATTATTGTGTCTTCTTACCATACCCCATTAAATGTTTCATAAATGACATGTCTCTACCAACACTCTCATTTAGAGATGTGTTTTCATTTACCATAGAACATCCTAAAGCTTTTAAAGCTTTTTCCAATTCACTTCCACCAAAATCACCAGGAATTCTTTCACATAAACCCTCATCATAAAGATTTTTATAAGCTTCCTTTACTTGTTTTTGTTCTTCTGGTGTAAGACCTTTACGACCTACTGGTTGTATTGCTGTAAAAAACGCACTCTCGTCTGTACCTACACCATCCATCGCGTCATGTATTTCTTTAGCGATTCTTTCAGCGTTTATCCCTTGTACTTCATTTAGATTCATAGAATCATCACCACCACCACAATCACCTTCATGTACTTCACCACAACTTTCACAAACATCAGTTTCTTCAGAAACCTCTTTAGCTGCTTTTTTCATTGGTTCTTTTGTATCACCATCTTTATCTAAATCTAAGAAATCTGGTTTAGCCTTTTTATCTTCATCCATGTCTTCTTCATATGCTTCAGCTAATGAAGGTCTGTACCCTGGATTTGGGTGTTGTGTCCAATCGTTTGGTACAGCAAAGCCTTCTGGTCCTTTTAGTTTTTTATATTTTCTTTTCATTGTTTTTTGAATTCTTTCGCCAACTTTATTAGAAACTACATTACCTAGGTCACCCTCTTTGTTGCTTTGAGCATTACCTGTCTCTTGGGAACCATCAAGATTTTTTTTAAATCTTTCACTAAATTCAGCTGATGGTTCAGTACCATATTCTAAATCTTCTAGTCCACCCCCTCTCCAATCGTCAATGTAGTCTTCTTGTTCAGTGTTATTTCTATACATAGGGGATTTGTAATCTGTTTTAGAGTTATTTTGGTTTGGAAACTCAGGATTACTATTATTTTTAATGTTTAAGTAATCTTTAAGTTTAGTAGCCACAGCGTCCATAGCTGCTTTATTTTGAGCACCACCTGTTTTTAATACTTTATCTGTTACAGCTTTTCCTGGAAAGTTTTGACTATCTTTTTTCATCTTTTCATTTAAACGAGACTTTAATTTAGACATTTTTTGTGCCTTCACAATCTTTGGTCTTGCAACTGACTCAAGAATCTTATCTAATTCTCTAGAAGCTTTTTGTTTACTTAATTTTTTCATTTTTCTTTTTTTATATAAATATACCTTATTTACCCTTCGTACTTAGGTTTATTACCTTTCATAGTGTAAAGTTTACCTATCGGTAGGTTCATCTTTGCATTACCGACTAAATTAGTTATTGGGGACTTGTAGAAACCTTTTCTGATTATCTCCTCAATGTCTCTTTTACTGTATTTTTTTACCCTATCTTTAGCTTGTTTTCTTAGTTTTTTACCAGTTTCACTATCTTCTAATTCTTTTAGTATTATGTTTTTTAAATAGTTAACCGATTTACCAGTTTTTTTACATATGGTATTAATAGCCTCTTTTAATGTAGTGTCTTCGTAAAATTCTAAAGAATTAATGTCTCCTTGGTTACAATATGGGAATTTTTTACATTTGTCTTTAACTTTAACAAAGGTAGAACCTGGCCCACCGTACTTAGGAAAGTTAGGGTCGTTAACGGCTCTCCAATTCTTTTTATTCTTTGCCCAAATTGCTGGACCTTCAAATGAACCAGAAGACGATGCCCCTGTTACTTCATCCAACTCTTCTTCATCTTCTTGTTCTTGTTCTGAAAGTTTAGCAAATTCTTTAAGGTAATTTTTAGCCATATCTTCTATTGTTGAACTTTTTGTTTTAACTGCCTTTGTTTTCTTTGGTTTAAACTGACCTCCAAAAGGTGAACCGTATGCTCCAGATGAAGAAGCTCCAGTAACTTCTTCCACATCTTCTTCATCTTCCTTCATATCGGCAGATTGCATACCTTTATTAAAAGAATGCAAATCTTTCCCTTTTAAGCCTACAGATAAAGATTTAGCAACATCATCTAAACCATCTTTTGCTTGTTTTTTATATTTTTCTATTTGATTCGGTCCTGTATCCATTTTACGTTACTCTTTTTACTTGGTTCTCCCAGAAACTTCTTCTTAACCAAAAAGTTCTATATAGTTCTACTATAGCTTTGGTTGCGACATCGGCCATCATTTCTCTATTTAATTTAGTTAGGTTACCACCTTTCTTTCTAAACTCTTTTTCAATGATGTCAACTACTTCTTTTTCAGCCTTAGTCTGTTTAAGAAAAGACTTCATCTCTTTTCTTATTAAAGTTTCTATTTGTTTTTTATCTGTAGCGGTTAAAGCCATAGGTTAAATCTTTTACTATAAATATACGAAACACGTAGAATCTACTGTATTTTATCTAATACAATAGCGGCTGTGGTAATTGTAGCAGCTCCTAAGAAAAAATGTATAACTGGTTTATTATACCATTTTGGCCTTAACTCCTTTGTTAAGTCTATGTAAAGGTCTATTCTTTGGTTTAATAACTCTGTTTTATTAAGCATGAAACCCAGTTCTAAACTATCTAAAGTGTGTAGTCTCTCGTATTGTGTTAGTTTTTTTTCTAGTAGAGTAATTTCTAACTTTTGTAAACTGTTAGTTTGTTCATACACTTGGAATAGTGAGTCTATCTCCACCACTTCTTTTTCCGTAAATGTGGTTGTTTGTGAAAATGACCAAACTGGGACCAATAACATTAAAATTAATATTAACTTTTTCATTTTTTCTTTAGTCTTTTTTTAATAGCTAGTGTGGCTTTTCTCGGGTTCTTATTTTTAACCACTGGTTTTTTCTTTTTAAGTTCTTTTAACTCCCTATTAGTATCAGCGATTTTCTTTTTTGTAGATTTCTTTTTCTTTTTAATGTACTTTATCTTACCATCAACTTCTGAGGTTTTAGTTTCATTACTTTTAATATTCTTTTTAATCTTCTTAACCTTTCTACTTGAGTTGGCGTTCATCATCCAAACCAACCCAACAAAAAAACCAATAGCTCCAACTATATACTTCCAAGATTCTTTAATAAATTTCATTTTAATAATTTTTTCATTCTAGTTATATATTCATTTATATTTTTAACTTTTAAAGGTGTTATATTACCTTGTTCACCCCTTAGTTGGCAATCAGATATAGTAGCGTATTTACAATCTTTAGCTTTTGTACCACATTTTTTAAATTTACCATTCTTACATTTTTTACAGCAAGGAACGTTTTCCTTCTCCATTGGTTTTTCTATTTGACCTCTTTTAGTGTCATGTGTTACATCATCTACATCTTCATAATCTCCACCAGTAATGTCCACTTCCACTGGTAAGTCACCTATATCTTCTTGTCTTCCATCTTTAGTTAAAATACCACCTTGTGTCCATGCACTAGAAGAAATATATTGCCCAGAAGAACTAGTACTTGTCGCCCCACCTCCACCTGTACGAGAAGAAGCTTCTTGTTCAGTTATAGATTCTTTTATGTACTTATCCCACAGTTGAGACCCTTTTCTAACAAACTTATCTTTTATTCTTGTAGTGGACGGTATTGTTATGTCTGGAGTAAAAGGTATGTATTCTGTTAGATTAGTTCCTGCACAATTGGCATCTTCTAAAGCTATTATTAAAGAATTTTTAAGTTCAATAGTAGTGTCTGACGCAGTCATCTCTCCTATTTCGTCAATCTGGTCTAATAAACCATCAGTATCTAATAATTTATAAGCGTCCCATAATACACAGATTCTATTACTATCGATATATTTTCTTATAACGACATCTATTTCTTTCATATCGTTTTCCGACACCCAACCAGTAATACCATCTAAATGGTCCGCTAATAATGATACGTCTTGTTGTAGTTTATTACGTCCAGTTTGTTCATTAATTGATGAACCGTAACTACCTTTATGAGATTCATGTAACCTTAAAATTCTATTTTTTTCTTCTTCGTTTGATTTCATAATTAAAATTATATTCCTTCTTCTTCTTCGGACTCCTCAGTGGTTTTTCTTTGTGATAAAATGTTTGCCCATTTTTTAGTGAATATTCCATAATATCTTTTTAACTTATCCAATAACTCAGTTAGTTCATCATCTATTTTTACCATATTTGCTCCACCTATGTAAACCCCGTTTACCTCACCTATCGTATAGAAAAATGATAAATCAAATTTAACTAATTTACCAGACCATTCCACATTAGTTTTATATAGGTTTAAAGGACCGTAGTCCACCATATCTGAAACCTGTTCCACAAAGTCATCCATAGTTTCTTGGAATGCTCCTTTTTCGTCATCAGTTAACTCTAGGTCCATGTCATCAATTCCGTGAGTAATAATTATACCCCCACTTACAGAATGCTCTTTTGTTTTTTCTTCCACTTCTTTACCCGTCTCTACCTCCACATCGGAATCTACTTGAGCTGTTTCATATTCTCCCTCTTCTTGTTCCACCATTAGATTATTATGTTTTCTAGAAATTTCTAATAAATGTCGAATATTATCATAGGAATTATCATTATATTCTTGGTCTGTATGTCTTTTATTAAGTTTGGTCTTTTTCATCTTTCTTTAATTGTTTTTTTAACTCCTCAAATTCAAATGCTGGGCTTAAATCAGTCCAGTGTTCGGTGTAGTTACTTCTAGAACAAACACCTTTAAATCTTTTAATTCCTTCAACTTTAACATTATGTCCTACTAATACTTTTTCAATGTTTAACTCTTCACACAATTCACTTATGAGTTGACCTAACGATTCAAGTTGTTTATTTGTGTAGGTAGCCCAGAATTTTTTGTCTCTCCAATTCTTTTGGTATACTTTACCCTTATAAATATCCCCCACCCAGTTAGTGTACTGATTATTTAAAGGATTTAATTTTAGCCACCCCAGATTTTCCAACATAATCACCACACTCTGGTTATCGATTGTTTCGTCACCAAAAAACTCAGAGCTGTTGTTACTGGGAAAATTATTAATGATGTTACCATTTTTACTTAAAATATAGTGAGGTGATTTTTTATATTTACCCCCCATTCTTAGTTTTAATGATGTTAAATAATCTTGTAATCGCCTACTAGTGTGGCACAAGATAATCTGTGTCTTTTTCTGTTTTTCTTTATGATGAAATAACTTATATGTCTTTTTATTTTCTATCTGTTTTATCATACCTTAAAACTCTTTCTTTTTTTTCTGACTCTTCACCCTTCACTATTAATGTTTTAGTGGTGTCAGTTAATCTACTTAGTTCTTCAACTAATTCATCCCCATTTTTTAAATCATATCCTGGTACTTTTTTTTTGTCGACATAATCAATAGTATTAAGATAATTACCTATCTTAGTTAAGTCAACATCATTTTTAGATTCTAAATAAAGTTCTTTTTCATAGTGCAGACCATCATTACCGTTTTGACCTATAATGTCCATCCTTTTGTTTGTGACCTCTTCTAGGTGTGTTGACACACCCATTAGTGTTTTTGGGTAGGTTGAACTATCCATTGGTTCTTCTCTGATGACTTTTGCATAATCTTGCAAATCATTAAAGTGGTCCTTTTTCTGTTCTTCTAGAGTTTGTTCTTCTACTGGTACTGTAGGGTTAGGGTCTAAAGTTATTTTCTCTATGTGTTTATTTCTAGACACAAAATAATCCTCCTTTTCTGGTTTATTTATTTTAGCGAATGCCATATTTGACGCAACTACCAGTGCTATAGCTAGTGGGTCAAATACAAATATAATAAGTAATAAGAACCAATTAACAACCTCGTTCATAGGTTTACCTGTTGTTTCTGCTAGATATTTAAGAGGACCTAATTCACTCTCTGCCTCATTAGATATCTCTTTGTCTAATAAAGCTAAATCAGTTCTATTAATAGAATCCATTACAGATTCAATTTTAAGATTTAAACCGTCTCTATCTATAATTGTGGTTTTTAATTCTGCCTGTAATGCTCTTCTTGCTGAAGAAGATGATGTCGTAATAACTGTTTGAGAATTTTCATCCCAATACGACACTGATGTTGGACTTGATAATGATATTCGTAGGTCTGAAATTGACTTGTTTATTTGGGTCTTCTCAATCGTTAAATCTTCTTTTGTTTCTTGGAATCTAATTTGTTTTTGATTAAGTATTAAAAGTGACTTGTCAAGTAGTTCTGATTGATTTGCTGTTGATTGATACGCACCGGATAAGAACCCATAGATACCTCCGGAGGTAATTATCATTAAAACAAAACAGGCTATAGCCAAATACGACCTTAACCATTTATTTATCGTATCCCAGTATTGATACAGGAGAGATGCAACAACAAGTTTAGCGAACTCTAAAGAACCTGCCATTATAATCACTTGTGTACTTGCACCCGCAAATAATTTACTTAACCCGAAAACCGAATAAAAGGCTGCTGACCCAGATACTAGTAAAGCGGATAAAGCAATTAACGAAGGAAATAATATTTTTCTCATACTTCTTTTTATTATAAATATCTACTATCCAATATAATCTAACAAGTCTCTACTTTCATTCCTTAATTTTCTTAAAGCTTTTTCTTTTATTTGTCTCACCCTTTCTTTAGTCAAACTAAAGTCTTTTCCTATCTCAGCCAAAGTTTTAGGTGTATCAAATAAACCAAAATAATCCTCAACTATCTTTTTTTCTCTATCGTCTAGTATCCCTAATATTTTTTTTAGTTCTAGTTTTAGTTGGTTTTTCCCGTCGAACATAGATTCTGGGTCTAAGGAGTCTTCGTTTTTTATTAGTTCCAACAAAGTGTCCCCTTCTTCATTAATAGGTTTGTCTAAGTTAACCATACTAGGTAATGTGGCTAATTTACCAGTTAATTCACTTCCATCTTGTTTAATTTGTTTTTTTGCTTTTTGTAAGTCTTGGACTACATTAGCAGGTAACCTAATAGTTCTAGAATGTTCGTTTAAACATTGTAGTATGGATTGTTTAATCCACCACACAGCGTACGATATAAATCTAAAACCTTTAGACCAATCAAAATGGTCAATTGCTTTAATCAACCCATAATTTCCTTCAGCTATTAAGTCAGGTAAGGGTATTCCTTGGTTTTGGTAGTCTTTGGCTACACTTATTACAAAACGTAGGTTTCCATCCACAAGTTCTTTACGGATAGTTTTATTTTGTTCAGGTGTTACCTTACCACTTTGGATTATAGCCGATAGTTCTTTTTCCCTAGCGACCGTTAATATTTTTAATTTTCTAACATCCCTTAAGTAATGTTGTATTTCTTCTTGATTGATGTATGGACCTTTTTTCTTCATGACTTTTTATTTTTAATTTATACAAATACTATACCGTGACACCATAACTGACATTTTGTCATTATGTTACAAAAATACTAATTTTTGGTGGATTAAAGGGCTATTTTGACATATTTTTTAAAAAGTTCTTTTCGTCAGTGGTTAGAGACAAAATTCCTTCTTCATTAATTTTATCTAGTACGTCGTCTAGTTTAAAATCATCTACTTTTTCTTCTTTTCTAACAGCTTCTATGAACTGTTCAGCAAAACCCTCCATCAATTCATTTATACGTGGTATCTTATTATTTGTTTTACTTTTTGAGTTTTTTCCTGGCATAAAATGGAAAAGATGGTTACTTAATTCACTATCTAACCTATACCCCATATTTTTAGGTTTGTTAATTAAAAAATACGATTCAAAAACATTACTTAGGTCATCATCAAAAAATTGATTTATTTCTTCTAGTGGTGCACGACTTTCAAAATAACAAATAATTAGGTTATCATGGTGAATATACCTTAAATGGTCACTATCCATAACTAAAGATATCACTTCAGTTACTTCTTGAAGAACTGTTTCTATTTCTTTAAAGTCCCCCATTAAAAATAATAGGTATTTTTTCATACGTGGTTTATTCATCTTATATATTTTATTATTAAATGTAACTATATTTATATAAATAAACAAATATTTATAATAAAAACCTTTTACCAATGAAAAATAAAAAAATAGTTAAATTAAGTGAGTCAGATTTATATCGTATCATAAATAAGGTGGTAAATGAAGACCAAATGGAGTACTGGTCCACTCAAGATGATGAAGGAAATAATGTAGATAAGCTTCCAGTAGATGATGTCTCTTTTGACTTATCAGATTCTGACTATGAGGATATTGCGGATTATCAAGGTCCAAAAAGAAGGTTTAGAGGGTCAATCTATTATGACGGTATGGTTCCGGAAAGTGATGACGTTGAATACGATAGAGCTGTGGCTCAAAAAATACTAGACTACGAAAGAAAGAAGTTAAAAAATATGGAAACATTCACTGGTGGTGTTGGTTTTAAAACGGGAAGTCTGTCTGACCCTTACGACAACATGGAATTTTAAATAAGTTTAGATATATTATTTTCTTTTTTAACCGTAATACTCTGGTCACACCATTCTTTTATTAACGGGTTGTGTGAAATAACAAATATCCTTTCAAAGTAATCTTTTATTTTAATAAAGAACCTACCCATTAGTTCTAAATTTTCATCACTAACTTTACCAAAGGCCTCATCAAAACAAACCACATTAGGTTGTGGTAATGCACATACTTTGGCTAGTACCGCTCTTAAAGCAAGAGAAACAACTGTTTTTTCATAACCACTACCTGAAGACATCAACTTTTCTACACTTGTTTCATTGTCTATCATCCAAAACTCTAATTCATTTCTATCATTAATTCTAAGATTAAGGGTAAATTCCGCACTATCAGAGAGTAGTCTATTTAACTCACTGTTTAAGTAGGGTATAGTATTACGCAATACAAGTTTAGATATTCCATTCTTACCAAAAGCAATCATATAAGATTTAAATATTTTATCTACTTCTTCTTCTTTTTTTATTTCTAAAACACGAGACCCATTCTCTTCTATTTTTTTATAATTTTGTTCAACATTAAAAGTGTTTTTTTGTATGGTATAACTATTGTTACTTTTATTTGCTGTCTCTGTTTCTATTTTAGTTTTTAAACTTAGTAAACTTTCTTCGATAGTTTTATTTTCCAGTAATTTATTTTTATTATCTTTCCAATCATTTATCTTTTGTTTCTTTATGTTGATGTCTAATTTTAATTGTTCTACTTCCAGATTATTTTTAGTTTTTCTTAATTTATTTCTTTCAAATAAATCCCAATTAGATTTTACACTTTCTAATTCTTTTATTTCTAAACCTATAACTACAATTTCTTTATCTAATTCACTTAAACTGTTTTTATTTTGATTTAGTTTACTTAGATTTTCTTCTATTTTACTTGTATTGTCTATGTCGTCCAATTTTCTTTTACATGTGGGACACGACTCACTTTCTTCTAAAGTTTTAATTAAAGTATTCAAGGTCATCAAACTATTCTCATTAACTTTATAAGTTACTTGTTTATTTTGTAACTTGTTTTTTACTTCTTGATATGTTTTTTCGTTAAATTCGTCAGTTGGTGGTGTTAAATTAATTTCTTTACCTTTTTGTTCAGTACTAATGTGTTTAACCTCTAAGTCCTTTATTTCATTCTCTAACGACTCAGGGTTTAATATTATTAACTCTGGATTTATAGGGTGTCTCCTAGTAAGTAATAAATCTTTATCTTTATTTAAATCTGTAAGTTTTTTGCCTATCAGTTGGGATATCTCGGTTTTTTCTTTAATGTCTTCCTCTAGCTCTTTGTTGGTTTTATTTAGTTCTTTTACTTCTTCTTCTAATGTTACCACATCATAAACATTGGATATTAGTCTTTTAGACCAAGCTGAGTACATTTCTTTACATGTCGCTTCTTTTTTCTTTAAATGTTCTAGACCGATAAACCTAGTTAGCACCTCCCCTCTTTGTGTTGGTTTCGCATCAATCAGTGATTCTAAATTGTTGGATGTGGACAATATTGTCAGTAGAAAGTCGTCCATTGTCCCAATAGATTTTTTTATAAACTCCTCTGTCTCTCTACGTTGTTCACCTTGTAAATTTTGTAAGGTACCGTCTGATAGTCTTTTACTGAAGTTTAAATCAGTCCTTACAGACCACTCTTGTTTTTTTGTTAATTTCCTTACAATTCCACGTTCTATTATGTAATCCTCACCATCAATTTCTACCTCACCCAAAACTAAAACCCTATTTTTATCAGTAAATTTATTAAATACGTCAATAGCTTTATGGGATTTTGTTGTGGCGTTAAAAAATAAAAACAGTAGTAGGTCAACAGTCACTGTTGTTTTGCCCCCGAAATTAGACGGTTGTGAATCTATCCCTGTAATCCCATTATACTTGGTGAAGTCTATTTTATTGTTTTCCCCAAAAGAAAGGAAATTGTGGAATTCTACCCATTTAATTTTCCATTTTTTATTTCTACCTAAATCGGCAGATTCTATCTTTTCTTCTACTTTATTATCTAAACGAATAATTTTGTCCCAATCAACAGACACACCTTGTTCTTCTAGAAATTCCTTTATTAGTGTTCTCTGGTATGCGGCATCTAAAATATTGTCAGTTGTAACACTAATGTCGTTTTTACTGTCAAATCCCTTTATCTTAGTGACTAGGTTTACTCTTTCGGAATTATACTTTTTTCTAAAGTAGTTTCTTACCCTTTTAAGTTTTTCTTGGGTAAAATTTTCCGGACTATCCTCCCAAGTTACTTTTATATGTGGATTATTATATTTCATCTATTCTTTTTGCTTTGTCATCAATAACTAAATCAAATCCGGGTTTTTTATCACCAACTTGTAGTTCGGTAAATAAACATCCCCATCTTTTTAAAGAATCATACGTTAATTTTCTTATATATTCCATTCTGTGTGGATTATTAGGTTGTGATGAACCTCTAGAAGTCCAATAAACCACATTCCAACCATCTTTATGTAACTTATTAATTTTTTTTATGTTCTTATATGAAGGCATAGCCTTTTCATATATTCTTATATTATTTTTATAAAAACATATAGTTTCATCTACATCTACAAGTGCCGTCTTAACTGTCTGAGAAAATTTATTGTGTTCTTCTAATTCTTTCTTTTTATTTTTCATCTTCCTATATAAGTTCTTTAAGAAAGATTGTCTATGGTAAACAGTGTGACCTTCACTTAGAATAGCTCTTGTATGGTCAGCAGTCCCATACCCTTTATTCTCATTCCACTTATATTCTGGATGTTTTTTAGAAAGTTTAATCATGTGTTCATCCCTTTCAGTTTTTGCTAAAATAGAAGCTGCCGCTATTGAGTATATTTTGGAGTCACCTTTTACAACACATGTATGTTGGACATTTTTATATTTTTTAAAAACGTTTCCATCCATTAGTATCACATCAAAATTAGTTTTTAACTTTTTTAAACACCTGTGTACAGCTAGCATTGTAGCTTTTTGTACATTTATTTTATCGATTACCTTAGGGCTTACCGAACTAACTGTCCAAGCTATAGCATTTTTCTTAATTATTTCTCTAGCTATTTTTCTTTGGTTTGGTGTTAGTTTTTTACTGTCCCTTATTAGTTTATGGGAAAATCCGGGTTTTAGTATTACGGCTGCGGCAAATAAGGGTCCCGCCCATGGACCTCTTCCTGCTTCATCACACCCAACCTCTACCTTATCTTTATGTAAGAAGGTCTTCATCTTCTTTTTTTGGTTTATTTTCTTCATACCATTCTACAATTGCGTTAATAGCCCACACTCCACCACTAGCTAACATACCATCAAAAAATATATTTGTGTAAGGTATGGTAATAAGTTTTAGTGTGGGTGAAAAAAATGTCAGGGAAAAGAAAAATCCTACCCATGTTGAGGTGCACATCATACATTGTATTAGGTCCCCAAAAAACTTTGAGTGTTTTATTATCCAATTTCTCAAATTATTAAATATGCTACCAAATACTAATATTTGTGACATTCCGTAAGCTGCTACAATCCAAATTATAATTTCCATTTTTTATTCATTATCGTAAATGTCATCTAATCTAGATGACCTTAGATGAGTAGTGGTGGGACTGCTGAATCTCCTAAAGTGCGTCACCACCTCCTCATATTCTTTTATTTTATTTTTTAACTCTACTATTTCTTTTTTAAATGAAGAACTGTCTTCATTATGGGTTTCCAGATTTTCTACTGTTGTATTAAGGATTTCAACGGTTTGATTTAGTCTTTGATTTTCTATCTTTAACTCATTAGCCTGTTGTGAGTATTCTTCAATCTGTGTATTATCCGTTATAATCTTTTCTACTTCAATTATTTTTTCTACTGGTACCTCTACCCTTTTTTCTACTATCTTTTCTACTTCTACTATTCTTTCAACTTCTACTATTCTTTCAACTTCTTTTTCAACTTCTTTAATCACTTCTTTTTCTATTATCTCTTTTCCTGCACTAACTGGTGTTACCCCCCACTTTTCAATGGCGAACCCACCCTTAAGGCAACCTAATAAAAATTCATCACAATCTTCTATTTCATTTAAGTTACAGAATTGTTCTACTTCATTTTTTAAATCTTTAGATAATTCTAAACCAAAAAATTCTCTTTTTTTAGTGTTATATGAAAGGTCCTTAGGTACCTTAGTTGTTTGTGATTTTTTCTTTTGCATTTTCAATATCTATTATATCTTCTATTTTAAAATTAACATATGGTGACGAATTTTCAATGTCTTCGAAAGAATATTTATTATTTTTAATATCATATACACCAAATCCGTGATTTTTTATAGTCTCACCAAAATTTTGTTGTATTAATGACCCAACCATATAAGCTTTTTTACCATTAGGGATGTCAATAATTTGTCGTTTATGTATGTCACCAGCTAATACTATGTCACACCCTTCGAATTCATTTACACTGTAACCATCTTCAAAAGCAAATCCCATGTCAGTAGAAGTTCCTTGTATTGGTCCATGGAATAGACCTATATGGTGAGTATCACCATCATTAGTGAACGTTGGTTTTTTATTATGTTCTAATAAAGAATATATACACCAAGTAACGTTATCGTCTTTTAATGTACCTCTATCCTTTAGGTAAACAATGTCATCATTTTTCATAGCTGCTAAGATTGGACTTATACTATCCATCCTATCTAGATTATTTTCCAAAAAATCATGATTGCCAATTAGTACCATAGTTTTACTTATTTTACTACACTCATTAAGAACCCACCTTACCATTTCTATTAGTTCTGGTGTTATTTGGTTTTTGGAGTGCACTAGGTCCCCAGTGAAAACTATTCTATCTGGTTTAATCTCTTCCCACCTTTTAAAACATTTGGTTAAAATATCTCTGTAGTGGTCATGTCCTTTATACAATTTTAAATGTAAATCAGAAAAATGTAATATTGTATTAATCATCTTTTTTAAATTCTTCTATCATCAACTCTACTTCTTCCCTATAGTCTCTACATTTAATTGGTTCATAGTCATCATTTTTTTCATTAAACCACACAATGTAGGAATCACCTAATTTGATGTTGGTGTTTTTTTCTATTAAAAACCTATATAAAGATAATTGTAATGAGTAAGTGTTAAATTCACACACATCTAAATGTGATAGAGGACCTTTAAATTTTTGCCACCTATTACTACGTTTAATCTCTTTATTTGTTTTCCAATCCCAAATCTGTAATTCGTTAGTTTTATTATTCCAGAATAACTGGTCGACCATACCACAAATACCCAGGTCCTCATCGCCAACAATAATCTCTGATTTCATTGGGATTAGTTTACCGTAGGACTCCTCATAGAATTTATTGAATAGTGACACTAACTTATCAAAATCTTTTTCTAATGTTTCTTCTTGTTTAAAACCATTACCTTCTAGTATTCTAATCGCTCTATCTTTTGGGTATGGGTATATTTTATTGTTTAGGTAGTTCTCCGCGTACTCATGAAATAGGGTTCCTTTTTCACAAGCATAGTCAGATTTATCTTTCCATTCTTTTAGAATTTCTTCCTGGGTTATCTTTCTTTCTTTAGCCTTTTTTTTAGACCAGAATTCACTATCAAATTCTTGTTTAAATTTACCTATAATTTGTGTTGCGGAAACCATTCTGGTACCACCAATATAGTAGGTGTGTGGTTCATCATAATATTTTATGTTATTAAAAACACTTAGTTCTACACTTATATCCATCTTAATTATTTTTCTAATGATACTATAGTATCTTTATTTATGTTACCACCTAAATCAGCCACATCTTTATTTTTAGGCATTTTAACTATTTTAATTCTCCCCCTTAATTTACCCCCATTTAACTTATCAAATAATTTAACACCGTCATTCCATGCGTCACCATCTAAACATATTATAACATTATCTTTAGATTTTTCATATAATGTCTCCCATAGTTTATCGGAAATAACTTTGCCCAAAATAGGGATTGCGTTATCTAAAAAAAACATATCAAAAACCCCTTCAACCAAATAAATTTCTTTTTCCCAATCAATATTAGGTTCATTAAAAATTATTGTGTCTTTTTGTACTTCGGGGTTCTTATACTTAAGTTTAGTATTAACGAAACTTCTAGCAACAAAATAATTTATTTTACCATTATAGTCATATGATGGTACAATTATTCTAAATTTATGTTCACCTGTCCCACTATAACCTATTTTATATTTTTTTATCATATCTAAAGTTATGTTTCTTTTCTTAAGATAATTAAAAGCTTGTTTAACTATAAGGTCGTTTGTGTTGGCCTCAGTAAGGTAAGTAAAATCTTCAGGTAACTTTAATTTTTGTTTTGTTTTGTAAGTTGGTTCTGGTGGGTCTTCTGGGTATGATAGTTCAAATAGTTGTTGTTGATTTTTATTTCCATGTTTACTTATCAGTTTCCATATACTCCCTTTAGTGTAATTTGTTTCCGAACAAGCCCAACACTTAAAAACACCCATATAGTAATTTATTTCTAAATTCCCTTTATCGTCTCCCTTCTCTAAGCCTTTAATATCATAAGAGCACACAGGACAATCAAAAGAAATCTGCCCTTTACTAGGGTAGTGGTTCTTATGTTCTCCAAATATGGATTCTAAAACTTCTATTGTAAGGTCAAAATCATTCACAACTAATTATAAATGAAATTTTTTGTAATGTAAACTACCCCCAAATACCTTCTTTCCGCATATAACCTTTTACACAAGTATAAGCGTCTGCCATATCATAACATTCTTTCTTTAGGGTGTCGTTTCGTGTATATAACCACTGGATTTGTGGTTCCTGGGGTTTTACTTGTTCCCAAACAAGTTGTTTCTTATCACAACCCTTTGGGTACCCGCCAAATAAAACTTTTTTACCATTTTTATTTTCAGTGTACAAATTAGGGTAAGCAAATTTCCTAGAGTCGTAAGTAGAAATAAAATTGGGCACTACTTCTAAAATATCATAAACAGCTTTTACAATCATGGAGTTATACCTTAAAAGTGTACCTACCGTATAGACATTGTTTGAGTTTAGTAGTGGTTCTTCTATGATTACTTTAAGTATACCAAAGTCTTTAACCTCTTTTAATTTTTCTGTAAAAGCATCAGTTTTTTTTAATAGTAACTCTATCTTATCTTCTGGTTGTGGTTTTATTTTAGGTGAAAAGTGGGTTAACTCTAACAAATCCTCGCTTTGCCAGTCAAATAATGCCCACCCAATCGTTTTAGTTGATACGTCTAGTCCTAGTACTTTGGGTTTTGTAAAATCCATTAAGTTTTTAAAATCTAAATTTGAGATTGAAGTATGCTGGGTTATTATAGTATTTTTCAATCGGTTTATCTGGTTTTGCTATGGCAACCATGTGACCTAATGAATCATACAAGCCAATTTCAGTAATGTAAACAGGTTTGCTAACACTTTGTAGGTCGTAATTCCCAGCTGCTGTCACTGTCGGATTTAAATCTGCTGCTGTCGTATTAGAGGTTATATAAAATTCTCCAGGGTCTGCTTGACATAAAACATCTAGAACCCATTGTTTTTCAAAACTATAAAATGTTAAGTCACTACCTGTTGACCAATACACTTGAGTGGCTCCACTAACATGACTATTACCAAATGTCCCACCACTTAATGTAGTTGCTCCAGACCATGCTATCATATCTTTAACTACATTGTGTGTTATAACAATAAATCCTTTATCTAAATAACAAATACCAATAGGTTGGTCCATCCCACTACCCGTGTCAGTTGCTGCTGCAACTTTTTTAGTGCTATCAAAAGAAAATTCTGTTGTAGCATCTGGATACCCTACTGGTGGTGTTGACGTAGTGTAACCATCCGACCAAGAACCTCCATTAGCTGGGGCATTTATTTGGTCAGAAAACAAAAATGAAACGTTAGTACTAGGAGTTTCCACATTAGGGGTTAACCCTAAACTTAAAGCTGATGTATGTCCAAAAACTTCAGCTTCTGGACTTGGGTCACTAGATGAGTTATATGATTGAAAATAAGAACTATAACACGTTAGTGTGGTTACTCCACTTACTATCGGTAGGTCTAGTTTAATTGTTCTACCATCTATTAATTCACCATATGTGTTTTTAGGGATAGCTATCACAACTACCTGGTCCGCGTCATCTATATTTTGTATAGCGTTATTACCCCAATCAATGTCCCAACCAGTAACCTCGAAATTTGCTGTTGGCAAACCAAAAGAAGAATATAGGTTAGAGAATGGTCTTCCATTATTAGGATTTCTTTGTGCTACAGTCATTCTTAAACTTGACCCATTAATTTGATTGTACCCATTAAAATTAGGATTCAACGTACCGAATGGTTTTAGTTCTGAATATACGTTTTTTGATGTTACTGATTTAAATTCCATGTTATTGTTTTTAATATATTTTTTTATTAGTATCCTCCACTTCCACCACCTAATGAAGCATTTACGTTTCTAGCACTAGTTACTGTTGTGGATGGTGGTGTAATAGTTCTTGCTCCACCTGCACTGGTTAAAGAACTACCGTCTGGACTTATTTTTAGGTAAGCCACACCAGGGAAAAAGAATCTTCTATTTACCCTTGCATCTGTTATTTCCCCATTGTTATCTCTCTGGTAATTTATCGCGTCTGGACTATAACATAACATTATTTTACCTCCTGATGAGGTATCGTAAGTCGGGTTAGTCACAGAAATAAATTTAGAAAAAGCCATATTTGTATTAGATTCACCTGGAGTATTATCATTAGTAGGTACTGTTCTTGCAGTATTACTTACAGATATATCGTTAAATACTATGCCTCTTTGATATTTTATTTTACCGTTTGGTACTGTACTAAAAAAGTTATCTGGGAAGTTACTCCTCATGTCTGTTAAAGCTTGTGATGTGTTATTTGCCATAATATTTTAATTTAATGTTGTTGTTCTAAATATTGACGAACCACTAGGTGTAGCGTCGTCTACTGGATTTATGGTGTACGCCCCACCCATCATTGTGTAATCACCACCAAAAAATCTTGGTGTGGTTTTGTTTTCGGCATACATCCTATATCTTGCTGGTGTTGTTGGTGTGGCTGCGTCATATTGTACATTCTCTAATAATGCTGGTACACTAAATATAAAGTTAACGTTTAGTGTTGCTGATTTACATGATGGGTCACCTGTGTTATCCACTAAGAAAGACATAGGTATTTTGTATGTGGTATCAGTCAATGAACTACCACTTTTTGTTATAAATTTACCAACCGTATTATCTTCTTTTAATGCACTAAAGAACTCTATCGTTTCACTAACTAATCTAGTTACCATAGTGTATGGTTCATAGTTTGTGTTAGGTTGTACTTTTTCAAACCCTTTATCGTACCCTCTAGTACTGTTAGTTACTTGGTATTCTGCTGTACCAGCAGCAAAAGATAAGAACGTTTCTAAAGCAAAACTAGATTCCGTTATTGTAGACCCAACTCTATTGGAATTTGGGTTGGCTCTAAAGTTATCACTTTTATTTAATGTACTTAATTGGTTGGTTTGTAATATATAATATGCATTAGTGTTGATATTATTGTTTAGATTTATTTTAGCGGCTGGTATAATAGAGTTTAAATTAGTTTTTTCTAGTTGCTTATTAAATGATGGATTTTCTACTAAATATTGTGAATATAGACCACCAAAAGTATTATTAAAACCATAACTAGGGTAATACTGAACATTAGGGTCCACTACATTTGATACGTTGTAACCATATTCATACCTACCAAAACCAAACCCAAAGTTAGAAGCTCCCATGTAAGACCTTCCTTGTGTATCGGTATAGGTATTATTTATAAAGGTAAATGGAGAGGCAACTTGTTTTTTCTTTCTAACCCCTCTTTCAGCTCCAGTTTTACCGACTACTGGTTGGTTTTTTGAATCTATCCAGGCTGCTCCGGATAGTTTTTCAAACATATTTTTATCTTTCTGTGCTACAAACCTTAAAGAAATATTAGCTGGGGAATATCTACCACCAGTCTTAACCATTACTTGGTCAAATATGTTTGTTATTAAACTTCTTCCTTGGTTTTCTAAATCCGCATATAGACCTGGCATGTTTTTTGAGTAGGACTGGTTGGATGTATTTTTTATTTGATTGAAGTAACTGGTTTGGGTTGCAGCTGAGAAGTTACCAAATTTATGGTGACCTGCCTGAGATTGTGCCATTCCAACAGTTAAAGCTAAGTAATCATGTAAGTACACATTAACCGATGCACGACTACTCCAGTCATAATCACCTGTCTTGTTTTTAAACCCAATAACGGTAGTTTTTTCTCTAGGTATAGAATTTAACGAACTGTTATCTTCTATATAGACTATTTTATCTTTTATTTCGTACCCATCATTAACTTCAAATATACAATTTAAATGTGAACCAGTAACATCTGGAACATAGCCTGAAGGTAATCTGACCGAATTTCTATAATCTGCGTCTGGGTCACCCAAAGCGAATTTTATTATGGCATCAGATATACTCCCCTCTAAAAGGTACTTTCTACCATAGGAGGTCATATGTAAATCTAAAGCCGTTGTTGTAGCACTACTTATATATCCCATTTTACTTTCTTTTTATATTATATAATTATTTTAAATTCCAATTCCTGAATGTAAACTATAATTAATTATTATGTTAACATTTTTAACTGCCAACCATACATATTATCCCCACTAATTCTTATTCTCTTATTTACCATCATTACTTGGTTATTAATGTGAACACCAAGTGTTACACAATACTCTTCCTTATTGTGACTCCAATTCGTAGGGGTAGAGTCTCTATAAGAGTTTAAAAACACAAAAGGGTAAGCTCCCCTAGCTGAGTATCGTTGATTTAGTGAAGCCCATTCTAGTTGAGGGCAAGGTCTAGTCATAGGGTTTCCCTTGCTGTCATAAGAGGAAACACCGTCGTCTACTTTCCAGTAGAATACACCTTGATTTTCTTTAATTAAACTTCCATTAACAGTAGAAATACTATTAAATTCAACATCATAGTCTATTCTTTGTTCCCCATTTTCCATATATGCAAACTGGTGTAAGGTCGCTTCAAAATTAACTTGTTGTTGTATATTTAAATTAGTCCTTAATGATTCACCACTAACTGGTGCTCCTTGTCTTTTCGCTACTGGAGACTCATGTGGTGTTGTTCTTAATCCAGGTTGTCCAGCAGAAGGTGTGGGACCACATATACTTTCTCCGGCACCAGGGTCACCAACACAACAAGATGGACTATAGGTCCCATCTGGACATGGACAACCCCCAGTACTTACACAACAAATAGGGTCAAAAGTTCCATCTGCACAAGGACACCCATCATCATCAATTACCACCACTGGTCCTTTATTATTTCTAAATACAGCTGGTAAACATTGACATTCAGTACATCCAGTGGTTGTAGTTATAATCTTAAACGAACCACCTTTTACAAACTCAGTTAAATCAGCATCAAATGTTCCTCCAGAAAATATATCCCCTGAATTACAACATAAATTACAATTACTACAACCAACCGCTGAACCATCATGTGCCGTACATCCTACTGCAAGACTAACCCCCCAATTATAGTTAGTTAAACCAGGTAACCCAGTTGCAACTGAAGAAGGACCATCATTAATATATGAAGGTGGAGTAAAACTACCAGGATATAAAGATTGTCCCCCAGCCCAGGCTGGTGCACTTACTGGTGAAAAAGGTACAAGAGGTCTTGAATATATAAGTGGGTTTACTGTACTATATGGGTTAGATTTAGTAATTGCTGAGAATGTACCTCCATTGGTCTGTACCGTTGGGTTATCTATTAAATCTCCCACTGCCACAGTTGTTCCCATCACCGCACCATACGCATGTAAAGCAAAGTCAGCTCTTGCATTACTAATATTTTTTACTACAGGGTATAAAAACCCAGCAAAACTATTGTAAAATGGAAGGGTCCTCATAAATAAATCTTGTGAGTATTTGTAATCCATTGTTGGTTGTGGGTGTCCACCAGCTGACCAGTCGTTTTGATGTACTCCAGTAACTATCTCACAATTAGTGGGGTAATTATCAGCAACACTTCCGTCACAACCATATGGACCATGATAACCATCATTTCCACCACACCCAGGACCGTTCATAGGGTCTGGACAAGTAGATGGGTCAGTTACGTACACACCTTTTGAGTGATAACCTCTTCGTTTTTGTCTGTTTAGTGACATAGTACCCGGACTAACTTGGTCAAAATCATGTAGTGAATAATCACCCACCCCATTACCGTTATAAACGTTTTTAAAGTCTAGTGGGAATACTCCACCCCAACTATTTTCATTACAGGTCATCGGACTAGTTTCATCAAATATACTTACAACCATCACATTTTTATCACCTCCTTTATATTTTCTACAAGGTCCTAATAGATTATAGTATCTAATAGATGTTTGCCCAGTAACTGAAGTTACCACACCATCTGCTTCAGCAAATGTTTCCACATCTTGTAGATTTTGTAAACTATATGTGTGTCCTGTTTCGTAGGGTACAAAATTATCAAATGGACTACATTCCATACAACCAAATTGACTTCCTGTGTTTTCTAATGAATCGTCATCTTTACCAAAAGAACCACCTTCTAATCTAGTTCCACCAGTTACGGTTGTACCCAATGGACCTCCTGTCCCACCACTTAGTTGATAGTTGAACGGTCCTGAGTTTTCTCTTGTATTACAACAGTTTAATTTACATCCACTACCCACATCACTTTCCCAACTTATTGTTGCCGTATTGTTTGGTATATTAACATTTTCCATGTAACTTGTGCCTGTTAAAGAAAGATAAGAGATTGTATTATCAACATATAAACTTAAGTTAGCCAGTAAATTAGTGTGGTAATGCCACCAACCATATTTGTCAACATATGGTGAACTAGTCCATGTGTTAGCTCCTGTACCCCAACCTGGTTGGTCTATTCTCCATACGGTAGTGGTACTGTTAGCTGAAAATATAAGTTTTGGTATTGACCCTATTTCTGTAATTTCTGTGTCGCAGGGTGTTGATACTTGGTCACTTCTTGGTGATTCTACCCCAGTTTCTATTCCTGTTGTTGAAAAATAACAATTTGTAGAATTATTTTTTGTACATCCGGTGACATAGAATTCTGCCCTTCTACCTTGGGCCGTACTTCCACCCTCACTTCCAATAGCTCCGGGTGGTAGGTCTTGAAATCCAGCCCAATTTCCTGTACTTTGGGAGTTGTCACAATGTAAATATAGTCCGGTTATTCCAGCAACAGGAGTAATTCCACTAGCGTCTTTTAATCCACCAAAAGCACCTGATAAAGCAAAACCACCTAAACTATTTCCTTGACCATTATAATCAACCACATCTAACTCTCCATGCCAAGGATAATAAGCGGTATTAAGCCATCTTTCACCAAACACAGGAATATGAAATAATTTACCAGTATAAGAACCATCAGGAGCGGAAGCGGTAATTGTTGAAGCGGTTAAAGTACTAAACCAACTTTGTAAACCTACTTTGGCAGCTTGTGCATCTTCTAAAAAGACTGATGTAGTGTCATAGAAAGCATAAATGTTAGTACAATTTGTTAAACCACTAGTTGTAGCCGTCACTGGAAAACAATTTTTAATTTTTCTTCCTCTAGAACCCCTAACATCCGGCATGTCATACCAACAATCCCCAGATAATGGAGTACAATTAGGGCCATTACATGAACTACAAGGATTATTAGACCCTAATTCGTCAAACCACTGTGGACCTCCATTTTGATTGGATGTACTTTCAGTACTACCGTACGGATTAGGGTACCATCCACCAGGTCCTGGACCTTGTGGTGAAATCCCATCTACCCACACTGAACTTGTTCGTCTATAATCATAGTCAGAATCGTCAGCGGAAAACTGAACAATTAAATCTGCGAGACCAAGAGCATTTTCTCTTAGCATTAATTCTTTTCCTTTATCAGTGAGAAAAAGTTCTAGTGTATTAAGTTTATTTAGTTTTAAAAACCCCATATAGTTAACTTATTAATAATCAATTTTAATCACGAATTGTTGAGCTCCTGTTCGTTTTTGTGGACTTTTTAATTTTGCTATAGCCATTAAATCTCTATCCTGGTCAAATAAACCTATTTCGGTTATCCTTACTTTGTCCGTTAAAGACCATGTCGGATTGGTTGATGTGGTAAACTGATTACTACTAATCCCTATATTATAACGCATTTCATATATTGTTGCCATAATGTCACTTTCTAAATTACCATAGAAGAAGTATTCGTCACCGAATTGTAGTACTCCAGGTTCTTGGTTATTATTTAAAGGAACATTAATATAATCATGTAAAGTGTAAGTGGTTGCCCCACTATACACATCATGATTTATATAGAAACTACAATTACTATTAATTAATTCACCCGCTGTTATAGGTGCCCCACTTGTATGGTTAGAAATTTGACTTGTTATGTCATTCTCAACCCAACTACCTGGTGAAGGAGCTACCCCGTAAGCAGTTTTTTGCATCACAACTTTTAATTTATCTACTTGTACACCGGTACCAGAATAAACACAAGATGCGTTATCATAAGGTCGTATATAAGGAAATTCTGGCCCAAAACCAAAAGTAACATCTCTTGCTCCAGATGATGTATCACCAATAATGGTATTGTAATAGTTACAATGCATTCCTGATGTGAAACCAGAACTACTCTCTAACCTATAAGTAAAGTGTAACATTTCAGCGTCAGGTAAACCATTAAATAAACCAATTTCACTAACACTACCAGCACAATTAGTTGCTGCTGGTATTAATTCTAATTTTGGCATTGGCATAGTATAATTCCTATTAGACTTATATGACATAGCAGCAACTAATTCTTGGTCGTCTATTGTTATAATTTGTAAGTCTGGCCATACCTTACCAACTCTATTAGGTACTGATGTTCTACCACTAGTACTTGCTAGGTTATCATCCCATAGGTTGTAATATCTTATACCTGGTTCATTCATATCCGTGTTTGGTGTTGACGCTATAAATTGACATTGTGAAATACTATCTTCGTAACCTGGAGGACTCACATAGAATGTTTGTCCTATAGTACATTCATCACCTCTACCTGTACCATCGCCACTACCAGAATTACCACCTTTTTTCTTATGCCACATTAAAGTAGGCATATGGATTTTAAAGTTTCTCATTTCACCAATCCCATTAAGTAATGTAAAGTTTGATTCTAAAGCAAATTTTTCACCGTAGAAATTAGAGATTGTTTGGTTGGTGTAGTGCATAATACCAATACATCTTTGTTCCGATGGTAATACTGTTCTTATTTTACCAAACGAATCTCTCATGTATGTACCTGACATTTCTGGGTCATAACCAAGAACGTTGTTGGAGCCATAGTAGTCTGGCTTAGTATTACTATCAGTTTGTCCGTTATCACTATTATAACCTAAATATTCTTTAGTGCTACAGTACCCAGTAGAACCATACCCATTAACATCTTCGTAGGTAGTGTTATTTACACCAGCAACCGTACCAGAATTAATACTACTACCATCCCATTGTGTCCAGTTAATATTCATATTCCACACATTAACATCTTTAACTGACACATCACAATTATTATCGAAAGATAATGAACCTGGTGACCAGTATGGTATAGGTGTATCCGCTCCGTAGAAATTTAACATTCCACCTGCTGGATAAACCACAACATGTGCACATCCTGTATTAGCACTAATTGCGTCACTAAACATTGAGTTTAAGTGGTACCAATTAAAATTAGGCAAATCTCTATCTACTGTTATGTTAACTGCTGAAGCAGTACTTCCAGATGTCACACCAGAAACCACATTATAGAAAAGATATGGGGCAGAGTACCCTAAAGGTATGTCTAACCCGCCAGGATTACAACCAGGATTTAAGGAATTACCAACAAAAGGGTTTTGGTATTGTACCATTATTAAATCACCTACTTGTGGGTTATAATTAATACTATTACAACTTCCACTATATAATATCATTTGGGAACCTCCGGTCATTCCTGTTATTGGGAAACACCAGTTACTTGACTGGACATATGAACCATTAGTTATTGCTGAAAACCCTACACTAGTGTTACCACTAAAGAACCCTCTACTTCTAGCTCTATTATATACAGCGTTTTCGGTATGTGCAGGGGTTAAAATACCGTAAGTAGAACCCGTATTTGTTTCTAAGATAGGAACGGGATATTTTATATTCATTTTATTAAGTTCACAAGAAGAGTTAGAAATGTTCTGTGCGTTCCATTTTGGTTCTGTTATAAAGATACCTGGTGTTTGATTTAAGACATCTGTATAACAATCATAACACATTTCACTATCCCCTAGTTGGAATAGTGAAAGGGTTAAGTGACCTTGTGATAATTTTTTTCTACCTGCGTCCGTTAGTCTAACCCCTATTAGACCTGAACTTCCGTTTTTTAATATATAACCTGTTCCCATTTTATTTTTATTTTATAAATATTATAATTCTCCTTTTATTAGTATGTAGAAGGAGAATTGTTATTGTTGTTTATGTTATTTCTCCTATTATCACTTGGTTTAAATGCCCCTGATTCATCATAGAACACAGATGCTGGCATTTCAAATGGATAACGTGAAGTAATGTTTATTTTTGTTAAAGTCTTACCATTTAATAATTTGTAATCTCTAATTGATTTTATTTCGTACTCATATTTTCCTGGTTTGGGTACTGACGCCATTAAGTCCACAGTTTGTATACCAAAAATATTTTTAGATAATGTCCCAATATCTTGTGATACAGTATTCCCAGAAAGGTCTATTACATCTAAAATTAACTTTTCATTAAATTGGGGATTAGATAGGTATTCCACACTAACTCTTGGGTCTTTTCTATTAGCCACACCTCTCAATGAAATGTCTGTAACGTAGAATAAAGTTAATATGTCGTTTTCTTGTATTCCATCTGGTTCTGTCAATGTTAAAAATTGTACCGTCCTACCAGATACCCTAACAAAATCTGAACCATCCAATAGTGGTGAACCATTTAATGCCATTCCTATAGCTCCTCTAGGGTTCAGTTTAGTTTGGTAGAAATAGTAATATAAGTTAGTATAGAAGCTATTTGGTTCTCCTATATTGTTAGTTGAACCTGTGGGTATAGGTGACGGAATGGAGTAATTTTCCACATAATAAGATTGTGGTGTAGAACCTGGAACATAATAAATGTTCATAATGTCAAATTCCTCAAGTACATCAGGTGGAAAAGTAATTATTTGTGTTCCATTAAAGTAATAATCACCATCGGTCCATTGACTGTCTGAAGCTGGAAATAGAGTAAGCCCATTTAAAGTTAGTTGTATACTTCCAGCGGTTGGGTATTCTAGAACTATCGTATAAGGTGAACCTGAAACTAGTAGTGGGACTTCGGTTATTCCGGTTGTACTTCCTGAGGCGACTTGCACTTGTTGTGAATATAACCTCATATTACCAATGTCATCTGTATAGGTAAAATTACTAGTAGAGACATTAGGTAATGGTGGTGTAACAGGTGCCACAAAATAGAAATCAGTTTTTTTATCGTATATTCCGTATTGTGTTGATGGTCCACTATTTAAATCTAAACTGTCGTACCATGTCTGGTGGGTCATCGCGGTAAATGGTTGGTACGTATCACATGAAGTTGTTAATATATTTTCTAATTTATCACTATACAAAAAACTAGGTTTTATCAAAAACTGATAATTACTCCCTATACCTAAAAAATTCGTATCTACACAATCACTAGCAGTTATTTTTTTACCTATAATTCTTCTACCATCATAAGAATCACTTATTTGTGTAGGTCTATCAAATACCCTAGTTAATAAAGGTGTGGTAGAAAACTCATTTTCTGTTGCGTCATAGGGGTAGATACTGTACTTTGGGTACATGTTACCGTTAATCATATCAACAGTATTAGTTGTCCACTCAAAATTAAAATTAATACAACTAGTTAGTCCAGTTATCTGAACATCATTTAAAACATCGTAGTCTTTTGTTTTTACTTTTTCACCGTCAATATCGTTAAAAATTTTGGTTCCTCCGGTTAGTTTTATTTCTGGAAATTCAGTAGTTTGCATTTCTACTTTAATCGTTGGTCTTATTCTAGGCACTTCTGGTTTACCTACTTCTGCCTGATTAAATGAATTACCGTAATCCACACCGGTGGTATTTGTCATTTCTAACCCTACGGTATTTGGATTGTATAAATCAAAAGTTTGAGATGTGTTTGGTCCCACATCTTCTAATCTAGATGTTACTGTTGTTTGAGTACCTGTAAGAGTTATATGGTAGAAATTAGTATTATCTTGTGAAATCTCCATATACCCAATTCTTTGGGCTCCCAAAAACTTTTGTAGTTCTTGTGGGTTAGAATAATTTTCCGCAGAAAGATTATTACCGACCCATGTGGTTTTATCTAATAAAGAAAAATTAATTTCATATGCTGGATTATAACCTACCACACTACCTAATGGGTGAGTAGAAGAACCAGTACCAAACGCATCTGTAATTTGTATTTTAAATTCTTCCCCTAGTGAACCATGCCTTTCTATCCTTACCCTTACACTTCCTTGTCCATTATAGTTACCTGTAGCAAATGGACTTTTAGTTTCATCATTTTTTAAAATTCTAGTACTTAAAAACCCACTTGGTGTGCTAGGACATGAGGAGTATTGTGGACATTCAGCAATAGGATTAGTGTTACCTGTAAAAGCGTAAGCTGACCCACTCATTCCATTATACCTTATTTCTGTCCCATTACCTGAACCGCTTGAATTAAATACAAATGATAAATCATATGATGTACCTGCTTTACCAAATAAACCATCACTATCACGCATAGCCGCTAACACAAAACCTATAGTGTCATCATCAGCCTCTGTGGAATTAATTGTAACCTCGTGCACATAATTTGTATATTCACATAAACTCACCATACCAACAGGGTAGGCATTATTAAGTTGACTAGATAACCTTCCATTGGTTGCATTTAAAAAAGCTGAACTCATTACACTAGTACCTGAACTACTTGTGGTTAATCCAGTAATTGTTGGGTACAGGGTGGGACTGCTAAGTGACCCACTTGTAAATGTATTAGCTGACAAATAATGTGAAGCAACTGGATTACTTCTTCCTTCGTGTGTTGATGCGTCAAATGTTACCCATTTGAATTGACTGTTTGATACCATATCATATCCAACAAATTTGTTAATTAAAGGGTTCCAATAAAATTTACCAATTTCTTTAAGGTCTGTTGGTAAGGTGGAGACTGTAGCCGTAGGCCCTATATTCACACCTTCTTGTGTAGTTGCAGCAGAAACTCCCATATACCAGTTATACGTTGAGTCTGTTAATCTATTTTCTGTAGCCCCGGTATATAACCAAGCGTAGGGGTTATTCACATCTATAGTACCATTTTTCAATAACCCGCTAGGGTAGGTAACGGTAGTACTACTAATTGCACCTGGACCTCTACCATTTACGAATGTAAGAAATCCCTTTGAGTGTGGTTGGTAAAATTCGTAATTATTGTTAATATATGAACCTGACAACCCAGTATATGAGGTAGCTATTTTACCATCTAGACAACCGCCTACACCTTCAATGGGTGTACTTACATACTTTACAGAATTACCATCATAAGCGGATAAAGTATAAAACCCTTGTGGTAAATCATCAAACACATAACTTTCATCACCTGACTTATTCCCAACATAAGTTTCAAATATATCACCATCCTTATATAATTTATAATAGAAAGGCCACTGAGTGTGGGTAAATCCAGATACTGTTATTTGACAAAATTTATTAATATTATTAGTACAAGCACTAACTGTTGTTGACGCGGTAAAGGACACCGTTGGAGTTGCGGGTACCAGTATTACCGATGTAGACGCTGATAGTTTAGTGTCGGTTACTGTTCCACTATAAGGAGTACTCTCTAGATTAGTTAAAGTTAGTCCAGTAGTGGTATATGACCCTGCTGGGTTACCACCATTCCATACCACAGTATAGGGTGGTGTTCCTCCAGTTACAGTGACATTAAATATACTTCCATTATCTAGTCCTTGGGTAGTTGGTGTAACTTCAAAAGACCTTATAAAGGGAGTTCCTGGTATGTAAGTACTTGTTGACATTTATTATATCTTTTTAGGTTGTTTATAGTCTTTACCTAAGACCACACCTCTTGGTTTATTGGTTGCTCCCCCGTATGTTAGTACTTGGTTACCCAATTTATTTAAAAGGTCCCTTTTATTTACTTCAGGTTCTGCACAACCATATATGTCGTCACCATACCCTCCTCTAGGGGAATACGCACAACACCATGTGTAACACCCTTCCATAGAATTTGGATTTATTTCGATGTAATCATTATTACCACATTGACAATATTTTTTCCTTAAAGGTGAATCAATAGGTGTCGAGATGTTATAACTACTAGATTTAATATCCGCTACTTTACCGTCAATGATAAGAGAATTATCTTTAAAGTATATTGTTTTATCTTCATCTGTTTTACAAGATTGTTTTACCACTTCGAATGTACTTCCGTTGAAGGCTTCTCTTGGGTTAGGGGTAACACTATACGTTGTAATTTCTTCAGTAATGGTAGGTGTATAGGCCTTATACACTACCTGGGTTCTACCATTTCCTTTTGTCCTTATTCTATTTTGTAATAGTATTGTGTTTTTAGGGTTAGAAAATGGGTCATTTATTTGGTTGTCATTTGAGATAGGTAAATTCCAATAAAGTGAATTACAATTACGTCCACCACAATCTATAGTCACCATATCATCAGACTGTAAATAATAGTCGGTTATTCTAGGTACACTATTAACCTTATCAAAGTTTTCAATAGCTTTTACCCAGTGGTTAGTAGGTTTATTAGTTTTAACTAACATTAATGGACCAACATAATCTTTACTAGGTAGGTCTAAGAAAGTTAACCTATTAAAACTACGTACATTTATTGGGTTTTGAGAATACTTTACTTGAGTGGTTTTAGGTCTATGGACTATTGATAGTGTTCCTTGTTCTTGTAAACTCATCATAGTACTACCGCTTGAGTATATGTTTTTTCTACTTTTTTCTACTGAGTTCCACACCATTTGTTGTGTACTTGTTACTCCGGTAGAGGGGTAGTGTGTTATTCTGTACCATGGTTTGTACACAACTTCTTTATTAGTATATTTGTCTTCACCTAGAGATAAATCTACCCTACTACTATATCCACTATTAATATTTTTAGTTGTAGAATGGAATTCATTCTCAAATTTTAACCTTACCACATCCCCTTTATTTAGGTTTACAACATCACTATCTAAATAGACCTCAAATTTTCTAGTAAACACACTGGTAGTACCACTACAATTATAATAATTAGTTAGGTTGTCTGTAGGTAAAACATCTAAAGTTAAATGTTCGTCTGCACTTGGGTGGGTTAATTCATTAAGTCCAACAGTAAATTCAGTCATGGTAACCGCAGATGTGGTACCAGAAATAGTTTTTTCTAAATAAACCCTAGCTTTAAAGTTTTGTATTCCTTCACCAGGATTGTAACCAAACGTTGGGTTGGTTTGTTTTCTATATTTTTTAGTATTTGTATATTTTTCTGCAACTTGACCTTCAGAGTACTGTAGGTCTTGTCCTTCACCTTGTGGACCACCTTGATATATGATTGCGGAATTTATTAATTCTTTGTATTGCAAATCATTAGTTGGGAATGTTCCTTGAGTTAAATCCCTATACACATTTAAGTAGTTACAATACCCATTATCTTCATAATTAAAGTATAAGCACGCTTTATATTGGAATCTGTACCCAGTTGTTTCTGGTACTTCATAATATAAGTAATCCTTTGGTCCTCTCGGTAGGTTAATTGGACCACCCTTGTGATTTAAAACTGGTGGTAATATCATAGGTCTTACCCCATTATAGTCTGAACCTATAAATTTAACAAGGGGACCGGAAACTAATTCTTCTAAACCATCAGTACCCATTACTTCAATAGGTGGCATTAAAGTATCACCAGAGTAATGTCTGTAGTTTGGAACTACGGTTGTTCCCGTAAAGGCAGAGAATGCAAAATGTAAATCAAAAACTAAATCTGAAGATAAACAATTACCTCTACTATCCGTATACCCACTAAGGTTGGTATACTCGGTATACACATCCGTAGTTAACGAACCTAACTTAACTACCCTACCTGTTAGTGAGGTTGTGGCGTCCTTATATCTTGTTCTAAATGACGACCAAGAACTATACGTTGACCCAAAAATTTCTTTGTTAGGGGAATCTATAGGTGACCAACCATTTTTTTGTTTAGTTCTAGGTGTCTTTCTTATCTCAAACCTATTAAAAGTACCATTTTCATTATACACTACTTTAGTATCACCAAAAATATTAGGACCTACTGACCTAGTAATCCAATCACTCAATCCACCATACGTATCTTTAACCGTTTTTGTTGTAGTGTTTATATTTTGACTATAATCTATATTTCCAGTAATACCACCATTTCCACCATATTTTATTGTTGTTTCTACATTACCAATTTGTTTAGTTCTTAAATTTCTTTCGAAGGAGTTTCTTTGGGTGTCGTCTAAAAATTGTAATACCATTTTACCACTACCTAGTTTATCACTAATTTCTTGTAACCATTTTAATTGGGTTACTTCATTACCATCATTATCGTTAAATGTACCATAACCAATATTAAATGTATTTTTACCATCTGGCATTGACATTACTGGTGTATTATATTCTATTTGATTATTAGTGTTAAAGTTAGGGTAATTTTCTACAATATAGACTTGTGATTGACTTATCTCATAATTTCTAGGTTGCAAATTTTGTCCTGGAGCCGTTTCTTCTAGTATGTTCTCAACTGTTAATTTAACTGTCCCACCCATTGATTGTAAATTAGACATACTTACACTTTCCGGTATTGTTGTGGTAGATTCTGGTAAACTACGAGCACTAGGATTATACGGACAAGGTTGTGTAGTTGGCACTACTGGAGTAGATGGAAATGATGGTGGGGACCAAGATGGAACATTAGGGATTATTTCAAACCCTAGTGGTGTGGACCCGTTACAATCTAATTGTAATTCAATATTAAAAACATAATTCTCACCACCCCTAAAACCAGTAGAATTACTACTAATATCACTACCAGTATTATTGGTGAGAATTTTAGTTATAGAATTATAACTATTTTTAAAAGCAAGTGCACCTCCATTTCCAGAAGGTGGAGCTAGTTCCCAATACCCATCGTCATCCGTATTGTTTAGCCCAGACATTGTTCCGGGCGTATCCCATTCTATACCACCTTTAGTTAAATAAGTACTAGAACCATTAGTACCACCAAATAATTTTTCTAATTTAAAAGGCCCTGCATCATTACTTGCCGCCATTTTTCGTGGTATTTGTATTGTAATTTGATTAACATTATCTGTCCAACCAACCAAACCGGCTATTTCCCCAGCACTAGGTGTACTACCTGGTGTCCCATAACTACCCGGTGTTATTTGTGTACCGTAAAGACTATTAGGTATGTGTAACAACAGCTTATTCGATACCGCTATACCTGTATTAGCGTGAGAACCTTGTACATAATAAACCTCTACCGATGTATTATCATCTATACTTGCCATTTCAAATGTAGCAGTTTCAACGTAGTCATTGGTTGAGGTACCACCTTTCACATATGCGTGAGCATGTAACCTAAAATAATCAGTGAAACAACATATTGACATGACAGCTTTCCAACATTTGGAGAGGGATTCACCATGATAAGCATTACTATTATTAAGACTTAAACCGTAATCCGGATTACTTCCAGTCATTTCAAAATTCCGTACCGCGTCTGGAATGTCACCCCAACCTATTTCAGTCATATCCAAATCAAGTACCACTTCACTATTTGAACTACAGTTACATCCAACTGGGTTATCTGGAACAACTGGAACAACTGGATTACACGGGTCTTCTGGGTCATTAGTTATTAACCTTAATTCTTCGTTTCTTCTAGGATTTGCTTGTCTAATAGATAGTAAATTTGCTACTGTTTCCGTACATGGCGTCCAACAACCATCCGTTGGTGTTGAGGCTTGCACGTAGTTCACACAAAAGTCATCATAACTAAAGATTTGTTGACCACAGTTATATGGGGGTGTGGTTGTGGATTGTGCTTGAAGTATCCATTGTACTCCTGCCGCAAAACCAGCAGTACCATCAGGACAACAAACAACATCACCTACTTCATATTCAAATTCTACATTTTCATCAATTGCGTCACATGCACATGGGTGACTTGCTGGGTTAGTACCACCAAGACACGGAGAATATGTAGAATCAAAGCAATCTTGTCCACCAACATTAAATATACCATCTTTAAATGTTATAGGGTCAACAGTTATTGTTGTTCCGGTACCTCCAGGATTTTCAGGTATTTCAACTTCATTAAAATCATTACAATCATCGGCTTGTCTAAAATTATTTCCACCTAAAAATGGAATTCCTCCAGTACCACCAATCTTTTCCCAATATGTAATAGTTCCACCTTGTTGTGGGAAGTTTGTTAAGGTAGGTCCCTGTTGAGTCATTCTGTAACAATCTCTTCCATCCCATACAACCTCATCTCCAAGTGAATAGTAAGTATTAGCATTCCATTCTTCTCCTTCACAACCAAATGAACATGTTGGCATACAGACTGTACATCCGGTAACTGAACCAGTAGCACCAGTACCTAAGAAGACATTTAAATCAGTAAGGAATTGTCCTTCACTAAAAAATGATGTATCATTTCCAGCCAATGGACCAGTATTACCTCCAGCGTTGGTGTATGTCGCTTGGTTGTTTACAATAGGCACACCATTTTGAGTTACGTTAATAAACGAACATGGACTGGCAGGGTTGCCAGTAGAAACCCTAGTTCCTGATGGGCCTAAATTATGTTGCCATCCCCAACCTAAATTTTCTAAACCTGAATCCAAGCCACTACAATTCATTTCCAATGTCCCTAACTCTATACTTGTCGTAGCGGTAAGAACGTTTGGTCCTAAATCAGGAGCTAAACCAGCATCCGACACATAAACTTTATAAGTTGTATCAGCAGTGTAAAAACACATAGGTGGATTCTGACACCTTAATTGACTGGCATTACTAGTTATACCAGTATAATTTATTTTAAGATTTTCTATAGCGGTGTTAAAGTTGTCAGTATGAACGGTACCAGTTGCTGGGTCACCATTTGTATCACAACTATATTCAAAAATACCGGAAGATTCATCTATTACTATTTCGGGGGTTCCTGGTCCCCAAGTAGCTCCACTTATAAAACAAGTAGTTGCTGTGTACCCTGTAACCGTTGATGTTATTGTTGATGTTACGGTAATTGCACTGGTTGCAGCGTCCGGATACATTGATTTGTACGCTGTAAGACCCGAATATGGGTTATATTTTGTCATGGCAGACATACTTCCACCTAATGAGTCTATTGTTGGGTTTATCTTTAAATTTTCTATATTTACAGTATTTCTTTCCATAGCTCCGTACACATGGAGTGGGAAGTTTGTTCTAGCTGCATTACTATCTCTAACAATAGGATACACAAACCCCCTGAATGAGTCGTAGTTGGTTTGAACGTGTCTAAATGTGTAGAAATCAGCGGAGTAGGGTATTGTTGGTTGTATTACATTTCCACCAGCACCATTAAGTTGACCACCCTGTGGGTATACGTTCCCTCCTGTAGATGGGAATCCACCACCTAATCCATCACCACTACCCCCAGCATTGTTTCCCGCACCTGCATTCGGGAAGTTAATATTCCATGGGTTACCAAAAGTATTTGGGTATCCCGCAATCTCCATTGAGTATGGTGGACACCCTTGGTTTGTAATTTGTAAACTAATATTATTTCCATTGTTGCCAGACCTACCAGAATTCCAGTCTTGAACATCACCGGTTGGTGTGTTAGCAATAAAACCAAGTGCAGCATTAGCGATACCTCTACATGGACCTGGTCCACTTGGACCTATTAAATTTAACCCCCCATGGTATTGGAATTCTGTTTCATCTTGTAACATAACCACCAAAACATCCTTACTTCCACCAGTCCAACCTACTTGTCCACCAGTAGAACCGTATGATTGTTGGTAGTCAGTTATATTGTTTATCACCATTGGTTCTCCGTACGGTGCTGAATTTGGATTCGGTAGTTCACTGAATCCAGTCCATGTAGCATCTTTATTCCAAGCAATCCCATCATTTGTATTATTCCATACTCTACATGGCATTTGTCCTGTCCAAGGATATTGAGCGGCACATAACCACCTTTCTCCGTTATTAACAATATGGTATAGATTACCTGTCCAATTGTCGAAACCTGCAACCCATGATTGCAGGGTAGCCTTTGCGTTATTTGCAACAGTAATACCCATAGAGGTACTATCATAATAAACAAATATGTCGGTATCAGCACCAACAGTTGTTGTTCTTTCCACCTGCATATCTAAACAAGTATCCAATGAAAACTGATGTGGGTCTGGACCATTTACGTAATTCCACATATCTATTCCATTGTCACAAGGACCTTGGACTATTATGGTTTTAGGGTTATCTATAAATGGTAAATTTGGGTCTGTAGGTGTGTCATCATGAACATACCAAGTTAAAGTATTATTAGGGTCACCTACATCTTGTGTAATTCCACTTAATATAGTCACTACATCTTCTATCCATGCGTCAGTACTAGGTATGTCAGTTAAAGTAGTACTAGAATAATAAATCCCACCATTTGGACTTCCCTCATACACTGTACCACCTAAAGTTAACCTATTAGACCAAGTTGCTCCACTAAACACAACACCATTACATTGTAAAAACCCATCAACTATTTGTTGGTTAAAGTTTGGTCCTGTACATTCTATAAATGAACCAAAACATTCTAAGTCGTCACATAAAGGCCCATGTTTATACGAGTATTTGTATCTATGAAATTCTGAATTTTCATATCTTGTACCTCCTTGCCATATAGTAGTTGCTGGTATAAATTGTTCTACCAGTCTCATCCAATAATCACCAATTCCCTCAGCATAGTCAATCATTTTTTGGTAGGTGTACTTATTACTAGGTATCCCACAAGCTACATCACTTTCAAGATAATCCAAATAAACTTTTAGTAGTGTTGGGTAACCACCAGCATGTCCATCATCTATTGTTTGTCTATTTTTTACATTAATTAATATTTTCCAAAATTGGTCCGCAAATTCTACAAATGGCATTTTAGAAGCATCTATCTGAATTTGTGTCCAGTCTGGCCCCCCTATATTTGGGTATGGGGCACTTAAAGCATCTTTACCAAAAGGACATCCAAATTTATTAGATAAGTTCCACACATCCCAGGTTAGACCTTGTCCAACATTTAAAAATAAATCAACATTTTTTACATTAAGAACTAATCTTTCATCATCGGTAAAATAACGAGTCCCTCTATCTCTAAAACTATAAAGTCTTTTACTTTTTTCATTTTCCTTATATACCCAAGATTTTTTATTGTCTTTTGTTCTAGTTATATCAAACCCTAAATTTGTATCAGGAAACTTCCTATATAGATTTAAATAAGGTTCACCGTATGTGAACTTATTTAATTTTGTTTTAACACTAGGGGTATTACCAGTAAAAACAGAACTTTCAATATCCACCATTTCTTTTCCTCGGTGTTCAACAGTTTCTTCAAACCATCCAGCTCCTGCTTGGAAGAACCCGTCTTTATTAAATGTCGGAGCTAACGGATACCCTTCTGAGTTAACTGGGAATTGTGCTCTAGTAGCTGTAGTATCTACACTAACTAATTCTGTTCCAAAAGTATAACCTGTAACAATAACTGGTGGGAAGGTAGGTGTTGAGGCTGAAAATAATTGGTCTTTAACAACTATTTCTTCGTAGTAAGTACCTCCAGATATAACTGCTATCCTTTGGTTAAACTTATTCATGTCTATTTTTTGTCCCGCAACATACACGTGTTCATTAAACTCAATTAGTGCTTCAGGGGCACCCACAAACCTCATTAAAAATTCTATTGCTTTTCTAGTACCTTTAGATTTAAAAAGGTAAGCAGTGTTAACTAATAACCTCCTATAAAGTTCACTATTTAATGCTGTAGGAGTTGGGGATTGTGCTTTACCAGAATATTCAGATTTACCTCTTTTTAAGACTGACTCTAAAAACCCTTCTGTTTCAATAGCTGAAGGTGTTTTCCAACCTAATGTATGTGCAAAGTTTTTTAATAGTTCATTAGGAACATTGTTAGTAGAATCATACGTTACATTGGTCATGTAAGCTAATCCTTCAATATATGTTTTAATACTATCAAAACTTCTACCATATATTTTCAATATTTGGTCCACCTTTTCATCTTCAGTGTCAAATTCTTTAAAAGCAGCAGTTGTTAAAAATCTAGAAACTAAGTTTGTTTTATACGCATCAAAATTATCAGCTATTTCCAATAATTTACCTAAATAAACATTAAATGAAGCTCCTGTAATGACTAAATTCCAATTATTACTGGATGGCCAAGTAAGTGAAGTTGTATTTTGCACAAATTTCCCACTGTCGGTCTGTGTTGGTATGTCAAAATTAGCTGTATATATCGGGGTTGTGTCTCTTTCTATAATAAACTTTTCAACATCTTCTAAGTTATCGAATATTTCTTCAGTTTCTTTTGTATTAGGTTTTATAAAGAAGTTTTCTGTTGTTGTGGTTTGACCAGTAAATGGATTTCCGTACACTTCAACTGATAACGTATCTGTTACAGTGTTACCAGTAGTTGGTGACATGAAGGTTATTGGGTACTCTTCTTCTCGTATAAAAAGTGAATATTTGTTATAAAATTGTGTAAAATTTCTAACAGGGTTTAATTCTTTATCTGTATATATTTTACCTACCTTTGTAAAATCAATTCCAAAAGGGTTATGAACATTTAATAACTCTAAATTAAGAGTAGTTTCATTTTCTATAGCATCAAAAACTATATTTGTGGCAGTATTACCAGTTAAAAAATTTTTTCTTAGTTTGGTAAATACTAGTGCAGCTGGGAAGTTCTTAATTACGTTTTGTACTGCTACCCTTAGTCTGTCTCGTAAAGACCCATATAAAACAAAATTACTAACCTTACTTCTATCGTAATTTATAAACACCTCCAAACTATTAGAGGATACTTTTCTAGCCTCTTCTGTTGAGGTAAAATTAAGTGTAGATAAGGTTATAGGTTCTGAAAAGTTACCTAAAGAAAATTCCCTACTGTCTTTAGCCCTAACTCCGGAATTTATGCCAAAATTACCTAGTGTAAATTGTGAGGAGCCATCAGTAAACTGTCTACCTACTAAGTTATCTCCAAAGGTATCACTACCTTTTCCTATGTTGTTACCGTTAGCCATATATTAAGCAATATTATTGAAAGCTTTTGTAAAGTCTATATTATCTCCTCTGTCTTGTCTTACCTCATATAGTGGTTGTCCAAACTGGTCTCTTGTTTCAAATAGATTATATTGTTTATAAATATTATCATTACCATCGTAAACGGTATAAATCCCATCTGACAATGATTTAGTTTGATTACCGTACAACGCTATACCTAAACTATCAACATCATAGTCAACCATTTCTATTTCTACACTTAAAGGATTAAAAAAAGTATTACTTATTATTACATTTTGTGCTGGTTGACCAATATATGGTAAAGCAGTAGGTTTGTTACTTGGTGCTGATGTTGGTGTTAGGGTAACGAATAATAAATTACTTCCCCCATTGATATACCTATATCTAATAGCTTTTTGGTTACTATTAGTTAAATTTTGTGTTATTGGTTCACAGAAAAATGATGAAGTGACAATTCTGTAAAAATTAGGGATTTTAGACCCATCAGAATTTAAATACTCAACCCTAAACCCAACTAACCCATTATTCACAAATTTATTTCTCTGTGATGCAGGTACGTTATTTATATCAAAAACTAAACCTTTAACATTTGGTAGTGATGATAACACCCCACAATCAGTAATGGAAGTTCTAACCTCTAAAGGTTTTACATATAAAGTATATATTCCTTTCTCACTAAATTCATTTGCTGGTAACTTTAGATTGTATAACCCACCTAAAAGTTCTATACCATCACCACCATCAGTATTACTATTGTGGTAATAAGGTGTTAGTATGCTTGCCGCATCTAATTTTTTTACTGTAGCTCCCTCTACTGAGTCTCTAGCGGGAGTATAGACCATTACTACATCAACATCTTCTGGAGATACATCCGCGGGTCTTTTTATTCCATATGTTCCTAAAGCCATATTTTATTTATTATCCTTCTTTTTTTATGTTATAATAACCGTAACCGTAATTTTCTAAACCACCTATCGTTTTAACTTCACCTAATCTTTGGTTTGGTGAAAGGACGGATTGCTTACCTCTTTCAATAAATACATCCGATTGTATTTCTGTTGGTTGACAAACGTTGATTAATACCTCTTCTTTAGTTAATGGTTCCATACATAACTCAATTGGGCTACCATCTAAAAAATTTGTACCTATTAGTGGGTAGTCAGTTATATATTCACAAGACCCATCATCTATAATTGCGGTTGGGTCGTAGTTAATAGCGTTAGGGTCTGTACAACCATTAGTTGGGTATAGACAACTTCCATCATCAGAGGTAGCAAATGGGTTATAGTTTAAAGCCATTGGGTCTGTGCATCCTGGACCTGTACCTAGGATATCGTAATCACATACTATCGCACTTGGTACCACTGGGTCCCCTAAAATAAATGGTGCCCCAGAATCCGTAAATAAGTAGTTACTAGCTAATGGGTCAATACATCCAAAGTCATAAGTACACTGACTTTGGTCATGCACAGTAACTAAATTAGCTAAATTAAAATTATTTGCGGGGAATCCTGGGTACAATGGGGAAGGCCAAGTACCACCCGCTAATTGTCCACCATCATCCATACAACCACTAGTAACATTTAAAGAACAACTTCCATCATCAACTAGTGTTATGTTTGCAACTGGAAAACCTCCAGTACAGTTACCACCATTAACCGAGTTACCCCCGTACCCACCTACATCATAAACATCATTAGGGTCAGTACTACACACAGCGTAATTGGTTGGGTCACAACAAAAATAATTGTTATTGCCATTTATAATGGCAGCTGGGTCTGTGCATCCATATACCGTCCACTCACAACAAGTTGTATCACCGAAAGAACCAACTGCTGGTTCTACACCTGCACAATCTTGAGTATTTATAGGACTAAAATTATTTGCAAAAACATTAGCTATCTGACTTGAGTCCATACACCCAGCATTATTACACACACAAGGTGCGTTTGTAAGGTTCCCTGGTGAACCAAACACAGGACTAGTTTCGTCACCACCCTCATAAATTTTAGATATGCTACACATAGAACCCTGTAAATTGTTAGTATCAGTAAATGTACCATTTGTTAAACCACACGCATTAAATATTGCCGTTGTACAACCAGGATTAGTAGAGGTTTGTGGACACGCTCCTGGACTGGAACAAGGTATGGGAGGAATGTTATTATCTATAACCATATTTCCTGTAGTAGGGTCAAGCACATACGTATATTGATAACACCTCATACAATCAATATCTGGTTCCCAGTTTGCATTTGCTCCAATATCAAATAAACCACCACTACTTACAGACCAAGTACCCTGATTTTGGTTGGGTGTTGGGTTAGTAACAGGGTTGTAGGCTAAATCATTTGGTAGTATATTATTGGTTGCTGGTTGGTTTAGATAGTTGTCAGACCCAATAAAGTTACCAGCACAATCTAGTGAGGCTCCGGCATTAAAACTTCCAAATTGGGGGTCTGGACATCCAAAACTTAGGTAACTACAACAAGCATCATAACCATTTTGACCTCTTGCCGCTGTTAAAGGTCCTTTTCTTCTCCAATAAGGTAACTTAGAAGTAGGATGGGTCCTACTATCACTAGTTGTACTGTTTTGAGTATAAGGTATTCCATTCCAAGTACTGGTCCATCCATCAGCGTACACTAATTTAGGACCACTATTTTGTAATTGTCCACCACTATCTCCAGCTTGTGGTGGTTCACAATCAAAGTTTGCATTTCTATCAAAATTACTCATTTCTTGGTCACCCCCATACCCTAAAGGTAAACTAGTTAGATAATCACCGTTTGTTTGTATACAATTTACTAAACATGCACCATTAGGTGAACCACCTAAATAGGAATTAGGGTTAGTACATCCCACTTTCACTTCAAACGCACAATAATGCCATAAGTCTCCCCAACCTCCCCAAATAGAACTACATGCACGAGTATCAGAATAAAAATTACCAGAGGTGTGTTCTTGATTACACTGTAAGTCTATAGGACATCCTTTACAAGTACCTTTTAACCCAAATACTGTTTGGAAAGTTCGGTAGTACTCCGACTCTGCCCACGCACCAACATTTCCAACTCTACTCATCATGTCACAACACCACGCACCACCATTACTACATGAAGTAAAATCATCAGTCTTACTATTACTCATGCAATCACGGTTATTAAAACCACAACAACTACCTGCTTCATTCCAATATGCCATTTTGTTTTATTTTAAAGTATTTGTTTATAGTTCTTTCCATACCGTTACGTATCCGTTATACTCTGTTCCTGTTTTTATTTTCCAATCTTGTGGGTTAAATCCTGGTGGTGTCGCTAAACACAAACCATAAGGTTCATTTAAGTCATTTATATAGTTTAGTTGTATTTCTCCAGAATAGTACCTTAAATCTATATTATTTGAATTTTCATATGTTTTATTTAATGTACCGTAAGTACTTTTTCCATCATAACGATAAAGTGCGTTTTGGTACGAAACCACGTCCGTAGTTGAGTATCCCACTCTTGCTGAATACATAGAATAATTATAGTTTTTGTTATTTGTCTCACCTAACCTCAAGTACAACCCACCACAATAAGCTTGACATTCTGCCTCAGTACAAAACGATGGACTACTCTGGTTACTGGTAACGTAAGTTTCTGGTTCTGTACCTACTGGAACCATATATGTTTGTAAATTTGTAAGATTTCCTGAATTAGCCGGGTAATTACCCTCACCACTATCCAAATAGTCTTGTATTGTCCTACAGTCTACCCCCTGATGACATATGTAGTACTCTAGTTGTGGGTTTTCGTCACTGTTACAACCACTCGGTGAATTATTGGATGGTACGTCAGTACAACATTCATAATCTACATTATCAGCATTTAAACCAAAACTCATTGATTCGAAATAAGTAGAACCTCCACCATAATCAATATAATTTATATAGTTAATCGTATATGCGGTATATTGGTCATTGACCTCAGTTACTGTCCCAATAGAATTATCTGGTAAAGATATCTGACTACCAATAGGTGGTAAGTAATTAACACCATATTGAGCAAATAACTGCAATTGACTTGATTCACTATATCCTGTAACTGGGAATGGTGTGTCAACATACCTTAACGATAAGTGGTCATACACATCTGGGTTACTATCTCCACTAAAAATGTAGTCTTGTTGGATATAGTCACAACCTATGGGGTCACCCATATTTGGGGGTGCGAATGTTATGGAACCAAATACGTTAGGTATTATTGGATTTTCATAATAAGGTGTTTTAATTACCTTTTTCATCCTAGTAGTTCCCCAAGGATTTGTTTGACTTAAAGTTACGGTGTTACCTGTTATGTTTGTAGTTAAGTAATTATGGCACACATTTGTTTGTGATGAATTAAGGTAGTCTGGTGGTGAACCATCACCCCAATCAAGTTTGTAGTCTGAAAAAGTTAGGAATCTTTTTAATTCTATTTCTGAAGTATTAAAAACACATATGGTTTGATTGTACCCAGTATAAACAAAATTATTTATTACGTCTCTTTGCATAATTAAACCATCCCATGGTGTATAAACACCTATATCGTTAAAATCTTGTGTAAGTAAGATTGGTAACGTATACCCGGTTAAACATGGTGGTGGTGGTGGTAGCTCATTAAAAGGTGTTAAGGTACTACTCCATTTTTTACACCAAAAATCTTCTTTAATTGGTGCTTTCCAATAGTTACAAAAACCAGCATTATTAAAATAACAATTAGTACAATTTTGTGTTAAAGGGGCACCTCCTTGGTTTTGGTGGACATACCCATTAGGTAATGTAGGAGGTATAATTTCTTTACCTCCAGGGTAGAATTTTCTTCTTATTTTAAAATTATATTTTTCCATTATATATTATTATATTCATAGAACATTATTTCATTAGTCTCGTCCAATCCAACTCTAACACCTGAGTTATAATCATATACCTTATATGTGTAATTAATTTTTTCTAACTCTACTCTATAGTATAATCTTTTCTCTCTATCAAAATTATATTCGTTAGGTAGTGTGGGTGGTGGTGTATTAATCATTCTATGTACCTTACCCGTTCTACCATTGTAAAATTTACAAGACATAAAAAAAGTATTAATATTTAAAAATGTATTTTCTTTTAACCAATAAATGAAATAACCATCATTGTTGTCTAACATATCTAAATTAAATTTAGGTATTTGTATGAATTTTTCCCCATTTGGCCTACAATTATATATCCCATCCAATACCCCATCACAATTTAAATCAAACGTAGGTCTACTTATTTTAACCCCATTTATAGGGTTAAGAATTATAGACAAATATAGTTTTTGGGTGTCCCTATTAACGGTATCATAAAAATCTAATTTAAAAAAACTTTTAACAAAATCTTTATTACTTTTATATAGTTCTGCTGGTGTATAATCCATAAAATCATAACCGTAATTAGTGTCGTCATATACTGGGGTTGTAATAGGCCAGTTTTCTGGTATACATGGTGCTACATCAGACATTCCACTTCCAGTTGGGGATGGCACTCCAATCCCTGTTGGGTAATTTAATATGTTGTTACTCCAAATTACATTGTTAGGGTCTGTTTTATCCGCAAATACAAAATTATAGAATATGTTTGGGCTTGGGTCGTCGCATCCAACAAGATTATCGTCACCCAAACAATCACCATGACGATATTGTGTAGCCTCAAAATCTTTTGTTATATTAACTAGTTGAGCTACTTTTTCGTGCTCATATTCGTTAATTAGGTCTCCCCTTCCAGTCTCATCAAAACTAGTTTGGATAGGCACAATTATATTCCTATCTTTATCACTTATCTTTAGTCTTATCTTATTCACAGCCATCTACCACCATATTTTCTATTGTCGAGTCTGAACTCGTTATAGCACTTAAAGGAATTCCGTCAGCTAGTACTTGTCTTTGTAGGACAAAAGTAATGTCTTTTTTAGGGTAGTGTGCGTTATTTAAAAACGGATAGTCTACCCCAACACCACCCTCTATAAAACCAATTTCATATAAATCCCTCCATTTCCAAGTTTTTTCGTCTGTAAAATATGTAGAGTAATCCGGTACATCAACTACTTTATCTGGGTCTCCACTTTCTATGTAATTAGAAAATGACCTTATCTCCACTTCGTAATGTGGGGTGTACTGGAAACCTAAAGAATTTGAATTAAAAACCAGTGGGTTAAAATTCATGTGATGACGAATTTCACTAATCGTTCTTTCTTTTAATTCACTTTTATTGTACTCAGTAAAATTACCTCTTAATTTGTCTCCTGGTTTTAGTGGTATTCCACTTGTTAAATTATTTCCGAATAGTTGACTTATAGGCCCTGAAGGTTGTGGGTCTGTAACAGTGTTTGTAGATAGTGAAGAATCAACAAAATCATATGGGAAATTCCAATCCCACCCATATTTTGGTGGGTAATCAAAATAACCTTTATTATTCCTTAAAAATACAGTTACATATAGTTTTGATAGAGGTCTTTGTAAGTAATCTTTGTATTGATTTACTTTAACATCTTTAGTGAAAGTGTAGACATATTGTGAGTACGCATTTTTAGTTGAGGTTCTTTCAATGTAGTCTGGTGTGTTAGGTGCCTCTTCTAATTGTGAAACTTCATTAAAAACCCCTTCAGCAAACCCGCATTTGGTCATAACGTTATCATCTATTCTTGTAATAATTTCATTTTGTACCACAAAGTAAGTAGATATTGCATCTATATTATTTAACGCAGTTTGTCTTCTCAACGTACCTAAACTTCCTTCTGTAATTGGGTTTAGTACCGTCGCTGGAACAACTATACTAACCACATTTTTATCTGACCCCCTTGTACCATCACCTAAACTATAAACTGGAAACACCACACTATTATTAGGAAAATTATATATTGGATTTTTGATGTTTACTTGGATATACTCTCCTTTACTTATTCCGTGGTCTACAGGACAATGAAGTTCTATTAAGTCTCTTCCGTTTACGTTTGTATTTTTAATAACAAAAGGGATTCCGTCGGAGGCCATAAAATTCATAGATATCCCACCATTTTCTGGTTGGAAGTACATCGGTTGGTTTTCTACACATTTTGATGGGTAACTTATATACACACCCCAATTAGTGGTGTGGGCAACACTTTCATCAACATCGTTTCTAATAAAATCAAATTCTTTTATCTGTGGGTACCCTACCCACCCTGTGACTGGACTAGCTGGTTCTCCGTTGGCACCTCTTAAATAAAATAAATCAAAAAATAATGTTGAAGCGTTTGGGGGAGCAGTTCCAAAATAAGGGTTGTCTAATAGGGGTTCTATTTTACCATACACCCGATAAACATCTGAATCTTGCCTTTCTTTATTAAACCTTACTGCAATATCTAAAGGTACTGACCTATCACCCTCAATCAATGGTACCTGTGTAGATTCTAAAGTAATTTGTAAGGTATTATCATTATCTGAATTACCTTTAAATTGTTTACTACCTGGTATGATTTTTATGTTATTACTCATTACTTGCAGTTATATATTTGTTTAGGAAGATGTCATACGCTGTAGCCCCTTGTCTTAGACCAAAATAAAAGTACTGATGAGTACCTAATTTTATAATAGCAGTTGGATTTGGTGCTAAAACTGTTCCACTGTTATCTACAGTGTTAAGACCATTAGAGAAAACGTAACTCCCACTTGGTGTTTGAGGTACGGCTGTACTCCAATATACTGGTGCGGAAAGTGGGGATTGTAAACCATTATTTAATGGTCCTTGTGTTATAGTCCCTTGTTGATTACCTGTGGTTAGAATAGTTGGGAAAGGTCCTCCAGCGGACCAATCACTACTCCATGCACCATAAGGTAATGCCCCTTGTTTAACCCAAGGGTAATAAGCTTTGATTTGGGTTTGGTCAATACCTAAGTTACCACCTTGTAGACAATTTATCAGTTCCCCATCATTAACCACCAAATTTAGTGGTGTAGATACTGGGGTTACTAAACCAGAAAAAGTGGGTAGGCTGCTGTTGTACCTAGGGCTAGTAGGTGAAGGGAGATAAGGTTCTACACCTAGTTGGTTGTTAGTTGCGATTACCACACTCATGTCACCATCTAATAACCTTGCTGGTCTTGCTCTAAAATACCCCATATTTGCTACATCAGGTGAACCCCACCTTCTGTTACCAGCATTAAATACCCAAGCTTTAGATGGGTCCCCATCCGCACCAAAAAACTTATTAATACCAGACCAAATAAAATTAGTGAAATTTTGTATTACTATTTTTTGTTCTATTAACCCACCCAAAACATATTCAGCTTTTTGATAACTGGAAGGTCGTAATTTATTTACAAAATAACAATCCTCTAACTTTTCATTACATAATTGGTTTGTACATTCATCTAGTGGGCCTAATTCAGTTATTGTTGTTGGGAAATTTATTCCTTGGTGGTCTCCAGATGATGCTCCATCACCTGGTACTGATGGATTAGTAAGTTGAAATCCGGTACCTTCGGCAAATGGAGTACTTCTATAATAGAAAAACACATTACCTGACGGTGTTCCATCTTCTTCCAGTTCCACATGTCTATGGGTAGTTAAATCACAATAATCATCATTAGCACCACTAGGGTCCTTAACTCTTTGAAATTTAAAATGGTACAGGTTTCCGTTTATCCAGGAATTACTAAATTTCATATTAAATACTCCCTGGCACATACCATTATATATATTTTTCAGTACTCTCCATTGATTTAGAGTTACAAACATTTTCCATAGGTTGTCTATTATCAAACCAAATTCTACCGTTGCTAGTACACCGGCGGCTATATTAAGAGCAATAGTACCACCCCAAGGTACCCATGTAAACACACCAATAGCAGCTATAGAAACGTAAAAAATAATCCAAACACCGTTTCTAAATTGTAATTTATAACAACCACGTGGCATATCATTATTTTTACCCCGCCAATAATATGCGTTATCATTAAAACCACCCATAGAACAAAGTGGTACAGTGTCCGGGGAATCACTAGTATCCTCAGTTATTTTATTATCATCACCAGTAAATAAAGTTATTATGGGTATTTTAAATTCGAATTGGTCTTCTTCACAAGTACAAGGTTCACAATCTGGATACCTAATTAATTTTAACATTATTTTAAAGTTATTAATTAACACATAAAATAATGGTGAATAAAAGAATATTATCATAATCGTTAAGGCAATAGCTGTAGCTAACCATGCTGCTAAGAATGATGCTCCCATGGCCGCAGCAATAACAGCATCCCATAACACCGGAACAATTGCAAATGCAGAAACAGACCAGGTAGAAGCGTTTGCACCTTGTAGACCCATATTGTACGCGTTCATTAACATAGATAACGCATTAAACGCAACCAAAATACATGTTAACATTAAACTAATTTGGGTTATGATTAATTGTGCCTGAGTTATTCCAAATAAAAATGACCCACCCCTAAAAACATCATTGGCTGGGTATTCTTTAGTAACGTCAGTACATCTATTTTCTGTAGGTGGATTAATCCCTTTAATTCCGATAAATCTCCATCTATTGTTTGCTCTTTTATTAGTCCCTGTAGAAGATACTGATGCGGTTTTTCTATAATTGTCAATAAAAGACGAAACTGTATATACTCTGTTTGGCCTAAACTCATAAAAATAGTCCTCGGCATTAAATGCTGGTGTACTGTAATGGGGATTTGGTCCTGCCATTGGGTAGTCTTTGTAACTTGTACTAAAGGAATATGAGTTATTAAAATCAGGAGCTGTTGTGTACTCTCTTAAGTTTGGGACTAGGAAACTACCGTTTCTAATAGTAGAACCTTTATTGTCAAAACCAATTCTAAATCTATATTTTGCTCTTGTAGGTATCCCAAAGTTTGGGTTATCTGAAATAACTTGTACTCCGTATTCATTTGTAACTAAAAAGTCTAGGTTCATTGGTAGTTGTGTTACCCAAGCACCATTACCGTCTATAACTTTTCCACCGTTTTTTAGAGAAAATTTTTCTAGTTTCGGTGAGCAACCATCATCTTCAATTTCTATAGTTTCTCTAATTGTCTCGATTAAACCTGTACCTGTGGTTAAATTACATAGATTACCCATGTATTTACCAGGTAAACACTGACCATCGATATAGTTAGAGTCATCATCTGTTATTATAGAACCCATAAATGTAGAGGATGGAACAATCTCTACCGCAGAGTCACGTAAATCAAAATCTACACGTGTGATTCCAACATTACATAAATCATCATCACCCCAAAATGGTACCACCTCTAACGTTTTATTTTGTAAAATAATTTGTGGTAATGAATCTAAATTTTCTGAAGATTTAAATTCTAAAGCACTAACAAATTCTTCTATTGGTTTTCCTTGATTGATAAAATCGTAAGGATGCATAGAGTAACAACCGATATCACTAACGTCCACTGAAGAGTGAATTGTTTGATTCCCTAATGGTACCCCCCAAATCATAAAATCACCACTTTCATTAGTTTTAGTGGTATATTTATAATACTTTTTATATACTTCTAGTAGGGTTGGGTTGTTTAATACTTCGTGAGGTAGTGGAAAGGTTCCCGTTGGTGTGTGGTTACAACTTTGTTTATCCTTAGGTAAAAGATTATATTTGTAACCTTCATCATCTTTATCTGTAACTTCTTTATAAGGGTAAAAGTCTCTAATGACTTCATCTTGTTCATCTTCTTCCGTTAAGGGTATAAAGATAGATACTTTTGCATTTGGCACACCAAAACCTCCGTTTGCAAGTACTCTACCCACAACAACACCGTAGTCACCACACATTCGTGAGTACACGTCATCTTGTGTCATTTTTAAACTCAATACCTCTAATAAGTCAAAATCTTGCTCTAACTTTAAGTGGATATTTTGTTCTTTTCCCGGCTGTGTTCTTATTCTTATAGATTTTGGCATTTCTCTCCTTTTAAATTATAAATATTTAGGGTATTAAAACCAAAAATATCCAAAAAGTAATTTATGTAAATAAAAATTAGGATATAGAAGTATGAGCATTACTCTTTATTCTTATACTAACATCTTTTTCAGGGAACTGCACTTGAAAACTTTGGTTTGGTTGTGCAAATATTACCCCGTCAATTAGTTCTACCTGTCTAGTATCTGGATTACTATACCTTTGTGATACTTGATTGTCTGAATATTGTCCACCTACTTTATTAACCACCCTTAAGTCTATAAGGTTTATTACCCCTTGTTGTGTAGAAATAAGTTTAGACAATTGACCTACATAACAGTTTTGACCCATTTCTTTTTTATTAGGTGAGAAAAATTCATCTACTTGTGATACTATATTTGTAACTATCTCTCCTTGATTGAAACTGGGGTCAGCCAATATGTCAACCTCTAAAGCTAAATCAACTACTTCTGCAGATTTTATAGTTATGTAATCATTCATCATCCTATAATCGGAGATATACTCAGCGATATTTGACATAAGAGAAGTGCTGACCTTAGAACTTAACTTACCAGAATCGGAATATGACAATAAATTAATTAATATTTTATTTTCTTCTTCTACAATACCAACTTTAGCTGGTGCACCAAAAACACCAGGCATAGTATCTATGATAGCTTTATAATCTGAAACTGTAACAGCTCTTTGTTGTGACGCAAAATTAAAACTAACATAGTTTCTTATTTCTTCGACTGTTGGTTGGTTTGCACCACCTACGGCAGCAGTAATATTATTAACTTTTAAAGAATTTTTAACTTGTTGGTTTATCCCATCAACTGGACCAGTAACAATAAATTCAAGTTGGCCTAATGAGGTTATCGAGTTAGGCCCTACGTTTGTTGCTGTACCACCACCTATCCTATATTGGATAAATAAAGTACTATTAGATTTTGCTGTCCTACCCAATGATAAATTATTTAAATATTTATTTAAATCCATAGCTAGACCTTGACTGGCAAAATCATCTAAGGAGTCTTGTCCAGATGAGGTTCCACCACCTAATGTTAAATGAAAGAAACCTTCTGGTGTGTATTCTGTGGTAAATCTATTATCAACTTGTTTCCACTTACCCACTTTTAAACCTGGTGAATCACTATTTTTAGTTGGGTCTAGAGTAAACACTTTATCTTGTGCTAATGCATCTACTTCATACCATTGACTTGGTGAATTTATAAATTCTGTAGATTTGGGTAGTGCTTGAATGTTGGTTCCGTCTTTCTCTATTACAGCTGTAACACCCAATATGTTTTTTTCAGGTAAGAACACTTTTAAAAAAGGTCTTACATCAGTATCTGTTAATACCCTTTTAAAAACTTTAGTTATACCATTTATAACAACTTCTCTCTTTGTCATAGTATAACTAACTATATTATTATTAGAATCGAAATTTGGTACCTTAGTACGGTTTGGGAAACCTGTTGCGTCAAATGGTGATGAAAAATCAACATCGTATCTGGTTTCAAAAACTTGTCCAGCCCCTTTAACTTGGGAGTTTCTTCTTAATAAACCAAGATAATTAAAGTTTTCTTTATCACCTAAAACTGGAACTACAATAGAAAAATCCGCAACAGACACTGATGGTCTATTTCCTGGTATTTTTAAACCATAAGTTCTTGCTATGTTATAAAGAGACGACCTTTGGTTTGCAAATTGTAGTACGGTTTCTTGTAAACTCCTATCAATGTGATAGTGTAGGTTATCTGCTACCGCAGCGTTTAAATCTAAAAAAACTGAGAATATAGAAGCGTCGTTTGTATTTTTTATTAAGTCTGGATACTGTTGTTGGGTGTACCTTAATAATTCATTTCTAATACCAACAAAGTCTCTTTCTGTGTAGGATATTTTATTGTTAGCCATATTATATGTTTATTATTACGAAATCTCTAGTTTCGAAAGCTGAGTTAGTTATAGTATAATCTAATTTTACTACCGCAGTATGTTCTTTAGTTCCTTGACCTGCTATCCTATAAACTCTAGGGTCGTTATCAGCAACTAACGTACCTGGAGTTTCTTCTGTTTCCATAGCACCAGAAATATCTATATTGGTTATCTTTAAGTTTGGTATGTATTTAGCTACTTGTTCCCTTATTTCTGAATCTATAGCGTTAAATGTTGGTGAGTCTAGTGGTTCAAAAATAAATTCATATAACCTTGTACCAAAATCAGGTAAAAAATATCTACTACCTTTTCTAGTTAACAATAAATGTATTAAATCTGATTTAATTTCATCTTCTGGGGTTTCAGTTAATTCTAAAAAATACCCTAGTCTACTCTTTCTAAAAGGAAAATCAATTCCATATGTTCCGTTTTCTGGCATAACAAGTTTTATATATAAATATTAGATACTTCGAATCTAGTATACATATAAGTATTTTAAATGGAAATTTTAAGTAGGGAAGGGTTATATGAACATTCTTTGTAGTTTAAACCATAATTTATAATGATTTGAGTTATTATTTCTTTTACTTCACTTTTTTGGGTTCTAGTTATTATTTCTAATTCTTTTCTTTGTAGTTTAATGTTTTCATATAGAAATTCATCCACAATATTGTGGATATCATCTATTTTATAACCATATAAATCTAGTTTAGTCATTTTAAAAATTTATTACCTTTTGTGTGTTGTGGGTGGTATGGACAGTGTTTACATCCGTTACCACAACAATAACTTCTTTTTTTGTGGTAATGCTCTGTCATAACCATTTTTCCATTTTCCCAATAGAAGTCTTTCCCATCTAGTTTTGGTTTTATAAATTCTTTATAATGTAATTCACTAATCCAATCATCTCTTCTAATCATTTTTTACTTCCTTTACTTCTTCTTTTTGCCCACAATGAGGACACATTATTGAGTTGGGTATTATTTGTTCTTTTTCTATGGCATCATTAGAAAATAAATGGTAGTCAGCAATTGACCACCATTTATTACATTTACCACAATTAAAGTGGTATAAAACTTCTTTACTAATCCTGTGTTTCACCTATTTCTACTTTTTTACTTTCACCATTATCATCTGACTTTATTTGTGTTAGGTCCACATCTATCTCACAACTACCACCCGCACAAGCTAATTCACCTGATAGGTTAGTGTTGTCGTCAAGTTCCACAACTCTAGTTAAATCTACATCCTTAAGTGATTCCAACATAACATTATATTTTTCTTCATCTATGTCTTCAAATGGTGCTTGAATGTATGTCCCTCCATTGTATGGTAGTACGGATAACCCATTATAATGTTTTCTATTTTCCCACATCCATTCTCCAGCTGGGTCCCATTCGTGGTCCCTTAATGAAATTGTCGCTGAAACATTATGTGAGTTTGAACCTTTTCTATGCCCTGCTTTTACCCATTCTATAGCTATTTTTTTAACTCTTTCTAGTAGTTGGAATGGTGATTCTGTTCTTAGAATAGAACCTGAAGGTGCTTTTTGTGGAATACTAATAACTGCTGTATCGTGAGGTCTAAAATATTCATCTTCAACTAGTTCTGGGTGATTAATCTTTAAGTAAGTGTAAATTGCCTCATTTTTACCAACTCTAAGTCTTCTAACATAATAATCATTATGCCATGCATGAATACCTGAAGAAGTCCCTAACGTTAATGAAGTTGTTCCTGCAGGTTTAACCGTGGTACATCTAGCTGACTGATTTATATCAATTATTTTAGATACCCTTGTATTTTCTCTTTTGACTAGACTTGCCGCTTTTGATGTGTCGTAGTTTAATACTTTACCAGAACCTATTCCTGTCATCGAAACCCCTATTAAAGCATCTTTTTCTGTTGTTTCTTGCCAAATTTCCCTTAAATAATGAAATGAGGTGTACCCCGCTTGTAGAGTACCTATAAACGCCGCTACTTTAACTCTTTCATTTAAATCCTCTTGTGATTCAATATTAGAAACGTTTACTTCACATAAGTTACAAAATTGGTTAGGTCTTAATGCAATTTCACAACATGGATTAGTTCCCCAATCTTTATCATTGTTTAAATATATACCAGGTTCACCTGCTCCTGATAGCTCAACACGTTTCCATAAATCTAAAAAGAATTCTTTAGTTATTTTGTGTCTCATTAAACATGCAGAATTATTTGCTCTACCTCTTTGTGGGTTCAATTCCCACCAGTTTCCTGATTTACACGAAATCATTTGGTCGTCATCAGCTGAAAATAAACTAATAAGAGCTGCTCTACGAATACCACCGGCCAAAACGGCATCTGCGATATAACAAACAATATCGTGAACTTCTAGAGTACTTAACTGTTCACCATTTTCTTTTGCTTCTAATATACCTTCAATCTTAACTAAACATTCTTTTAATGGTTGTGGTCCTGGAGCTTTACCACCTGATGTTACAAGTCTTGCACCTTTAGCTCTAATGTCTGAATAGTCAAACACGATTCTACTTCCACCACCGTTCATATAAGACTTCATTAAAACCTTAATTGCATCTGCCCATCCTTCAATAGAATCTCCTATTAGAAATCTCTTTTTTCTTTTTTGGTATGGTTTTTGAATTACAGGTAGTTTTTCTACATGGTGTTTTTGTACCGAATACCCAACCCCTGTACCACCTAGTAATAAGAACATTGTTTCTGAAAATGAATCTACGTGTTCAATTGGTAGGTATGCACAGTTATAAATTCTATTTGGTGATATCTCAATCGGTTTACCACCGAATTGCATTGACCTCATAGACGGTAAAACTTTTTTATCATACACCAAAGAATATTTTTCTTCTATTTCGTCTTTTAACATTGGGTACTTTTTGATATGCATATTTTTGTTTCTAGTGACCAATTCCTCCCAGGTCTCTCTTCTATTTAATTCTGGTATATACTTAGCGTACTTCATATACACTGTTATGTCCGATAATATTTTATTTGATACTTCCATATTTAGCTTTTTATTTTATTGGTTTATGTTTTGACTTCTTCTTTCTAGAGCTTGCCTTACTCTATCTCTATTTCTTTCTTCTCTACTATGTTCTAAATCTAGTAATGTCTGTGATTGTTCAGTATCAATTACTAATGTCTCATTATCGAATTTACAATTTTCGAAAACAACACCGTCTTTACCTACTCTAGATTTAACCATAGCTATTGTTGCCAAACCTAAATCTTTTTGTTGTAATGTTTTGGCTATAGACACTATTACGTGACCAACTTGGGCTTTCTTAATAGACCCTCCCATCATGTCTGTAGTTACAACTTCTGAACTTATAGAACTTCTATTACCTTGTGCTGCAGTCCAACCAACTAAATCAAACTCATTACACATTGTTTCAAATTGTCTCATTACAAGACCTTCACCTTTCCATTCGTCGGAAAACCCCCTATCTGGTACTACACAATCAATATAATCTAATAAAATCATATCAAACTTGTTTCCTTCAGCTTGTAATTTTCTAATCTTATTTTTTATAACGTTGATGGTTATCCGGTCAGATGGTAGTTTTTCTAATATTAGTTTACCTCTATCTCTATAAGGTATTATTTTTTCTAACACTTCATCTCTTCTTTCTACTTGTTCTCTTTGGGGTATTCCAGTCCAACAAGTAATATGTTTTCTTTGTATAACCTTTGGGTTGTCTTCAAAGAAAATTTGTAACACATTAAACCCTAGATTATATGCTGTGTTAGCCAACTTAGTTAGGATTGTAGTCTTACCTACACCTGTAGGTGCTAAGAACACACCAATTTCACCTTTAGCTAATCCACCATCTAGTAAATTATCAATCCCGTTAATCCCTGTTGGTATTGGGTTCCTGTAGTCTTCTTCTAAGGCTTCCGCTATATCATCGAAAACGTCCAAACAACTATCAGTGTTTTCACCAACTCGTATAGCTTCCCTAATATACTCTTCACACTTATCATAAGACTCAAAATCACCCTGTTCTAAAATCTTATTAACTTTACCTATAGCTTTTTTTAATTCTTGTTGCTTACAAAATTTTAATCCTTTTTCTTGTACCCATAAATAATCTTCTAAACTCGCGTTTTGAACCTCAGTAATCATATCAAAAATGGTCTTTTTTGCCATTTCACTATCCACCTCTATTTTAGTTAATTGTGTTAGTGTTTCGAATGTTGGGGTTGTCTGATATTTTTCATGGTACTCTTTTGTCATTTGAGCAATTAATTTAAAATACTGGTTATCAAAGTACTTTGCATCAATCACATCAATGATGTTTTGACAATATTTTTTGTCTGTTATAATTTGGTTAAGGAGTTTAATTTGGAAATTATACCCCAGATAACCGAAGTTACTACTACTATTCATTTTTATAATTTTTTAGGCTATTATAAATATCTTTTAGAGTTCTAAATTCAGATATTCTTTAACTAGTTTTTTTCTTGACAACGTGTCAGTTAGCTCACTTAAAAAATGTGGAACTAGCGGTCTTATGTCTACTGTGTATCTTATCCTTCCAGGATAAACATTAGAAGGAATAATTTTATGTATCAAAGTATCTGTGTTTTGTTTAACATACAAATGAAACACTTCATCATCACTCTTTTCTAGGTCTTGGTCTGACAAATTTACTTTACCAGAGTACTGATTATATTTGTCGTACATGTAATTAATAGCTTTGTTTTTTAAATTTTCTTCTAATTCTGTGGCAATATCTGAAATAGTATAGTATAGGTCTAGAGACTTTGATGCTTTAGGATTAAAGTTCCTCACATTAAAGTATCTTTGACACACTATATTATTATCTAACATCAGTAAAAATTCACATTTAACTACTGATTTCTTGTCTTCAAATTTCCAATTAGCTTTTTCTTTCATAATTTTTTATTTCTTTTTTTGTTAGTCTTATAAATGGTTTGTAAAATTCTGTCCACCCATCATCTTTCTTAGGAAGTACGTTAAATATACCATCTTCTGACATCATTGTCACTATATTTTCGTAATTTCTTCCTTCTGGGTCAAGATTTTCATCAATTAATGATAAAATATCTTCTTTTGCTTCTTTATTCAAAAAAACTTCAGTTAAGTCTACTAGTTTTTCGTTGATTTCAAAAAAGGTATCTCCTTTTCTACCGTCAGCACAAATACCTTCAACTAAGTTACTCAAACCTTTATTTTTTATTTTTTCTTCTTTAACTAGAACGTTAGCTTTATTTATAACATCCGTTAAAGTAATTGTTTTTTCTTCTATTTCTGGAAAATAAGTTTTTATTGTTTTTTCACCTAAAAACTTAACCCCTTTAATGTTATCACTTTTGTCCCCAAGTAAAACCTTTAATAATGTAACGTTTGTAGTTGGTATTGTCAATTTTGCAATAGTTACTTTATCATCTAACTCTATTTTAGAACCATCATTAATAAAAAGTACTTGTGTGTGACTTGAAACTAACTGACTCAAATCTTTGTCATTAGTTAAAATTAATTTGTTTTCTTTGGGGGTGTTTTTACAATAGTACGCTATACAATCGTCTGCTTCACAATTATCAAATTCAGCTTGTCTTACAAATACTTCTTCTAGATATTGTGTGATTCTATTTTTTTGTCTAAATAGGTCTGTTCTTTGGTCGTCTGTTAACCTTTTTCTTCTATTGATTTTATAGTTTTCGTATATTTCTTGTCTATAAGAGGCATTGTTTTTACCATCCCAGAAAACCACTACTTTATCGTAATCTTTTTCTATTAGGTACTTTCTTATTGTATTTAAAAAGTGATATATAGCTCCAAAATGTTTACCATTATGGAAATAATCCTTTACGCCGTGAAAGCCTGTTTGAAGTAAGCTATTACCATCAATCAATAAAGTGTTCAATTTTTTTGTGTTTAAAGGTTAATAACTAAAACAATTCTCCTGCGTCTTCTACTGATAAATTATAATCACCTTCTGACCCAATAATATTTTTCCAATATTCCGAGTTTTCAGACTTATATTTTTCAATAGATTTTTTTTCTTCTGCACTATCTTTTCCTTTTAAAAATCCGTGTGGTGTTACTAAGATTTTTCCGTCTTCGTAACCTAAACCATTCACATGATTTTTCATAATAGATATTTTGGTTCTACTAGCAAATTTAACTTTTCTTTTATCTTTGGTTGCCGTTATTTTGGATATCCCAGCATTTTTTTGGTTACCGTATAAAAACACAATAGTAGAATTTAACCATAATGACTCACCTCCTTTAGCTTTGATTTTTGGTTGACTAAATGGATTGTCTGGTAACTCTACCCATGGTTGATTTACCGTAACTAGAGTATTTAAGAATTTACAACTTTGTTTTCTTGACCCAGTTATTCTTTGGTTGATACCCATACCTATTTTATCTGCCAAAGTACTAGCATTGTGTTGTTTACCACCTTTACCATCAAAAGTCATTTTACAAGGAACAGACCCTACAGAATCCCATAAAAACAATAAATCGTAATCTAATTCTCCTTTTTCTTGAGCGTCAAGTAATTCATTAATATAGTCTGTAATTTGTTCTATATAATTAAAGTCGTTATTAAATAAGAAAAATCCATCCCATTCTCCTTCTTCATTTAATTCACATTCAAAACCCATTAGTTTTGCGTGGTCAAAATCCCATTTTTGTTCAGTTATTAAAAAAACTGGTAATATTTCTTTTCTTTGGGCGTCCACAGCTGTCTTAACTAAAGCTGTTGTTTTACCAGTATCACTATGTCCTAAAAACATATTAATATGTCCCATAGCTGGGCCTGGTAAACCTGTAGCGTCTAAGAAAGCTTCACCTAAATCTAGAAACCTATCTTTTTTAAATGCTGCTTTCTTAGAAAACTTTGACTTTATATCTTTAAAATTTTTCTTTTTTATAGCCATTGGTTATTTTATATTAAAATGGTAAATCTTCGTCTGTTGGTGTGTTAGCTTGTGGGTCAACAGTTGTTGAAGTTGTTGTTTGTGTCATTTGTATTGTTTCAACTGTACTATCACCAAACTGATACTTTTTAAGGTCGTTGTTCCATCTTGGTGTCTCACCTTTTGATACAGCATCAAGATATTCTACCGGTTTTTGTGAATAAACGTCAGTCCAACCTTCTGCATTGTCTGTCCATTCTTTTAACTTTTCTGTCTCTGTAGATAATGCACTTTGGTCATCTGCCATCACCATAGAAATTACTGTGTAGTTTCCTTTTCCGTTTGGTAGTGGTACTGATTTTAACATAAGGGTTAAATCTCTTCCTTCAGTAACATTAGTTATGTCACCTCTTTTTTGAAAGATAGGGATTATTTTATCTAAAGTTCCGTCACCTTTCCAGTTATGTTTAAATCTCCAAAACTTAACACCATCCTCTTCTTTATCCCTATCAATTAGTTTAACGATATAAAACTTTTTCGAACGGTATTGTCTAGCTAGTTCTTTGTCTTTATCGTTACCAGTTAACCTTAGAGCATCTTCAACTTCATTAAGTGGGCTTCTTTCTCCTGTTGGAGAACCATCACCATTTTTACCTGGGTCCATTAACTTTACCCATTTACCGTCTACTTGTACTTCGTGGAAAAACACTTCTTTAAATGGAGAACTACCATCACTTGTAGGTAGAATCCTTATTGTTCTTTCACCCTCTTTTTCACCTTTAGGTAAGAAAGTAGCAAAATATTTTTTTAATCTTTCCTCATTACTGATAAAAGGTTTGTCTGACGTACCATTTGATGTTTGTGTTTTTTCGTACTGTTTTAAGATTGCTTCTAAACTCATAATATTTTTTTTTTATTTTATAATTAATTTACATTAAAATATAAAACGAAAAAACGGGTAAGTCAATTGATTACCCGTTTAATTTATATTATTTATATTTTAATTAAGATTTGTTCCCTAGTACACTGAATTTTTCGTCTTCAAGTTCCTCTTCATCGTCATCATCATCAGCTAACCAACTATTCTTTATGTCGGCATCATTGTAATCACTAACATCGTCACTAGTTAAAACATATTCGTGTTTTTCTGGTTGTTTTTCTAACTCTTCACCTTTCTCATCCCAGAATTGTGATGGTGTTTGAGTAAATGGTCCACTATCTAAATACCTTAATTCTAATTTTTCTTGTGGGGTTTCTGGTTTTAACTCTTCAAATTTATTTTCTAAACTATTCATCTGAGTAACTATTTTATCCATCCCACCTAGTTGAGTTTCTAGTGCGTCTAACTTACCAATTAAATCTTCAATTCTTTTACTCTGAGAAGTTATCTCTTTTGATACCGTGTCAGCTTTTTCACCTGTTTCTTTAGTCATTGTAACAATATCAGTAACATCCAATTTCTCAACATCCGATTCTTCAGTGTCCACATCTAAATCTAACTCATCATCACCTAAATCTAACTCATCATCACTACTTTCTAATTCATCATCACCACTTTCTAATTCATCATCACCTAAATCTAACTCATCATCAGTACCTTCATCATCCAACTCTAGTTCAGCGTCGTCTGTTGTCTCCTCTTCTTGTTCTTCCATGTCTCTCTGAAACCTATTAAATTTTTCTAATCTGTCTGATTTTCCTTGTGTTTGAACAAATCCTGAAGAAGTAGCACCAAGTCCACCAACCGCATGTTGTTCTTCTAATGAATCTACATATCCATTAATATTAGCATAACGCTCTAACTCTTCTTGTATTAATTTGTTAACTCCCATCTTAATCCATTAATAGTGTTCTACCATCTTCAGTAATCATTTTTTTATTAACTCTTTCTATTAACCCGTCTTTTGTTTTAATAGTATAACATTCACCTGTTTTTAAATCACAAACTTCTTCATACCCTTCAGCTGACTCAGTTTTTGTTATTTTAGTTTTTGTTTGATTACCTAGGTACTTGTCTAATTTACCGTTTAAATTTTCCATAGTCTTTTTTATTATAAATATCTTATAGTATAAGAAAGTTAACTATATTTCTAGTTACTATCAACATATTCCCCAACACCATCAAAATTATCCGTCCCACCATATGGACTAGGAACACTTGCTGGTTTTATTGCAGATAGAAACAAAGATGGTCTTAAGCTAACAAAACCGTCTCCTGGTTGAAAATCATCAAAGTTATTAGGGTCATACACAAGTGGAGCCACTAAAGGTTTTATTCTATCGTTTAATTTTTCATTTAGATTTTTACCAAGAGTACCAGTTAAAGCATTTTTCATTTTAAAACAAGGACATCTTTTGTTGGCAAATTCATTATGACCATAAAAAATCATTCCCCAGTCTTGTGATGTTGGCCTTATTGGTACGTTGGTGTGGAACTTACCTATCATTTTAGGTCCAGCCGACCCATTTACATATAAATCTACCTCTTGGGTCCCCATACTCTTTCTGACTTCCAATAAACCAAATTTAAATGCTAAGTACAAAATTAAATCCTCTAAAGAATCTTTTTGCATTAAGGTAGAGTACCCTCCGTTTGAATCTGAGTTGTAGGTTCCCATTTTTGAACAGTTGGCAACTATGGACACACCGACACTATAAGCATTTGCCCCTCTAGTGTGTGCTCCTTTATACTTTGTTGGTCTGGCTTCTAATATTGTCCCATCTGATGGGCTACCACCAGTCCCCCTAGAAATTAGATAATGGTACCCTATACCAGAAAAATCTCTAGTTTTATGTTGTCTATTTATCTCACCCACTGGGTTATTACCATAATCAAGTCCAGCCGTAACGTGTATTATAATTGCTTTTACTTCTGATGGACCACTAAACTGAGGAGCTTTAGAAAACCCTTTTGTGTTTTGTTCATTACCTTCTGGATTAAACCCACCCTGGTTTAAGTTTTTTTCTTGGTTTTTTTGTTTTTCTCTTACTTTTTTAACAAATGACTTAGCTAATTTAGCTACAAAATTTTCTACATTAGGTAATCTGTGAAATGGTACTCTAACACCAGTAAAAGTTGTTGTCATTGTGTTAGGTTGTATTGTGTGTTCCACACCCTGTATAAGATATGGTCCGGTAAACATAGGGACGTTTCTTAATGAAAAATACATAGTTGGTTGGATACAAACATTACCCATACAGGTAACTTTACAACTATAAGACCTGGTTCTGTATACATTAAATAAACTTAGACCTTGTGTGGAAATACTTCTATCATTTGCACTTTGTGCTAGTTGTTCTTCTATAATAAAACTTTCAGCTGTTGGTTTTGTATCTGAGGTATCTAAGTTAATTCCTTTGAATATGTTTTGATTCTCAATACCAAAGTCCACAGCAAAAGACATTACTTTATTACATTTTTTAGGGTCATTACAATTAGAAAATAGTGGGTTATCCGCTGTTCTTCCCATTAAAAAAGAATCACTATTATATCTATTAATTGGATTCTTTACGTCTGGTAGTGATGAAGTTTCACCAATATACTGACATAAGAATTTCGGTGATGAGTCTATGTAGTCCACTTCCAAATGGGTACCAAAAAGAGAATTAGCCTCTTCTGTTGTACTGTATTTAGAGTATTCTTGACCATCATTGGTCGAACCATAAAAATTAATGTAAGATGGTAATGGTAGAAAATTAAAGTTTTGATTATCTAGTATTGAACCTATTAAACCTAACAAATTTAAACTACCGTTTGCTGGGTTGGTTAGGGATTTAAACGCATCTAAACCTATAATTGCAGTATCACCAATGTCCCTATTAGCTATATCTAAAAATAAAAAATCTTCAAACAATAACTTTCTTTCTATTTCTTCACCAGAAATCCATTTATCGTTTATTACCCTAAAAGTATTATATAAATCTAATTTTAACTCATCACTTTGTATCGCTGAATCTTTTTTAAAGTCATCTACTTGTCCCGCGTCTGGTATTGTAGGTAGGTCTTGTTTTAAATCATAAAAAAGTTGATTTAAATGTTTAAATTGTCCATCATCTAACTTTTCTACAATTTCAGTTTTTATTTTTTGTATAAAGTCGGCATTAAAATTACCAGTGGATGGTACTGGGGTAAAAGCGTTGGCAACATTTGTATAGTTTAAACTATTGGCTGTCGAACCATTTTTTACTCTTTCTGTAACATATATCTTAATTATTTTTCTAAGTAATTTTATATTATCAACAGTAAAGTCTATATTCATTTCTCGGAAAAAATCAGTTATCTCAGAACCTTGGTCACTATATATTAAACTTAAGTGTTCTGGGTCACCTAATTGACCAACCTCTAGTTGTAGTGCTTTCCAAGCTGCCCCATTGTTTAATTGTGATGTGGCTAGTGGTATTTCTGGGGGTAAATTACTACTATATTCCCCAAAAGTGTAATAGTTTTGGTCACCAACAAATGTTCTTAATGCTTTAACATTAATATCTTTAGGGTTGTAGAAGTTAAAAGCTACAGACTCAGAAAGAAATAAAGCTAGTGTTCGGTTGGTTTTATTTAATTGTGCTTTGGCTAGATTATAACCAAATTGTGTGTCAGTATCCGCATCTTCAACATTACTTTGATTTACAGTCATAATGTTTCTCATAACCGATTGGAATGTTTTTAAATTAGTTTGACCTATTTTACTACCAGTTACATCCTCTGTTACCGTACCAGCACTAAAAGCATTTACTGTGGGGTTAAACTCTTCTTCTTTTTGTGAAAAGTTTAAAAAGTATTCTTCGAAACTATCTAGAATTTCAGGGGAAAAAACATCAAAAATTTCTTCAATTGTACTGTAGTCACCACCTGTTGATATGTGGAATGCTCTTTGTTCTTTTTCTAGGTTATTTACTTTTTTAAGATATTGTCCTGGTGTTGGTTTACTTAATGGTGTATGTTCAAAATACCCGTAGTTTGACATACCCCAACAAAATCTTGCGTTACCATTATGTGTAACAGGGTTATTTGTTAAATTAAAAGGGTCCACCTCAAAACTTAACTGTTCTTTTTTAATTGCAGCACTAGGGTATAAAATATATTGTGATTCTGTGTACCCAGTAGTAAAAGCTTCTTTGCTAGTGTCGTAGTATGTATACCAGAATTGGCAATTAACATCTCCATTGGTTGGTGACTGTGGTGGTGAAATGTCTAAGTCGTCTGAGTGTTTAACATTTAAAGCGTCTATATTTATAAAATTATTTATTTCTGTACTTGTTAATGGTACACCGGTTACTGGTACAGAATTATATAGTAATTCACTAGTAACAAAATAATGCATTAAATTATTTAGTTCTGGGTAGAACCCAACATTTATTTTTCTAAAATTACCCCCTATATTCCAATCTCCAGAAAAAATTATTTGACTGTAGTTCTCACCTATGTTAAGGTTGTATTGGTTGATTAGTCCACTGGTATCGTTAAAGTTTTTGTTAGCGTCAAAGTCAGTCCACACAGAATCTAAAATATCCACCCCAGTCTCAATAAAATTCTTATAACGATGCCAAATACTACCATATTTTAAAATCCAAGCGTACGGTAATGGGTGGACTGCTGATAACTGGTTAAGTGTACTAAATACATAATCACCGAATTCAGGCATCTTAGCGTCGGGTTTTAATTGTTTAATTGTTAATTCCCTTAAACTCGCTAAAGGCAATGAATTTAAAAATAAGTATGAAGCTTTAGTATATGGGTTTGGTACTTTATTTATTTCGTTTAACACACCTTCCGACATAGCATTAGTAAAGTATGGTGTGTTTAACATAGAAGTTAATTGTCTATCAAATGTTTCACCATTTACATATGTTTCGGTATAATCTACAGTACCTTCAGTTAAAAATAGTCCGTTGTTTATGGACTTATGTTCTGCATTATTAGACTGATTGTATATTGTTTTTTCTCTTGTATTTATTTCTTCAAAAAAGTTTTTCCAACTGTTAGCGGTGTTTAATATATTTATAGTTCTTTTTTCTAAATAATCCCTATATGTCTCAATCATTGTACTAGTTGTCCACCAAGCGTCACAGAAAAAATGTGGTGGTGTAATACAGATTGTATCTTCAACACCTTCTGCTGTGGACAATAATGAAGTAAATGATTTTATTGAGTCACCATAAACTAAAGAATTAGTTAAACTTATTAATTCTTGTCTAGAACTAATATATTTACCGTTAGCTAAGTTTATTTTTGTCCATGGACCGTATAGAATCTCACTTGTTGAACTGTCAATTTCTTCACCTTGTGTTAGATTAAAATCAGCTAGAGGGTAGGTGTCTAATATGTTATCTGTTTCTGGTTGTGTTAATAAAGCCTCCTTCATTCTAACCACTTGGTCTTGTATGTCTAATTCTGTGGATTGGTATTGTGCGCTAACCAATAAAGAATAAGGGTATATTTTAAATCTACTATTATTTATTTTTTCTCTAACGTATGGGGTAACGTATTCGTCCCTCACTAATAGTTGGTAGTCCGTTAATGGTGCTATAGTTCTTAAATACAATAAGAAAGTATTGTAGTCCCATGTTTGGTTTTTTAGTAGTTCTTGTAAATCAAAAAATCCATTTGATTTTTCTAATATCGTTGCAGTTTCAAATTTAGCAATATTTTTTAATAGCAAGTCAGATGTGTTCTGTTTGTATCTAAATTGTATTCCAGAAAAGAATCCGTGGATTGTAGACCTATCCCATATTTCATATGTAAAGTCCACTTCATTAGAATTTTGATAACTGTTAGTCCCGAACACGTCAAATGATGTTGTTGGTACCCAATTCTCCCCTATCATAGACCCACCAAAATTAAAAGTATTTTGTCCAGTATCTTTAATTGTTGAAGCTTTTAAGAATTCCTCCACAAATTCTACTTCAGGCCAAGATTCATTTTTATAGGCTTTAGTTTGTGATACAACTTTAACAGCTCCTGGATATGTTGTAACAAAAGATGTACCACCATCATCATTTTCTTCTCTAACATAATAATGAGGCCAAGGATAAATAAAATTATCTTCTGGTAACTCAGAACTAGTAGCTCCTTTTCCACTTCCTTTTACAGCGTTTAATCTATCTGGATTATTTCTTTGACCCATAGAATTTAAATGAACATCATTAAGTAATCTAAGGAATGTGTCTGCATTAGCTATAACCATCCCCAGTAAATTTCTAACTGTTGGTCTAAACCCTAAACCTTGTTCACTTTCGATTACTTGGTTAACTAAATCTGTTAGGTTTTTTTCAACTGCTTGTCTTTTTTCGTTAAATTTAGTAAATATGTTACTTATCTTAGTTTCAAAAGAAGATGGTGTACCTTCAAATATAAACCACTCTAACCCATTATTTTCCCTACCTTCTGGAGCAAGTGTGGTAAAGTCTTGATATCTTATATCTATGGGTATAGCTTTTGGTCCTGCTTTACCAAATGTAGGGTTTTCTGTTAATTGTTCATTATGTTCAGCTATTACCTTTTTTAGTTTATCTCTTCCTGCTTCACGTTTAGGTAGGTCGTCTTGGTAACTTTTTTTCCAACTATATACGGTAATGTCTCTTACGTCGTCATGGTATTCGTTTAAACCCCCAACATCCATAAATGTCCTTCTCCAACCACCACTATCCATAACCTTAGCAGTGTAAGATTCCAATATTCTTTCATATTTGTCTATATCGTCTAAAGATTTTAAATTTTGTTTTTTTAATTCTTTTTCTATAGTTTCTTCTAGTGTTTTAGCTTTACCAGCTAACTCTCTAAGTGTTAAGTGTGGTACTGAATCACCTAATAAATCATTTCTTTTATAGTTTTCGTAAACTTCGTTTAGGGTTTGCATCCCTTTTGTGGTTGTAAAACTATCTACATCATCATTTTCTACGTTTGTAACAGAGTAACTCCTAGCATACATGTATGGTGCATTAAGTAATTGTGAAACATTTATATCAGCTAATAGTGCTGCCACCCTACCAATAAAATCACAAGTAACGGTATAGTTACCAGTTTCAGGGTCAAAATTAGCGTTAAATTTTCTAAGCATTAGGTGGTATTGTACCGCTTTACCATAATACCCTTTTAAAGTTAGTAAGAAAAGTGGGTATGGTAGATTAAAAAACACAGCATAAGCAGAATTGTTACCCTGTTCAAATAGTGTTTTACCTCTAACGTCAATAAATGTCATATTTACTTGTGGTATGTATGACCTATCATAAGTAACACTTATATTAGATATACCAAAAGACTCACTATCTAATCTGTTTTTAATACTTTCTGACGTATAGTCTAGTCCAGAAAATGGGTCTTTTTTTGTTGTAAACATCTTTTGGTTTACTGGACCTCCTTGGTTGGCACCACCCGTTTCAGTGTCTGTCCAATCAGATGTCATATAGTCCTTACCCCCTGGTTTTAAAAAATTAATCTTACCTTCGAACACATCAACTAAAGATTCTGTTTCCATACCAGAACCAGTAATAACTTTACTTCTAGGTACTACCCTAGCTTGTAAATTTGCGTATATTGTTAACTCCTCCTGATTAACTAGTCTATCTTGTGGGTTACCGTTATTATCCACTACCTTATTAGGGTCAACTAAAACTATATTGTTTTCAGCAAATTCGACAAGTATGTTGTCGCTATTATAAATTTCATTAGCCATATAGTTTTACTAGTAGGTGTTTGTTGTGTTAGGGTTATTTAAGTCCTCATCGGATTTACCATAATAAAAATAATAATCATCAACAGATTGTTTATACTGTTGTAACGAAGCTACTAAAGGATAAGGAACAGTCAATACTCTACCGTCTTTTATATTCCACTCTAACCCACCAGCGTCTGGGTTACCCTGTAGGATTAGCCAACCAAAATATGGAGAACCATAATACTCTTGGCTTATTTTATCCAATCTAGATTTGCCCACCTTATAAATAACTTTTTTATCTGATGGTTTTGGGGTTATCCTTATAAACGGTACGCTTTTTGGTTTACCGTTTATAGTGAATTGTTGGTACCTATTATAGTAATCTGACATTTTATTTAAATTTTAAATTAAAGGTTGTGTTAGTTTCATTTTCTAATGTGTTAACTCTTCTTATTATTTCTTCATAACTAGCATCTTCTACTTTTACATACGATAATTTTCTTTCTTTATCTGTTTTTACGTCACATATAGTAGTAGCATCACCATTAACTGGTAACCCTTCAACTATATTACTTTGTCCCTCAGGTGCAAATCTTTGTGATACTTGTTGTTTAGCTGTTACCATATTACCTAAGAAATAATCTTCGTTTATAGATATACAATCACCAAATGACTTTATAGTTTCCTCCAACCATGTTGGGTCAGACGAACCAATTTCTAAAGCTTCCCGGATTCCATCCCATAAAGAACCATTATTATTAATATATGGTTTGTAATTTTGTTTAAAGTATTGTAGGTTGGTTGTCATAACACTATCTGTAATTGATTTATCAATAGCGACATGTGAAAAAGCAAACACTGAGGATGCGTCAGCACTTAATCTATTACTTTGTGTTGGGGCTATTTCTATTTGACTTACGAACGGTAGTACCGTCCCACTAGAAAATGCTACCATCCTACCTGGTTTGGTTAATGTAAATGGTGTCGACAATGACGAGGTGGATGAAGTACACAGACCACCTTGTTCATAACAAGACACACTTATATCACCATTAAACACAGCGGAATAATACGTCATAACATTAGTTAAATATTCATAATCTAAACCTAACTCAATTAATGTGTTTGCAGCTTGTGTTGGTTGGTTTGGTGGGGAGGATGATGAATGTACGTCACCACTACTCCCAGATAAACTAAACACCGTAGTTTTACCATCAGTAATATAACCATCACACCCTCTACCAATGGCATTCATCCTATTCACGTTATGTATATAATCTAAAGCTTTATTTCTCATACCACTTTCAGTAGATACTAAAACATCAGCCATTTCTCCTTGTACTTCTTCTGCTTTTTCTTTTAAGAAATTTCTAAGTCTTCTTTTTTGTTTATTACTAGGCCCAGTAGTTTGTTGTTGTTGTTGGATGTATGTTAGGTCGTTATCGATATCTTTTATGAATGAATCGAAGAACGTATTTAATTTAGCTTGTGGGTCTAGTGGTATTCCAACAAAATTTGCTGGTATTGTGGTATATGTGCCCACACCAGTTGTTTTATAATATTCCCCATTTGCCCAGTCTTTTTCAGTGTATAGTAATTGGACCCACCCATTACCATAATTAGACATTATTTTTTCTACTTGGTTTGTGGTAAATGTCATATACTCATAAGCTGAAGAATTAAAATCATTAAATGTTGTTTTGTATATTATGTTTCCAGACTCTCCACTTGCTGACACTGTTGGGTTGTCTCTGTCTCCAATTGTTAACCCGTCATTTTCTGACGTATCTAATTCCTCTATTATAGCAGCGTCATCTTCAGGGTTACCAGCCCCACTACCTTGTGTTTGACCAATTAAATCTTGGTTTGCGGCTAACCAAGCTTGTTCATCAATATCGTCATCTGTAACAGTTAGGAATGCTCTATCATCAAACATCTCTGTATTTGCATAATAATTAAACGAAAGAGCATTTTGTAACCTATTAACCGGTTCTTTCAACCCTTGTCCCCCAATATAGTTAAATGTAATGTTAACAGATGCTATCATGGGTTGTACACCAATACCTTCTGGATTTAAATCAAATAAATTATCGTCATAAGTAATAGATAGTTGTTGTATAGCTATTTTTGTGTGGTAAAAATCACCCACCCTTAATACACAGATTGGTGGTGCTCCAAAAGCTGTGTTTCTTGCGGCGTCTTCAGTAGATAAAATCCCATCCCCTGTTTTTGTAGGAATGGTAGCACCTGGTCTAACACACTGATTTAGGAATGTTAATCTACTATTTAAACCTTCTGGAGTCATTGAATGAAAAGCTGGGTGAAAAAACTTGAATTTTTCTTTAAGTGTATCAAATATAAATTCATTTTCTTCTTGTAGTAAATCAAAGTAGTCACACTCGGTAACCATTTTCATTAAAACTTTATTAGCTATTTCTCTTCTTGTGTTTTTTTGTCTCTGTTGTTTTATTTTTTCTTCTGGTGGTGTAGGTCTTTCTACCCTACGTGGTGGTTTAGGTGGTTTAGGTGGTTCAGGGTCTTTAAGTATTTCAACACCAGTAATTCTAACCGCTCTACAGTCTGCAGCACCTGCAGTATACACTGAATTTGGACCTGTCTCTGCGGTATTACAAAAACTCTCACCTAAAGCTTGTGGACCGGGAAACTGTAATCTTCCATTATCCATATAACTTTTAAAAGCTAATCCCCCATCTAACAGATACGCTTTAAACATTTTTTCTACCGAATTTAATCTTCTTTTTGATAGGTTATTATTGTAACTAGCTGAAGCTATTGAACTGGCAGACCCTTCCATATTTAATATTACAGTGTAAAGTCCGGTGTCTAAAACTTCTTTAAGAGCTTTAGCAAAAGCTGGCCATCTAGTTAGCCACTGATTTTTCGCACCGTCTGAGTCATCAAAGAAGTTTTGTAAAGCTGATTTAGATTCTTCATTTGGTGCTCTATTAACGTGTTCTGTAACTGAGTTGTCTGTAGCTAAATAACCACCAAATTTAGATTCACTTCCTGCGGCACACTCAACGTAACTTACCGAAGACGTAGTTTGTGTTGTATTAGGGTCGGGATAGTCATTATCAAAGAAAAAAGACAGTGGTGGTTGTATAAAAGATTGTAAATCTGGAATATCTGTGGTTGGTACTATCGTTCCCGGTTCACCATCATTAGTCTCAACTAATAGTTCCTGTATGGAATCGTTATCCATACCTGGTGTATTAAGCATTTCTTGTATTTGAGTTAGTTCGTTTACTGAGAATTGTTGCCATTTTCTAGCTAAATCATATATATCGTATTTTTTACACCCAGCGAAAAAAGAATCAAGAATTTCATCCGTTTCTTTAGGTCCTAATTTTTGTAATTCTTTTCTAACAAGTAAGTTTAAAATACTGGGATGGTCAACTACTATCTTAAATTTTAAATTACCACTTCTATCTGTGTGGTTATATGTGTATATTGGTTCTGGTCTACCAACAAACTGATTGGATGTCCAATTAGGTTGACTTGCTTCATCTACAGATAGGTCATAAGGGGGAAACCACATAATCCTACCACCATTTGGTCCTCTTTCACAAGCTGGTAAATCGTTATACGTTAACCCTTTTTGTGTGCTTGTTCTCCAAGCTAAATTTTCTAAAGAGAACATATATTTTTTAACTTTAGAATCGACTATATTAGTGGACCCTTTTCCACTTTCGTCTGTTCTCCAAGGAGCAATATTTAAATTATAAGGACTATCTAACACAGAATAAGTTTCAAATCTATGATTCATAGATTTTTTCTGTAGTTTACTATAATTGTAGTAAGGGACATCTTTAGTCCATATTCTACAATATTCTCTAGGTTGTTCAATACCTTTAGAATCTACTGGGTCAGAATTAACAAATCTTCTAATTCTAGAACCTTTAGTTAATTCTTTATACCCATCATTAAACACCTTGCTTACTTGATTCATAGCATGGGAAACCGACTTAAGTCTAGCTCCACCTTTTGGGATGGAATCTATAATTTGTTGGGTAACGTCCATTATGGAATCCTCTCTAAAGTCATAATTTGTAGACCTTGTATTATCGTAACCACTTGGTGTATCATAAGTAGGGGTGTCATCTGTTGACCCTTCAAACCCTTGTGTTGTACCAGGTACTTGTGGCCCTGGTGGTTTATCCCCAAACCCTAAGAAATTACCTACTTGTTGTAAGAAACCACCTTTAGGGGTATCTTCAGTGTACCAAGTAAATCCTCCAGGTACATTTCCTTGGTTGGCATAGGCTAATCCTTTCATACCAAAATTATAATCGTTAGAATCAAATTCTTTGGCTACAACATCTGGTCCATATATAGGTACGTAATTTTTACCAGCGTATGTGTTATTTGGTGGACTAACCATGTCAGCTATTCTATTCCTTGGGCCACCAACATATTCCGGCATGTTTGGTGGTTGATTCCCAAACCCAAGTATTCCACCACCAATAAAATCAATCGCTTCACCTATTGCTGCTCCCACCGCTGTTTGTGCTTGTGCTCCTTCACCATAATTTGGACCATATTTGTTGTATCTAATATGTTTAAACAATGATGATTTTGTTCCACCAGCAGTGTATTCTAAAAATCTTTGTGACGCGGATTGTCTTCTACGTGGTATACCAACTAAACTACCTAATATTCCTGTTATATCAGAAACTATTTTACCCGCGGTAGACAATCCACGAGCTGGTTCTAATTCAAAATAATCACCAGGAATATAAGAAAATGGTATATAAACACCAGTTAGTCTAGATACAAAATCTAGTCCTTTACCAATTAATCCTTTTGGTACTGTTATTGTGTTGTCTCTTTCTATTAGAGATTCTCTACCAGTAACAATATCTAAAGCCATAAATGGGTCTTTCATAGCATCAACAAAATTAAGTCTTCCTACTGTCTCTTGGTATAGTTCAAAAGCAATCCTAGTTTCAAACTCTTTTCTAAGTTGTTGTGCACCATATTGTTGTAGTAAACTATCATCTAAAACCTTACCAGACAGTAAACCGGATGAATCTACACTACTTAATATTTGTAATGGAGAATAATATTGGGCAACAGTCATAAATGGATTAGCTCCAAATAGACCAGCTCCAGTTTCAGGTGGTGAAAATGATGGGTAATACCCTTCGTTTACTCTTGCTATATTTTGAGAGGCTGTATATATTTGTACCCAATTTTGGTATCCACCTGGGGGACCGTAAATATTTGCTAGATAGGATTTGTCAATAAAAAATTCACCAGCTAAGTCTACGGATGGTTGGTCAACAACCGACATATCTCTAGTACCTTCCAAGAAATAAGTACCAGGTGTTACAGAAGATATTATACCAGCAGAACCCGCTGGGTCTTCTAGATTTTTAACCATCATTTGTTGTCTTAGGTATTCTGTTCCGTTAAAACTAAGTAAATTTAGTGGTGTATTTTGTGGTATTATTGCCATTTATCTTCTTTTTTAATTTAAAACATATCCCTTGCCCAACTCAACAAAGTCAGGTTTACCTGTCATCGAAACTTGTTGGAATCTTGATTTTAGGATTTGTATGTATTGGTCATTGTTTAATATTTTCATAGGGTCTAAATTACCTAAGTTTTTACCATCTAAAACAATTTTTATTGTACCACTAGTTTCTTGTTTAACATTAATGTTATCCATACCACTAACCACATTACCTCCATTTACATTAGTTTGTTCAAAAGAAGTGCTGTAGTCACCACCAGCGATTGTACTAGCTAAATCTCCAGCCCCCAAATTAGTTTGACCAACTTTACCCATATCCACAGCAAAAACTGTGTCATCATTAGATACCGTAGCTACACCTTGATTGGATAGTATAGAGGCGGGTCCTTCGGTAGCATAATCATTAACCGAAAAATGTCCAGCAAATTTTTCTATTCCAGTATTAAAATATAATAACCCTCTGTTAGCCATTTCATCAAAAGTACTTTGTTTTCCAAAATAAGGTTCTAGGTTTTCTTGTTCACCAGGACTACCCATAACAACGTTACTTAGACCACTTACAATTCCTTGGGATAATTTATCAGTTAAAAGTTGTACTGTTTCTGTATCTATAGTTACGGCCGCTCCAGCCATACTTTCATTTAGGTCAGCAAACGGGAAATTTTTAATTAAGGAGGCCTCCAACGCTTTTCCTGGTGTTTCCATTGTTCCCGCTATAACCTCAAGAGCGTTTAGTTGTTGAATCATCAGTTCTCTTTCGTCCATACCAGCAAACTTATCATCTTGCATTTTCTGGTCTTCCATTTGTTTTCTTAAAGCTTCAACTTGTTCTACCCCTAAGTCTTGTAACTTAACCATTTTATCATCAACAGCAATTTCGAACTGTCCACCTTCACCCATAGTAGCCATACCTTCTACAAAACTTTGTAATTCAGCAGCATCATCAGACTGTAAAAAGTCTAAACTAAACTGATTCTGCATCATATCAAACTTATGTTGTTGTTCCATCATTCTAACAAACTCCTCTCTAGTCATATCTAACTCAGACGCTAAAGCTCCTATTTGTCTTATTGATGTTGGTGGTATTTCTAATCTGTTGGTTTCTTCATTAAACACAGCTAAATCTCTACCTGCTCCAACTAAACTTTTTTGTAGACCTTCTAAGTCATTAGTGGCCATATACATTAACTTAAATGGGTCAGCTAGGTCACCAGCAGCACCACCTAAAACTTGTAGGTTAGCAGCTAATTCTATAGCACCTTCTGGACTCATAACTTTTTCAGCTAGATTTACGACTTTACCCATGTCCAACCCTAATTTCTGAGCTTGTGCTGCCATTCTAGCAAACCCTTTAACACCATCCGCAAAGTTATAACTGTTAAGGGTATCCATTCTACCAGCGATATCACCCATGAATTTGTCAACATTAATACCTTGCATTCTGGCTACTTCAGCCATTTCCATGGTCTTATCTACGGCATCACCCATGGATAGTCCCATTTGTTCAAACCCTTTAACTACTTCAGCAGACTCTTGTGCTGTCATATTTAAAGAAACTGACATAAGTGTTAATCTTTCTAGGTCTTCACTACTAATAGATAGATTTTTACCTACTTCATCACTTATTTCCGCTAGGGTTTCGAATGTTCTTGTGGTGTCAATTCCAAATTTATGAAGTTGTACAGCTGCGTCTAATACACTAGCTGATGTTTGTTGTTGTAAACTACCTACCTGACCAAGTTGTGTAACTACTTGTTTTCTTAGTGTTAATTCTTGGTCTATTAAGCTATTAATTTGTTCTCTAGCGACCACCCCAGCTTCGTCTGTTTTACCTATTTGGGTCATCAAACCTAAGTTCTCAACCTGTTTACTGACTGTCTGTGATATTAGCCCTAAATAATCTTTAGCTCCTGTTGTGTCTGGTTTGGGTGTGTTAACGTTACTGGATTTGTTTTGACTTGTAATTTTAGCTCGACTATTAGCGTCAATATTCATCCACTCACTTTTACTTAAACCGTAATTATCCCATATCTGTGCCATAGCATTGTTTTATAGTTATAAATAGTGGGGTTTAAATTTCTAACGCGATTTGTTTTGGGCTTTGTTTTTTGCCTGTTCCCTAGCTTCGTTCCTTTTTTCAAACTCACCGATTAACTTTCCTAAATAATAACGTCTTTCAAAAATTGGCATGTTATATACCGATTCATGCGAAAAATTACCGTATTTTACGAGGTAATAGACCTCATCAAGCACAGCTTGCCTATACTCCGAAGAAAGGACGAAAAAACTCCGCCCCAAATGCCACACGGGATGTGACCTTTTCTCCTGACGGGGCTGTTGTTGAAATTGTTAAATCGAGACCTGGTTTATTACCAGTTATGAATTTTCTAAGTGATTGTGAATCTTTAATTGGCATGGCTTGAATCCATATGGATAGTTGTTCTGGACTTCGTTCACCGTCAATCTCTTTTATTAACAGTTCTAATCTCTTAGTTACTGCGGGTACCACTTGTGACCCTTTGTATTGGTCTTGTAGTGTTTCTAAAACTTTTTCTTCATCGGCACTTAAGAATTTAAATTTAGCTCTTTTTTGGGATACTGGGAATATGTACTCAAATTCCCCCTTCTCATCAGGTTTTAAATCAAATTCTTTAAAAGATACAGCTCCTAAGTCAACAACATAATCAAAAGATTCTTGTGTTTTAGGGTCAACTAACTTTAGATTGTAATCACTACCATAAGCCGTATTTCTTAAAAATATTAAAATAGCTTCTTTGTCACAATCTAATAAGTCTTCTACTTTAATGTCAGACGCTACTAATTTTCTACGTAGTAATTCGTTTATTAAATTTCCTTCTTTAACTAAATTTTGTGAAGTTAGTACATTTTCATCAGATGCTGTTAAATAGGTTACCTTTACTGAACTAATCTTGTTTTTGTAAAATATACCTTTAGAAGGTAAGGTAACCACATCATAAGGAACATTGATTTCGTGTTGTGGTTGATATGTTTGTGTTGGGTCCATAATATTTTTTCTTGTGAAAAACTTAAAGTTATTTTAATTAAAGTAAACTACTTCTTTATATTAAATATGAATAAAAAAAAATCCATACCTATAAGATATGGATTAATTAATTTTTTGTAAACTATATTAGTAAACCAATATACATCTGTCTGGTCTTAAAGTAGCTGATATATTAGCTAACCCCTCATCACTATATGATAGGTCGTTGAAGTTTACGTCGGTTAAGAATGTCCCTTGTAAAATCCACTTTTCCACTACAACCCCAGTAGGGTCTAGCATTTCCAAGTCAATGTCTTTTTTATATCCAGCAGCGTACCCCATTCTACCTGTTACTGATTCTGCGTGTAGTCTAGTCCACTCCATTAACGCTTGTGCAGCTGAAGGCCCTATCGGGTCCCTGAAGGTTACGTTTATTGTGTTCCAAACAAATCTACCAGCAACGTACGTTGAGGTGTTTAAAAAAGGAATCTCTACGGACCCTATTGATATGTTCGGTCTTGATGTACTTTCCACATACCACTCATTAATACCCAAAGAAGAAGGGAATCTTAAAATAAACCGATTTTTCTTTTTCGGTTCATAGGGTATGGGCATTTTCATTAATAAATCAGCCATGTCTTATTTTTTTGTTTTAAAGTCTTTATTTACTAATAAATATACAGTTTGTTAAAAATAGTTAGGTTTTAAACCTTTACTTGCAAAATATATATTATAGTGTTATATGCATAAATAAATATATGCTTTTTAATTATTTAATATAAAGCATGCTTTATAAAAAGCTTGCTATTTAATTCTTTAGGCAATCTAGCTTTAAGCTTCCTCATTTCTTTAATGTTCTTTATATCGTCATCTATAAACAATATTTCATTATAGACGTGTAACAAGGATTCCATCACCTCCGCTTTTTTCTCGTAGTCAGTAACCCCTTTTAACCCCTTTACTCTTTTAGAGTCATTTATAGCGTATACGTTTTCTCTAGTCAATTTATCACCAATAGGTATTAACTCACCTTCTTTATTTTTATACATCAACCAATCTTTTAACCCTTTAAATACTACATCCTCTGAAGACCTTGCTGTTAATATTCCTAACTGGTAACCCCTAGATAACAAGTCATCCATAATCTCTAGATTAGATACTATAGGTTCTGCTTGGGATATTGACCTTTTTATTTTTATCGGGTCTAAAAAGTCTCTATAGTCGTAATAGTTCTTATTTTCCTCTGTAACATCTTCATGAGCATAGTCTGATGGTGTTAATTTAACTTCACTACTATCTGTAGGTAAATTTCTATATATGTAAATTTGTGAGGGTTTTAAAATAGTATCGTCAACATCTAATAATATTAATCTATTTTGATTAACACTTTCACTAATAATATTTTTTTTAACTATGTAAGGCATGTTTTATTTAAAATTAGATAGAAATGGGTATAACTCATCTTCTTGTAGTATCTTAGTTATAGAAGGCATCATCCACGGAGATATGTTAGATATTTTCATTCCATTAGTTAACCAGATAAAAACTTGTGAGTTTTTTAATGCACTTACTTGAGCCTCTCCGAAAGTACCAGCACCAGCAGTACCATCAAAATTAATTAGATTTGTATCACACACTTTTAACATATACAAATCTTGAACCACTATTTGGTCTCTAATTTTTTCTCTAAATACAGCAAATTCTTCATCGTTTAGTTGGTTAGATTTCCAGGCTTTAAATAACTTTTGGAACTCTTCGTCCTCATCTCTTACTGTTTCAGCTCTAAGAGGGTTTAATATAGCTGGTGTTTCTATCCCTTTAAAATCCATAGTACCGTTAGTTACCAAATCAAGTAACCTATCACCCTTAACCACATGTCCTTCTCCGAAAAAATCCTCTATTTGTGTTCTCCAAGACATAGCGTCTGTAGCAAAATCTATTCCACCACCTAAATACATTGCTCTGGGAGTAAAAATTCCATTCATGTCCTTAGGGTCAAGAACCTTTAACATTTTTATAGTATCTTCCATTTCTTTAGCACTAGCGTTAATTAAGTAATCGGATGCTTTATCGGTTAAGTATCTTTTAAACCACTTACTTATTTGGTTAAATACATTTCCAGAAGATTTTAATTCTGGTATACCACCATATTCTATTTCTTCTAATTCCATAGATTGGTCTGAAGAAACTAACATTTCTAATTGATTTTGTAATTGACTTCTTAAATTGTATGGTAGTGAATAAATCTCATCGTATGTTGTAGTTTTATCTTCTTCATATTCCCTTAAAAGATTTTTAATTCTATTTCTCATTAGTATTCCGTATTATCTATTTTATTACCGACCATTATGTCTTTAGCTGCTGAAGTACCTAATCTAGTAGCTCCAGCATCAATCATTGCCCTGGCGTCATCTTTACTATAAATACCACCAGATGCTTTAACTTGTAGTGGTCCTGAATTTGATTTCATAATACTTACGGCTTCTGGTGTCGCTCCTACTGGTCTACCATCATCAGTTTTATAAAACCCGGTTGAGGTCTTAACAAAAACATTCTTGGCATTTTGTACACCCACAGTCTCTATTACTATTTTACTAATTAACCTTGTAAGTTCAGATATTTCCTCATTGTTTAAAGCTGCAGACTCTATAATCCATTTAACCACTTTTCCGTCTTCTACACCAATAGCTGTGCCTTCACTAACCTCTTTCATTACTGTATCTAGGTCACCACCCTTAAAAGCTTTATAATCCACAACAAAATCTAATTCATCCACACCATCCTCTATAGCTTTTATAGCTTCATCCATTTTTGTACCCTGTCCAGTATCACCATTAGGAAACCCTATAACGGTACCAACTAACACATTAGCCCCCTTACTATCTATGAACTCACGAGCTGATTTAACGTACTCTGGTCTTAACATAACTAACTTCATGTTATGGTCTATCGCATCTTTAATTGTATTAAAAACTATATCGTCGGTTTCTTCCTCCCCTATACCTGCCTGTTCTGGGGTTTTTAAATAAGTAGAATCTAAGTAAGACGATAAATTATCCTCTTCTTGTTCCTTTATTACCATTAAAGACTTAATTCTTTTTATTTCTTCATTTAACATGTGGTTCTTGTTTGTATATAAATATATTTATAATATATAAAATGTCATAGGAAACAATGAGAGAGTTAATTAAAAAAATATTAAAGGAGGGGTTTTTGTCTGAGGCAAAAAAAACATTCTTCAAACGGGTCACTTTACCATATGATTATAATTCAGTTAAGGGTTTTGTTGGGTATGAGACAATGTGGGAACACTACAATAAACACTATAAAGGTTACACCACCAAGTTAAACGAAGCTTTATCTAAAAGAAAAAACCCAAATACTGACATAGAAAAGATAATTAGGGGAATTAAAAACTACGATACATTTACAAGAAATAACGCTGGTGGGTATTATAACCATAGTTTATTTTTTAGAGATTACATAACACCTAAAAAAACAGAACTATCAAAAGAACTAAAAACTAAAATAAATAAGGACTTTGGTTCATTGGATAATTTTAAAAGACAGTTTGACGAAGAGTCAACAAAAGTATTTGGTTCTGGTTGGTGCTGGTTGGTGATTAAAAATGGGAGACTAAAAATTGTTAGTACCCCAAACCAAGATAACCCACTAATGGATAATATGGGTGAGCCTTTATTAGGTTTAGATGTTTGGGAACATGCATACTACTTAAACTACATGTCCGATAGAAAAAAATATATAAAGAACTTTTGGGGTGTGGTTAATTGGGCTAAGGTATCTAAAAAATATGTAGAACTAAAATAAAATAAATAAACTAAAATCTATATTTATTAGTATGAAGATAAGACTCACGGAATCACAAGTAAAAAAATTGATGATGTTCCAACCAGGTAATGAAATTAACTTGGACGAAAAGAAAAAGGATGATAGGTGTACTAGAATAGCTAAACAAAAATACGATGTTTGGCCATCAGCTTATGCTTCTGGGGCAGTGGTTAGATGTAGAGCTGGTAAGATTTGGAAAAAGTTAAAAGAGGAAGATGTTTTAGAAAAAACCGATTTCACAAAAGAAAAGGATAAAGGGTTACACGGTTGGTTTGAACGACAAGGAGCACCTGGAAAGACTGGTGGGTGGGTTGACTGTAATACTTGTAATAACGGTAAGTGTAAACCTTGTGGTAGGGGTGAAGGTGAAAAAAGAAAGAAACCTAGGTGTAGACCCACTCCAGCTGCTTGTAAGGGGTTTAAAAATGAAAGTATTATAGAAGAAGCTGAATATAGGGGTAGAAAAGTAAAATTAAATAAACCCACAAGAGGAGATGTTAAAAAGTTCAAGGTGTATGTTAAGAACGAAAAAGGAAATGTGGTTAAAGTTAATTTTGGTCACGGAGGAACTTCAGCTAAAAAGAAGGGTGAAAAAACCATGAGAATTAAAAAATCTAACCCAGCTAGAAGAAAATCGTTCAGAGCTAGACATAAATGTGATACCCCAGGTCCTAAATGGAAAGCAAGGTATTGGTCTTGTAGAGCTTGGTAGTGAGGGAATTAATTAAAAAAATACTAAGGGAAGAATTTCTGTCGGAGGAAAAGGTAATTGGGTTTGGACAACCAAATAATAACTTTGTTGTTATTGCTGGTGGACCAGGAGCTGGTAAAAGTTTTATAAGTGGTAACCTAATCAACCTAAATAATGTTAAGAATTTTAATGTTGACCAAGTAAGGGTTATGACAGCAAAAAAATTATGGGGTGACGAGTGGGAAGAAAAAATATCCACACCAGAAGGGTATCAACAAATACTAGATATGACGTACACCACCTCAAACCCAAAAAACCTAACAGTAAAATTTTTAAAACAATTTTTACAACATGAAAGAAACCAACAAGTTAATGTGGTATATGATGCTGGTGGTGGTCAAGAACAAGTAATGAAAGACATACATAACCTAGCTAAAGAAAATGGTTTTAATACTACACTAGTGTATGTAAGAACACCTTTAGAGTTAGCTCAACTTAGAAATGACGATAGACCTAGAAGTTTACCACCGGAAATGGTGGCACAATACCATGAACAAGTTAAAGATAATATGAGGAATATGATTCCTGTATTTGACAATGTGTGGACAGTAGATAATAAAGAATTGATTAACTTATCAGATAGACCATCTGATAATATAGAAAAAATTAAATAACTTTATTTATTTTTAATTTAATTTTTGGGTATTTCATACAATAACTAATCACATCATCAATATGTTTATCCTTATCCTCCCAGTACTCTATTTCAGTAGTTTCAGGGTATTTTTTTATTAAACTCTCTACTCTTTTCCCTTTAGACCTATTACCATCTTTACCTACTATAAATAATTTTTCATTAAAATTAATGTTTTTAGTTTTTAATATGGACATAACCTCATCCTCAACACTACCTATTCTATTTGTTAAAAGAACAGTAATTACTTTTTTTTCATTAGACTCACTAAAGTATTTTTTTAGTGTTTCTTTATTAAATGTAAAGTCCCATTTTTTTGGGTCTAGGCTGTCTTTAGTGTCAAGATAAGTGCTGTCTTCATAAGGGGTTTCGACTAAGGTATTGTCAAAATCGAACATAGATAATTTCATATAGTTGTTTTTAAATTCTAAACAAAGATACGAAAAATACTTTAAGATACAAAGAAAAACTATGTAAATTTGTTTGGTGCTTACGTAACTTTTTATTATCTTTGTCGTATAATATAACAGGAATTAATACTAATTATAAAATAAAAAGAATATGATAGAATACATTTTAGGGTACTTAACAGTTTCAATGGTAGTGATGATTGGGTTCATCTTAATTAACCAAAAACAACTACAAGAAAACTATTTAAAAATAGAGGAGGAAAGGAATGGCATACCAACTAACGGGTGGTACAACTTTTATATATTAACTCACTTTTTAAAAGCACCATTATTGTGTCCTATGATTCTTATAGTAATCTTATTTAACGGAGGTAAGTTAATAAAATAATTACCAAATAAAAAAACCACCTATTAAGTGGTTTTTTTTGTAAATATATGTTCTATTTTATTATTAGTTCATGTTTAAGTCATCATCTAAATCCTCTAACTCCTCTGGTTCATCTAAATCTGGATAAGGTATTGGTTTAGCTATAGAATCGTAACTTCTTGGTCTTTTTTGTGATTGTCCAGACCCCATAAGTTCAGCAGTATAAGTCATAAAGTTACTTAATTTAACCAAAGTATTCTCTATTTGTTTTCTAGTCTTAGGGTCTTTAACAAACTCGTAACCTTTTTTAATGCTATTAATAATGTTTTCTAGGCCTGATGCAGCAGACTCACCTGGGTGATTTCTATTACTACCACTACCGTAGAACGATTCAGCTATTATTTTAGAATTGTAATTTGATAATTTTAAACCACTTCCTTTTCTGGCTTTTATTGATTCTCTTATTACTTTGTAAGATTTATTTAATGATTTAACTAAATTGTTTTTTTCTTCTAGGTACTTATCAACAACTTTTTCACCAGCTGTAGCTCCCATAGCTCCCGCAGCAATCTTTGCTAAATTAGCCCACATTTCATCTAAATCTTCTTCAGGTTCATCAACTTCATCTAATTCACTAGGTGATTCACTATCCATGTAATAATCGTCACCAGACTGAGTTACCATACCTTGAGCGTCTGAATCCCCAATCGACAGGTCCCCATCACCAAAGTTCTCACCCATCTCGAACTCTTCGTAATCCATATAGTTTTCTAATAAATTATCAAACTGAGCTGGTGTTAATTTTATGTCACTAGGTTTTTTACCTGAATGTTCTCTTAATGATAGTCTTAACCCTAACCTATCTACTATTTCTGATTTTTTAATATTCCGTTCCATTTTTAATTATTTTATATGTTCTCAAATGATGCTCCTGTTGGTGTAATCAAGAACTCCACACTAATAAACTCAAGAGAACGAGTTGGTTTTATGTAAATTTTACCTTCTAACGTATTTTGGTCAATCAATTGAGGGTCATCAGAAACTACAACTCTAAAGTCAGTTAAACCCCTTTCTCTTCTAATAGAGTCCAATATTGGGTTAACTAAGTCTAAAAATTCATTTCTAACTTGTTCATCATTTTGTTCAAATACTAATTTTACAGACACTGAAGAAATAAGTTTTCTAGCTTGTAATAGTAATCTTCTTACGTTAATTCTATCTAAAGCTGATTCTCTAGCTTGAAGTGTTTTGTTACCCCAAATAATCGTACCTACATCCGAGAACGTAGCGATTGGGTTAATCCTACCAGCGTAAAGAGTGTCTCTTTCATCTAAAGTAAGTTTCTTTCTAGCTTTTACAGCGTTTACAATACCACGAGTATAACCTGCTGAAGCGAACCAAGGGAATGAAATGTTATCCGTTAGTGCGATATTTCTCATAACATCGTACGTTGGTGGTAACCAAATTCTAGTATTATTTTCAGTGTCGTTATGTAATACCCAAGGGTAGTAAGTTGCTGTGTAGTTAGAGTCAATCCCTGTGTTATCTAAATTATCCACAGCCTCTGTAGGTTGTATGATGTTAGAAGGGTCACTAGGTGATGAAACAAACACATTAAAGTCAGGTGTTGTACACACATATAATGAATCGGCTCTTTCACCAACAACCATCTCAATACTTTCCTCAACTAAGTTACTATTATTTACATAATCAATACCTGGTGTTGAGAATACGTTAATATTAACAGCTTCTGGATTTCTAAATGTTCTTATACCAAATAGGTAAGCGTAATAGTCAGTAGTTGCAAAATAACCAGCTTCACCCCAAGGTGTTTTTGTAAGGAACTTAAACGAACCATCACCAGTTGCTCCTGGGAATTGTGTTGTACTACAAGCCCCATTTAAGAACCCTGATTTTCCTCTAATGTAACTGTCACCATTAGTTCTAAACTTTCTATAAATGTCCCAACCATCAAAACCACCATAAGGCATGAATGTGAACTTTCTAGATTGTAGTTTATAATACGGACTACCAATATTTGTAGGTTCTTGTGTGAAAGGTGCGTCACCTACAGCGAACTGGTCTGTCGTTGCTGAAGAAGCCGTTGACCCGTATGGACAACCACATAGGATGTGTGCACATAATTCACTGTGTTGTGAACAAGTTGCTCCACTATCTAAGTGGAATCCTTGTGTTAAACAAGCCCAATCATCTCCACTTGAGTCGTTACAAGCGTTAGTTGGTGCTTGTTTTCCTTTGTATTGGAAAAAGTCATCGTCATACGCTCCAGGTGCTACATCTGAAATACCTAAATAAGTTGTTCTTATTTTATCACCAGAACTTAAACTTCTATTAGTTAAACCAGCAGTAGTTCCAAATGGTGGGTCATAAATGACATCACCAGGTGCGTCGTATTTGGTTTTATAGTATAGTGTAGGACTTCTCATAGAATCATAAGACCTACTAATATACCCTTCAAAACCACAAGGAACCGCATCCCATAGGTTATTATCCATTTCTAACTCTGGGTCCATATCTAACATGATGTACCTACTCTTCAATTCGTAATCACCATTAACAGTACCAATCTTTTGACCTACGTAACTGTTAAGTGATGGGTTCATACTACATCTAGTGTATTTTTCTAACACTGTAGGTGAAGAATCTGTATCGTAGTAACTTCTAACTATTAAATCAAATTCAGCTCTTTCTAGACTTATATTAATAATTGAAATTTTAATAGCTGTATTTGCTGCGTTTCCATCAGCTACCGAAACAGCTCTAAATAATTTATAAACTTTACTACCTCTTAATTCCGAAACAACATAAGGTGTTACCGGTGTTTGCCATTGTTCTTGGTAAAAACCAATAGTGTTTGTGTTGTTAGCGTTTCTAAATTCAGGTAAATTTAATAATGTACATTGTAATCCTCTTACATAACCTTTTTTGTATGCGTGAGTCAACATATTTGGGTATGATTCCTCAACAAAAATAGGTACCTCTAACATGTCTTTATCAAAAGGTTGAACACCAAATACTTTCTTAAGGAATTTTTTGTCAGTTGGTGCCATATTAGTATCAAACCTAAACCCTCTATTTTCTCTATCTGTTACATCTATTGCAAATGTTGAGAATGGGTTAGTTAATACGTCGTCATAAGTACTTCCAGTACAAACAAAAGTAACATTTGTAGTTCCAGTAACTCTATATTCTGGACCACCAGAACCTAATGTACTAACACCCCTAGACCTAAACGTCGCTACTACTTGATTATCAAAATCACAATAAGTAGCTGCACTCCAGTAGGTGAATGTCATTGAAGTACTTCCAGTGTAAAGGTTGGTTGCACTTACTGTACTAGCATCTTGTACCGCTCCATTAGCTAAATCCACACCAATGGTCATTGATACACCAGTATATGCCCCATCTACATAATCAAAGAACGTATATTCCCAACTATCATTTTGGTTTGTATTACTACCAGCGTCACAGAAAGGTGAGTCAGCGTAACCATTTGGATTGTATTGTGAATTTAATCTATTAGATGTAACACCAGAAAACGCTGCCCAAAAAGTATCATCTATAAAACCACCAGATGAATTTATTACAGGTGCAGGCCAAGTATTACCCGAAGACGGATTACCAACATCAAAGTTACTCACACCATATTGATAAGCTAGTGAGGTACCAGTTAAATTAGTAAGACATGGTGTTGTTCCAGTAGCACATGTTGCACTTGGGTGTGAAAAGTTATTATATAGTGCGTAAAAGAAAGAATTTAAATCTTGACGTAGTGTAGTTGTTGAACCATCGTATTTTGTTATTAATTCATCTATTGTTGGTACAATTACTGATGGTAAGTGAGTAGAGTACCAATCGTTACCCAGTGGTTGCATTGACCCATTAGCGAAAGTAGTTAATGGACCGGAAGTTATTGATGTTCCAGACCAATAAGTTGGTACATTAGTTACCAAATAAGAAACTGGAGTTTTACCACTTGCTCCATAACAAGAAGTTTGTCCAGAACCTTTGTAGTAATAACCTTGTTGGTCTACAATATCATATTGTGTATCACCTGTTTGGTAATATCCTTGACCTGGGAAAACCCTTGTCTCTCCAGATAGTGTTGAGAAACCTGGTACGTACGCATTATTCCATGAGGTACATTGTGATTGTATTGTATCACAATTTACATTACCCCTAGTCAATATAGACCACGAAGGCCCAGCATCAAAACCAGAATAACCAAGTACCCTAGTAACAAATAGTTGATTTGATTGTTGTAAATATGCTTTCGCAATATATGATAGTTCATATTTTGGTATTTGTGTTTCAACGTACTTTTCAGTACTAGTAGTACCGAAGTAAGTTTGAAACTCACCATATGAACTTATTAAAATAGGTTCAAACGCTGGACCTTGTAAAGTCTCACCCGCTAAACCTAATGTTGTAACACCTACACTTTGTGCTACGAAACTTAAATCTTTCTCCGACGTGTAAACACCCGGAGAAACAAATACTTTGTTAGAATTACTCGCCATTTCTCTTATTATTTTTAGTTATTATTATTATTCGATTTTTAAATAAATATTATGACCAGACTCAAAAGCATTAACTAAAATAACTAAATAATTAATGTGTGGGAAAAAAGTCATACTTTTGTCATACTTATTGGTATGGAACACCCCAAAAGAGTAAAAAATATCAAGATAACGCCAAAAACCCATAATATTTTAAAATCGTATTGTGATAAAAATGCTTTAAAGATGTTTGCTTTTGTTGAGAAGTTAATAATGGATAAGTGTAAACCTAAACCAGACATATACGGTGATAGTTAATTAAAGTCAACCGAGAAGGTCAAGCACGACTCTTTATATGGGTCTATCTTAACAATGTTAAACGCAAGTGTTTGTCCTTTTAAAACATAATATACTGTAAATTTAGCGGCCGGTGTGTTAACACCGTCTATAGTTATAGAACAAGAAGTTATGTTAGTCATCTCTATAATTTGTAAATTACCATTATACATAAACACTTTACTACCATCTGTTTCTTGTGGTGGACCAATCTCTACAGTAGGTGTACTAGTATAACCTGAGCCCATAAATGTAACATCTATAGAAGTAACTGACTTATTAGTAACCACAGCTGTAGCTGTTGCTGCTGATATAGCTGGAATACCACCACCCAATAAAGTAACAGACGGTACACTTGAATACCCTGAACCAGTAATGTCTACAGTTATACCAGTAACCGAACCTCCGGAAATTATCGCTGTAGCACTCGCGGTAGTTCCAGAAGCAAAACAAACTACCTCTGTAAAAGGACCTTCTGGATTTTCTTCTGTTGGTGGGGACTTTCTTTTTTTTGTTCTGGTGTCTACTTCTGTTAAAACTATAGACCTAGAGATTGCCGGTGTAACTTCAAACTCTTCACCGTCTATTAAAAATCCCTGTAATTGTAAATTGTAATTTTGGTTATAGAATCTTCTTTTTTCAAGATTACTTAATTGGCTTTCATCACTTATAGTCTGCATTATTATAGGAATGTAGTGTCCCTTAACAAAAGTATATGCCTGTCTAGAGGTGAAAGTTTGCAACATTACCTTATTAAAGTGATTTAACTCCCTCATTCGGTTACAAACAATTTTTATATCATAACTAATATCGATAGGTACCGGTTGTGGTATTTTATATAAATCCATTCCTTTTCTTTGCCCGTCCCAAGTTGGTACTTTGGCATAATGGAAAGCCCTCCTATCTGGTATAGTGTAATTTAAAGCTGGGTTTGTACCATACTGTGGGTCCGGTTGTCTAACTACCACTAAAAACGGAAGGTCTACCTGCCTGTCATCATCAACAAAACTCCAAGTATTTGAAAACTCTGCCCACCTCTGAACTGTAAGTATTTGGTCTATAAAATTTATACTTTTACCATCAATTTGTATTCTTAGTCGTTCCTTAACAAAATCTAACATACCTAAATCCAAATCTTCATGTAATACACTTTTAGGTAAAAAGGTACCATCTTTACTAATAAATTCTTCTAATTGTTTTCTTCTTTTAGGTGTGGACATGCCATCATATCCAGAGGGGTAATGAGGTTGATTCCTAACTACCGGATACATGTTTAGTGTTTTTTTAACTTTTTTAGGTAGAGCCATATTAGATTCCTTTAAATTCGTTTTCTGAAGTTGGGGTACACACTACAGTTCTATAAAATGGTTTATATCCACCAATGGTATGTGAATTATCATTTGCTATTTTACCATCATTAGCAACAACAAAGTATCTTGTTTTGTCTTCTGTTTCTGGGTAACCAATATAATCACCATAACTTATATCTACCCCTAGTTCTTTTAAATGTTTAATATAGACACTTAAGGTTAAGTTGCCACTCTCTATATATCTCATAATTCCACCAGCATAACTATCATTCACTGGTTGTTCTATTTTTACTAATGCCTTAATCTCTACAGGTGGATAATAACGTATTTCCTCTGGTAAAGCTTCACCGTAGACCCTATCACCTACAGTCTTTTCTCTATCTACCCTAAATAAAACTAAAGTAAAATTAAGGTTACCATGTAAGTATTCCATGCCTATTCGTTCATGAAGATTCATATCCTCACTTCCGAAAAACTTATTTATTCTTGTTATTGGTACCCTATTTTTTGCCATAAAACGTCTTTATACTTTATAAATACTTAGATAATGGTTATAATTATTTGTTAAATTATTTAGTTTGGATATACAGATACCAGAAAAGAAAGCTATGAATATTTTGGCCTCATATAATGGAGCCAACAATTATATATTGGATATAAGGGAAAAAAGTAATAGTAAATACTATAAATTAGGTCGCTCTCAATCAGAGTACATAATAAAGTATTTTAATGATGTGCCCAAAATAGCCAGAAAATGGGTGGATATCGACACATATTACGGAGACCAACTACAAGAACAAAAAATATTACCAAAAAAACCTAATAAGATTTGGGTGGAAAAGATATTGGTACAAAAAGACAAGTCTTTCCATATCTGGGGAAGGGTGATTGAATCTGAAAAACTTTATGCCTTCTGGGTACCAAAATCCCAACTTATACCAGACAATAAAGAAAAAATAGAAGTTAACTATCAAGAATTTTCTCATCGTCCACCACTAGAACACCAAAAAGAAGCCATAGAAAAGTTAATAAGTAACAAAAAATTTATATTGGCTGACGATATGGGGTTAGGCAAAACTACCGCTGCTGTTATAGCGGCCATAGTTACTAAATCAAAAAAAATACTAGTTATTTGTCCAGCTTCATTAAAACTTAACTGGAAAAGAGAGATTGAGAACTATAGTAAAGAAAAAATAAGTATTATAGAGGGTAAAAAATGGGAGGATGGAAAATATGTGATAATAAACTATGACATATTAAAAAACTTTCACTCACCTAAAGATAAAAATAACACAATAATAAATTCGGGGTTTGATTTGATAATTGTGGATGAAGCACACTACATATCAAACAGTAAAGCACAAAGAACAAAAATAGCTAATGGAATAATCGATGTCTCAGAAAGAGCGTGGTTACTGTCTGGAACACCAATGACATCAAGACCAATTAATTATTATAACTTACTTAAGTTAGTTGAGAGTAGGGTTTCGGTAAATTGGATTGGTTACGTTACCAGGTATTGTGATGGAAAACAATTTAGGGGTCCTGGTGGTAGAAAAATATGGAATGTAAGTGGTTCTTCTAACTTAGAAGAATTAAGAGACAGAACAAAAAATAAAGTACTTAGGAGGTTAAAAGAAGATGTAATTGATTTACCGGATAAAATAATCACACCAATATACCTAGAACTTAGTTCTTATGAGTATAAAAAAGAAATGGGGGATTATTTAAGTTGGTCTGATGATAGTCAAGAACAAAACCTGGCGATTCATTTAGCTAAACTAATGAAAGTTAGACAAATTATTGCTAATGAAAAAATAAAAATAACTTGTGACCTAATAGAACAGTCTCTAGACCAAGAAAAAAAAGTAATTGTATTTACAAATTTTACTAAACCTTTAATGGATATGTACGAAAAATTTAAAGATGTTTCAGTTGTATTACATGGGTCAATGAAAAAAGAAGATAGACAAGAAAGTGTGGATAAGTTCCAAACAGACCCAAACACCAAAGTGTTTATATCAAATTTAAAATCTGGTGGTGTGGGGATTACCTTGACTGAGGCTGAAGTGGTAATTATGAACGATTTAAGTTTTGTACCTTCCGACCACTCACAGGCTGAAGACAGGGCTTTTAGAATAGGTCAAAAGAAAAATGTTTCTTGTATCTACCCTATTTATGAAAACACTATAGAACAAACCATATATACTATTTTACAAAATAAAAAGAATATTATCGATACGGTAATGGGAGACAACATAAATGACGAGGATATTCTTTCTGCTATACTTAACGAGTTAAACATTAATTAAAATATTTATGGGTATATAGTTATTAAAATATATTTATAAATAAAAACGTATGTCATCAGGAATAGACCCAACAGAAAGAAATAAATTATTTACCCAACTAAGACACCAGTTAGGGGCACCTATTATTGGTGTGGAATTAGAAGATGAGATGTTAGACTCTCTTTTAGAGCTTGCAATTCAAGATTACGCTATGTATGTCCAAGATTGGTTAATTGAGAACCAGTGGTCTTCTTTATATGGGATAAATGTAGATGAGGCTGATTTAGCTAGAGCATTTACAACTAGGAGTTTAGATTGGGAAACTTCATTCACTTACGCATATTCTAAAATTGTTGGTTTACAAGCTGGAGGTCCTTGGCAATTAAAAAAGGATTTTATTACTCTGGTAAAAGACCAACAGATATACCAAATACCAGCCGGTAGAGAAATAAACGAAGTTTTATGGTACACCAGACCTGAATTAGACCAATCATTTATCGACCCATTTATGGGTGGTGCTGGTGGAATGGGTGGAATGGGAGGTGGAATGGGAATGGCTCAAATGGGTATTGTTGGGTCTTACTATATGATGCCTGCTTATGATATACTACTTAGAATGGGTGATAGGAACCTTAAAAATAGATTGATTGGTGGTGAATTAACCTATAGAATTACTGCTGGACCTGAAGGGTCAAAGTTTCTTCACTTATATAATGTACCTGGTGGTAATTTTGATTTTAGTAATAAATTAATGAAAAGTGATAGAGTTTGGTATTGGTATTACGATATAGATGGTGATGTTGACGATTGTTATAGACAAAACCCTGACATTATTAGGTTACCTTCTGATGTTCCTTTACAAGATATAGAATGGTACGAATTAAATTCAGCTGCGAAAGCGTGGGCTAGAAGATATTTTACCGCATTAGCCAAAGAAACCTTGGGTAGGGTTAGGGGTAAATTTAGTGGTGCATTAAAAATACCAGATAGTGAGTTAACAATGGATTACTCAAGTCTGTCTTCGGAGGCTATAGACGAAAAATCTAGATTAATAGAAGAATTAACCGGTAGATTAGAAAGGTTACGTCAAGATAAGATGATGGAAAGGAAAGCTAACGAAGCTGAAAACCTAAATAAATCATTACAGTATCGTCCATTTCAGGACCCTTATAACGTAATTTAAAATGGGATATGATTATTTAGGACAAAGTGGTCTAAGAACAAGAACTGACTTTTCTAGGCAAATTTACCAAAACAGGTGTACTACAGCTACAATGTCTGGGTCAACTAACATAGGTGATAATTTAAGAGCTAACTGGTATAGTGCTGACACATATAACTTTACTGTAAGTGCAACTACTGGTTCAACAGTGGTATTCGCGTTAAATCAACAACCTAATTTAAATACCTGGGCATCTTCTGTACAGATAAACCCAAACCAAATACCCACAGCAGACAATTTAGATTTACAAATTGACCCCGCAACTGGTGAGGTAACAAAACACTCCTCATCATTAAGGTACAAATATGATGTGGAAGTTTTGCCTTTTTCATCGTACTCTAAATTACTACAATTAGAACCTAAGAAATTTAAATGGACACATAACGGCCAAGAAAGTATTGGTTTGATTGCTGAGGAAGTAGATTCTTTGGGGTTAAAAGATTTTGTTCATTACGATTCTGAAGGTAAACCAGATGGTGTTAAATACAAACTTTTAGCTGTTGGGTTAATGGGTGTGTTAAAAAATGGGTTACTTGACGGACTAATAAACTCTGATGAGTCAGATAAAAAATCAATTAAAATTATCAATGAAGACTATACGACCAATAAAGAAGATTATCTAATAGTTAAAGGTGAGAATAGTAAAATAACTTTAATAGGTGAAGAAGGGTATAAAGTTTATATAAAATCTATGGTAGAATGTTTAGTTAAAACTTCAGTAGGTTTAATAGATGACAATTGGGGGTCATTACAACTAGGTTCAGAAAGTTGTATAGAACTTATTTTCACAGAAGGTTCTTGGTACATATTATCATCAGACGGTATTAAGAATTCCTAACTCTTCTAGGAATTTATCTTTGTCCTCACCCATCTTATTCCAAAAAACCATTTCTTCAGGTGAAGCTGTTAATACCTCTTCTAACGTATCTTGGTCCCCAGGCTTTCTAGACAACCCATTTATTAGGTTACATTGTTTGGTGGTAAAAAATTCTCTGTCCTTTGGGTGTTTCACTATTATAGAATCTCTAACTTCGTGACCAAAAACAACCAGTAAAGGTTCTACTCTTTTATTAAAAACATTAATATATCTAGCTACATTATAATCACCTAACATACCTGGGTTGTTTTTCATGTCAGATTCTTTCACCATATAACACCTTAAAATAGTTTGTTTTGTACCATCTTTATTTCTTTTGGACTGTACGTCACCATGGGATAAAGCTGTACCATTATTGACATAGTATATTGTATCCCCTAAATTAACACTTAAATTATCTTTAATGACTAATTCCATGTGAGCCATTCTAGACATAGGGTTACCAGCTTTATTTACTTTTTTTGCCCTTTTATGGTACTCATCTAAAGTTAATTTAACTCTAGATTTGTTAGCAATTTTAGCCAAAGGTATTTCTCTATTAAATATTTTAGTATGGTACTCGTAATAGTATTCAACAAACTCCTTACCTTTTCCATTTAACAATAAAGTTAGTGCGGTATCCATAAAGTCTACCAGGTATTCCTGTAATGTTTTAGATTTAATGGTGTTACCAGTTAATTTTATTTTTCCTTTGTCTGTTAAAAGAGCGTAATTTTTACGAGAAACGTTAATACAGGATGGCCATTGTCCATCAGTATCTAAACCCATTTCGTTTATCATAAACAAATCATTATATTCTGCAACATGTGCTTCAGAACCCACATACTCCTTATCCTTAACAACCAACTCGTTATTACCTAGACCAACATATGTATGTTCGTTTAACCCCTTTGGACATGAAAAGTTAACACCATCCGTATCTAACACCAAAGGTGAATAATCTCTAACTATAAACCAAGAAATCATGTGTCTTAGATATTGCCTTCCTGTACAAGTAACTTTTTCTCCCATATCCATATCTCCCCAAGGGAAAACATGTGGTGCTGACAAAGAACCAAACATAGAATTAATAAAAATCTTAATAGGTAATTGTTTTCTACCGAAGGACTCTGATTTTTTATCATCTACCCCGTAATATTCAGAGGCTAATTTTTTATACTTTATTCTAGTATCTCTAAAATACTTTAACATGCTCTCCATTGCTCCTGACACATCACATTCAGGAAAAACGTTATGTACCAATTGTATAGATGGGTATAGTGAACTAAAATCTAACTTTAACACATCTTCTGAATATCCAGTTTTAATTAACCTAGACAACCCACCAACAAAAGGACGCTTTTCCTCCTTTTCTGGTATTGCTAACCCTTGGTGGTAAGACCAAGCCAACATTAACATTTTCCATAAAGTAGCTGTACCCATTGTTGATACTCTTTCATATGTTGTTGGTACCATTGTCGACAATAGAAATGAAGCTTGGTTGAACTGTTCATCAACCCTTAGAGTTTCATCTATATCGTCCTCTAAGTATTTTTTAACCACTCCTTGTCCATTTAAAATCTCATACGTATTAGGATGTTTATGTATTAAATCCTCTAACCCTGGTGTGTCTACTGACTTATACTTACCTGTTCTCGGGTTAAAAAAGAAATCCTTGTTTTCTGAGTAGGTTGAAGCAATTTTATCACCGTCAACATATACCCTACTTTCTCTATTAGCACTAATAAATTCTGTTATATACTTAAGACCCCAAGATTTAATGTCTGAATTAATTGTTTGAGCTCGTCTAACAGAGTGTGCAACATCTATAACATTGTAACCCCACATTTGTGTGCTTTTATATTCCTCTACTTCAGCACCTAATTTTAATAATGAATCTTTTCTTTTAAATGGACTATTCGGGTTTAGAGTTGTAACCACATCTCGTATGTTCATCCCTAATATTTCAGCTCTTTTTTCTAACCAGTCCCAGTCAAAAGACGAAGAGTTGTACCCACCTATGATTGTTGGTTTTATTTGGTGTATGGCATCAAAAAAGTCTCTAATTAACTGTCTTTCTGATTCATCATCATGAGCATAAAATATTTTACTGTTGCCTCTATTATCTAACATACCCAACAAAAACATCATACCGTCTTGAGGTCTTAAAGACGTTGTCTCAATATCAAACATTAACCTATGAACTTCTTCATATTCTGTAAATCCCTTGAATAGTCTTTTTTGTGTTTGTGTTAAATATTGTTCTACTGGACTTAAAATGGTTATTAGGTGTCTAGTTTCCATAGCCCATGGATTTAATCCACCTTCCCTAAAAAAACTAACTAAATTTCTGTATGTTTTGGTTGTTTTAACTAAATAAGTTAGACCATTTTCTAGCCTTTCATTATCTTCAGTTTTTAACTTCTCAATAAGAATACCATGTTTACTCATAGCTTCTTGTTGTCTAATTCTACTATTTGAATAAAAATTAGTTTGTTTTAAGTTTCCCACCCAAGCAAAAGGGATAAACTTATCCTTCTGAATTGATTTTCCGTTTATTGGGTCTTCTTTTATTTTAAAAATGGAGTTACTTCTGTAGTCATATTCTACCGCTACAATGTATTTTTCTGGGTCAGTCCCTTCTAGGAACTTTTGGATTACTTCTTGATTGATTTTCATATGTTTAATTTTAACGTTTGTAATATTGGCTTCGTGAGTTCACGAATTCTACTTAACACTAAATTAAATATATGAATTAAATTAAATTAAATCAAATATTAAAATGATTTACATTGACTTCTAACAAAACTATCATTTATATTAATAAATAAATCGTCTCTAACTGGAACAATTAACTCAGAACCATCATCAATAAAAGTTATATCGAACTGTGCTTGGTACCTACCGACTTCCGAAGTGTCCGAGGACTGCCAACGATAATATATGTAGTATTCGACCGGTGCATTAGGTTCAATACTAGTCTTAGATACTATACCTGCTGACTTATTAAGGATGACAAATTCACCAGTATCTTCTCTTCTCATAGAAAACCCTATAGAAGAATTTGCTAACTTATCATGGAAACTCATATAGTCATTTCTCCCATCTTGGATGAGTTGCATTTTAAGTATTGGTTCGGTAGCATCTTTTCTAATAAAAAATTCCATATCTTATTTAGAATTGGGTTTTTCTATAAACAACATTTATAGCAAAATTATCGTAGTTTGCAACTGGAGACCCCTGTCCGTCTGGTTTCCCTTGAGTGGCAATCATGATTGGTTGTCCTAACCCCATATTAGTTAAATTGGTGGCCTTATCTGTACTGATAGATTGGAAAGAAGTTAATGGTGGTTGTATAAATTTACTATATACGGTACCATTACCAGTTTGACCACTTAAAAATGTTGGGGAATAAAACATAGCTCCTTCATGCATGTACGTTGTAGCTGTCGTACCAGAAGACACTAAGTAAACATTAGTGTTAGCTGAATATGGTTGGTCACCAGTTAAATTACCTAAATAATTAAATTTACCAGTTACTGTTATAACGTCTAATAATTCGTTAGCTCCTGGAGCTTCAATTAACGTTATTCTATTGTGGTATGAATCTAACACAGCTGTTTGTGCTGAGGTTACCTGTACTGTTTGAGTTAAAATTTCACTAGATGGTCCGGTAAATCCACCTGTAGTTCCAGATGGTGATGATATACTTTGTAAAGTAATCCCACTAGAACTAACGCTACCAAAAGACCCGGTTGAGGAAGTACCTATTAAACCTTCAGTAGAAGATAGTTGTAGGACTGATGTTCCAGAAACCTCAATAGTCATTCCTGTTGGTGTAATTATTATTTGGTGTGAGTTACTAGGGTCGTGCATTCTAAACTGATATTCGTTACTATCTGGTAACGAACCAATACTAGCTGTATCTCCAGACCCGTTAGATAGGTTAAAGTATGTATTTGCATAACACGATGTAGGTAAACTACCAGTGGTAAAACAAACACCCGTAGTACTAATTACAACATTATCTTCTAAAAGATTATTGTAAGCTGCAAATGATAAAGCGTCTGTTGCTTGTGTAGTTGTTGTATTGTAGTTAGCGGTTTGTGTCGTACCAGTAGACGCTAAATATATCCTACCCATTACTGACGCAGTCATAGATGTAAGGGTTAGTAATGCATTCATATCTACATCAGCTTTAAAGGCTAATCCCCTATCGTTGGTTAATTCCTCGTCTAAATAAGGTATGACCAATTGGTTACCCGACGAATCTATTGCTGTTAAGTGGTTTAAATTTCCAGACCCGTCTGGAATTAAGGCATCTGACCCAGCAAAAAACGTCACATATGGACTTGCTGGTGTTGTTATACCTGATTTAGCTTCTTTATAAAATCTAATTTTTGCTGGCATCTTTTATTTATTTATTTCTTTTTTATTCAACTACGTTATATTCTTAAGGGTTTAACATCAATTCACCATCTAATTCCATTGTGCCCTGTATTACATAAGTATCTGCATGGTTAACTTGGGAATTAACTAAAATCCTAAATTTATCTCCAAAAGGAAGAGGACTAGGGTGTGACCCCAAAGTCATTAAAGTAAGTGCATCATTTATTTGAGTCACACCATTAAATCTTTGTGGTGAATGATTTAAATAAATAATGTCGTTAAATCTACTATCTGCACTAAATTGTGCTACGTCTAGAAAGGTGGTAGTTAACGGTATGTCCCCACCCTGGAAGTTCTCAACAATATTTTTACACTTACACGACATATATTCTCTTTATTATTAAATATCTTTTTATTTATACAAATTTCCCATTAAAGTAACTTTTGCTGGATTTGTACAGACAATTCTTTGAGTTATGTACACATTTACCACATCAGTAGCTAATAATGTGAATGGGAATGTAACTAATTCAGCTGCGTACGCAGTAGATTTACTATGTCTATAAATAACATAACTTTGTACATTATCCAATACAGCATTCTTTATTTTTACACCACTATAACCTGGGTCCACATATAGGTTTAGTCTATCTACCGCCACATTATTCATATGGTTTATACACACAGGTGGTATGTCTGTGGTGTAAGTCACATCTGTGTTATTGTATTCTATTATTATATCTAAAGAATCCCCATCTCTAATGTATATAGCCCTTCCTGGTATACAAGTAGTACTTAAACAACTACAATCTATAAGGTTATATCTGTCTTTATTAACCAAATAATTGTGTATTATTTCGTCTGCTCCTAAAGGTTCTAAATAATACCTCATTTGTGATATCCCACCATCCCAAGTCCCAGCAAAGTACTCTTCTATTAATAAATTTAAATCAGTCGGGTCTTGTGTGTAAGGTTCACAAGTTCTGGCAGGTGGTCCCGCTGAATTTCCAGTACAACCAGACATAAAGGTTAAGTTATCTATAAGTCCTTGAGACCCTCCACCCCAACTCATATTATATGGTACTCCAACTTGTTTTTGTGGTTCAGTATTTAACCTTCTTGGGATTATTTCTTCAAAATCGTCGTCAACAAAAACTGGTCTACCATTAACAAAAATTGTTAGTACCCCTGTCCTTAACCATCTATTGTCTGTCCACTTTTTAGAAAAATGTATTTCTTTTTTTATCGGTGTGGGGAATAAAACCCCATAGTCTGGTGTTGATGTGTCAGCGTAGGTTATGTTGTTTGGTGTTACGGGTTCTAATAAATCATTAACCCCTCCTTCATTCGACAAATCACATTTATTATCATAACAATAATTTCTTCTAAATCTTGCCGTAATTAACACCCAGGGTTCCGACTGGGTCGTACCAGTTAATTGGCATATTACATTATCGGAATACTTTTCAACTACGGTAAAACCACTACTGTAGGTTAGCCCTGTTATGCAAGTACCACTAGTCATACATGTACCAGTATAGTATATGGCTCGATAACCAACCCTATAATCGTCTGTTAGTCTTAAACCTAAAGAATTACTCCAAACATCAATCCCGGAATCGTATGTGGTACCTGTGATGTAACTTCTTCTAGTTTGACAATGGTCGTCAACTATAGTGCTTGCCGACGAAGTTAGGTATACTGATGTACCAGTACAACTATAGTCTAATTGAGCACAAGTGGTTAAACCACATTCCCCAGAATAAACATTATGAAATTTATTTTCTGCCCTAGTGCCTATATACCAAAAGAACCCCTTATTGTTCGGGTATTTTTCGTTTAATGTGTTATTATATGATGTGCAAATTGTGGAACCCGTTCTTATCTTTAATAAACATTCCGTAGTCCACCCACATTCCGGCCTTTGGGGTAAAACTTCATACGGGTGACCGTCTAGTTTCCAAAACCCTTGATAAAAACCCCCATATAGTTCATTATAATAACCAGATGTTCCACTAACACTGACAATATTGTAATTATACTCGTTATTAGTGTATCCCGTTACCGCATGCATTTTAAACCTTCTATCGTAATGTAATGGGTCGTATTTGTATTTGTCAGGCATACTTTTCCATAACTTTATAGTCTCTAATTTACACGGTGCGGTAATAACACCTATCTTAACATCGGTCTTAGCTACAAAAGTTGATGAGCTCGAACTTAGGTATTCAGCCTTACTTAAAGTAACTTTGTAGACCCATCCTTCTGTGTAGGGTTGGGAAGTGGGTGTCATAAACACACAACAAGAATCCAGGTGAAAATCACTACAGTCATCGTAATCCTCAAAATTATCGTTTACACTAATAGATGTACTATTTAATGTCCCACCACTATTTGGAAAGGTGAGTCCATTGGTTATGGTGTTAACTATTCCCGGTGTCCCAACCGACCAAGAACCAACAGTAAATTTCGTAGTACTACCAACGGTAGTTCCAGTAATAAACCCACCAAACGAAGTACTTGCAGAAAAACCTGATAAACACAAATCACATGGTCCACCCTCAGACAACTCACCTATAGTCATACTAGATGGGTCGGTGGTATTGCCACTCATAAATCTAGTCAACCCATTATCTATACCAGTTAAACCAATATCACAAATAGATTCCACAAACGAACCTTTAGAACCAAAACCTTTAGTTTCACATTTAAGGCACCTACAGTCCACATCGTGTTGGTTGGGTCTTGCCTCGTCCCAGTAAGATAAACTTAGAAGGGTATTGGTCGGAATATAGTCGTTACAGAATATTGTAGGTTGGTATGTCGTCCCTGTACTGTTAAGGTCCATATAGACCCCCAATTTATTTGACGGGAAATTCCCACCGGTAGATGTAAATATTGCATTTCCGTTAACACCAATAATGTCATTAGAATATACAACTTCCCTATTATAGCCTCTTTCATCCGCGACTAAATAGAAGTCATGGTAAGAGCTAAAACTCAATTTTGCGTCTAATCTGTTGAAATAATAATTATTTAAATTCTGTGGTCCCATAGTTTATAAATATTTATGTATGTGAATAATATTTATAATAAAAAGAAAAGATGAAAAAGTTAAAACATAAAGGCTCGTGTGATGATGTTCATGAAGATATCACCCACGAAGAATGGGAGGAAGTACAACGCAACCAAGAAGAGGAAGATTTAGATGAATTAGTTGACTTTGATGGTTCGCTTTTAAGTTCTAAAATACCATTAGGCATTAATAAAATGAACAAGGTTAGTAGAAGTACAACTGATGATGTTGTTAAGACTAGTAAACAGAAAGGTAATGGTTTTGGTTATTACTATAAAAGGTACTGGGGTGAAGCATATGTTGGTCCTGCCGTTGGTGAGGTGGAAGATTTTGATTTAATGACCGCTGACGAAGTTGTGGACGATTTAAAAGATAGGGGGTATTCTGACGATAAAGCTAAACACAAAGCTTCCGTAGATTACGGTAAAGATTTGGAGAATCCGGACAACGAAGAATTTTTAATTAAAGACAGTTCAAAACAAAAAATGAAAGACGTTTTAGAGGTCATAGTAAATAAAAAAAATAAAGACAATGGTCTACAACCAGACAGTGAAGTAGACCTATATAGTGATAACCCAATCTTGCAAAAAATGGGTAAAAAATTTAAAGAAGCTTGTCAAGCTGACGGTATAAACCCAATAGATTACTTTAAAAACATTAGTTAATGCCAGATATAAATTTAAAAGGTAAGGAGTTTAGAGTCCCAACAAAGTGTGTTGAGAAGATAAAGTTAGCGTTAAATAAGTTTACAGGTCCAAAAACAACTGAAGGTTACGAACGGGCAATTAATATCGTTAAAGAACCAAATATAAGTTTAGAACTCCTAAAAAAAATAAACAATTTTTTTAGGAATACGGAGGAAGGGTCTTGGCCTTACAAATTAACAGGTGGGGACTACGGTAAAAAAATATTTAGTAAGATGGAAGAACAAACTAGGAGTGGTGAGGCATCTAGTAAAAAAAATAAAATGAGAGGGGGGTTAGCTAATACTCACTACAAAGAACATGAAAAAACTGGGTCAAACCCAACAAAAGTAAATGTACCCAACCCAAATGTGGATTTAACGGAACAAATAGATAAAATAAATCATATCATAAACTATTTATAAAATAAAAAGAAATGGCACAACAAGAACAAGCTGGTCAAAGACTAACAGATATCGCTCAAAGTGAAAGAGATAAACTTTTTCCTAGGAACACGTACGCTCCCGATAAAGACGTATATGGACCACAACATCCTAATGCTATGACTGATGGTGATGAAAAAGGAAGAGGAACGTCAAATTTTTTAGGTGTACATAACCAAGAAACTGGTACAAAAACTGATAATTTTACTAGGAAAGACTTAATTAAAGTTAATACTTTTAATTTTAAAGAACAGTATATTAGTGTATCTGACGACAATACTAACTCTGTAGGTCTTACACCTTAATAAAAAAAGTTATTGTGAAATTAAATGATACTTTAAAAACGTTATTATTGGAGGTCGCTAACAGAGACGACGCCTGCAAAAGTGTCAAAGGTAGATTTGTAACTAGTATTTATTATCAAGGTGACACTACTCTAGACCCAGGTTGGCGAACTATCGAACCAGTTGCTGCTGGTACTACTAAAAGAAATAACCCTGTTTTACGTGCATGGCAAAGAGAAGGTGCCTCAGACACCCCACAAAGAATTCCTGGGTGGAGATTTTTTAGATTAGATAGAATAACAAATTTTGACCAAACACTAGATACTTTCGATGATGTTAGACCTAACTTTAATCCGAATGGCGATAAAAGCATGAACCAAGTATGGTGTATAGCAAAATTTTAAAATATGGATTCTAATAAATTACAAAACTCATTATTAAACGCAAAGCGTTTTATGACTCATGACAAATTAAACTTATCTAAAGGTACAGTACAGTCAACAGACACTATGGATATGAGAGCGATGATGGACAAACAGGAGGGCAAAAAAAACCCAGTACAGGAATTTAAAACACCTAAGGCAACCTATAACATACCAGATGAACTTACAAGTGCACCATCAAGTGCACCACCCACTACTTCTGTTCCCAGACCAGTTAACATGAAACCGCACGCTGGATTAAATTCAGAAAGAATAAATAAATCTAACTTACCAGATGACATTAAAAGACTTATGATTGAGAACCCTATTCAGGACCCAGCTGGTACTGGTGCTGTTCTATCTAACGACTTTATTGACAAGGTTAGTGAGAAGATGAATTCTGGTGAATTTAGTGTTGACCAAATGAGGTCCACTTCTAATAACAGTGTTTCAACACCCCCACCCCCACCAAACAATACAACTTACTCAGAACCTAAACAAATAAATGACTCTTCACCTATACCATTAATTAACGAAGACTTTTCCACAGGATTAGATTATGGTTCATTAAAAAAAGTTATAAAAGAATGTGTTAGAGAAGTAATCACTGAAAACGGTCTTCATATAGAAGAAAATAATATTAATGAGAATTTACAACTTCGTGTTGGTAACAAAATATTTTTAGGTAATATTAAAAAAGTTAAAACTGTTAAAAAGAAATAAAAAAATTATAGGGTATTTTATCAAAAGGGGAGCATTGTCTCCCCTTTTTTAATTGACTAATTCCATTATTCTTTGTACTTTTTCATAAAAGAAATTAATTTTATGGCTAAATACAAAATACTAGTAATACCGAGTGACAGAACCGGTGTTTCCAAATTCCGTTCAGTAGACCCACATTTATGTTTACAAAAATTATACCCTAAAGAGTTTTGGGTGGATATTGATTACGAACCTAAATTAGACAACCCAGAATGGTTAAAACAATACGATTTAATACACTACCACAGGAGTTTACATCCAGACTATAATTTAGCACAGAAATTTTCAGAAAAAATTAATAAGTTAGGTATTCCAGCAATTATGGACCTGGACGATTATTGGTTACCCAATAAAGAACACCCTGCTTATATGTTAGTTAAAGGTAGAAAAATGGATGAATTAATCCTTGAGAATTTAAAAAGAGCTCAACACGTGACTACCACAACACCTATATTTGCCAAAGAAATAGAGAAATTTTGTAAAAGTGTGTTTGTTTTAGAAAATGCGATAGACCCAAAAGAAAAACAATTTATTCACAAACCAGAACCTAGTGATAGGGTTAGGGTTGGTTGGTTAGGTGGTTCATCACATATGGCAGATTTAGAAATTTTAAATGGTGTTTCACAGAAACTAACACCCTTTAAAGATGTATCACAATTTGTGCTGTGTGGTTTCGATACTCGTGGTAATGTAACCATGATTGACGAAAAAACCGGTAAACAAACAACAAGGGACATAACACCTAAAGAATCAGTTTGGTTTAAGTACGAACAATTATTTACCGATAACCATAATTGGTTGACTGAAGAACAGAAAAAAGTTTTAATGAAATTTAAGTTTGGTGAAGAATATGTTGACACAGATACTTCCTATAGGAGAGTTTGGACCAAACCAATAACCACTTACGCTTCCAACTATAATAAATTTGACATTAGTCTTGCACCACTTAAACACCATATGTTTAATAAAGTTAAGTCACAGTTAAAAGTTATTGAGGCTGGTTTCCATAAAAAAGCCCTTATAGCTCAGGATTTTGGTCCTTACCAAATAGATTGTATTAACGCATATGAAAGAGGTGGCACCATAAACGATAAGGGAAATGCTCTACTAGTTCCTGAATCTAAAAATCACAAATTATGGTACCAACACATAAAAAGGTTAATCACCAACCCCGAATTAGTTAAAGATTTAGGTGAAAGATTATACGAGACGGTTCAGAAGTACCATATTGACCGAGTAACAGAAAGAAGGGCAGAAATATATAGAGAATTAATAAGAAAAGCATAAACAATTAAAAATTAAAAATTAAAAAAATGGCAGAAGTAGTAATTAACGACAAAGTAAAGACCCACGAAGAGGGCAACCACATATATGTTGGAACCTATAAAGGGAAAAAATTCCGTACAAGTATGGAAGATATGAATGAAGATAGAAAACTTGTTTACCAAGAAGGTGAGGAAAACTTTGACGAGGAGGAAAAGAAGGTAATATACCAACAGTTAGAT